CTTTACATATAATTGGCAATGACACGTGCCTTTCTCCATTTCCCTAAACTCTTTACACATACATACTGTATCATCATTCCTTACTAATGAGCAAGGGCAATATCTTTTACCATATTTCTCTTGGTTTCTTTATTATCAGTAATTCTAATCATCGTCATCCATTTCAATTATACAGCTTTTATCTATTCTGAATGTTGTCTTAGAGAAATCTAAAACTCTAAAGTGATTCTGCCATCTAACTAGCTTTAGTGGAGATTCTCCAACTGTAAGACCTAGTGGCAATTCATTTAGTTGTTGCTTAGTTATTTCTAAACTAAAAGCTGTATATTCCTTTACATAATCATTTATCATTTCCCTTTAGCTTTTCTATTTCCTTCTTAAGCTCTTCGTTTTCTTTCTGAAGTTTTATATAATCTTCCTTCATTTTTGTAGCATCCTCATAGAATTTCTCTACTCCCTGCTCGAATAGAGTAATTTGCATTTTAATTTGCTTTAACTCTGGTATCATACTTTAAACTAATTTCTTCTATTTCATTAATGAGTCTTAATAGTGAAGGCGACTTTATAGTAATAATACTATCAATGTAATCTTTCACATCATCAAGAGTCATTGCATCAAATTCATCTTTAGTTAGATTTCTTGACTCTATTGTTTGGATAAAGATGTCTATTGCCTTACGAATAGTTTCCTTATCACTTAATAACTGCTCGTGTGGGAGACTAGAAATCTTAGAGAATAATACAGCATGATTTCTTAAAATATCTTCTAGTTCCTCATTAGAAATGAGTGATAAAATCTCTACAGCTTTATCATAAAGCATTTGAGCCTCAATAGCGTCATACTTGTCTAATACTTCTTTTAATTGCATAATTTTATTGTTATTTATTGGTTTATTTCTCTGACTACAAAGATAGTATCTTTTCTGAAATGTGCCAAATGGGAGATACTTAAATATATTTAAAGGTACTTAAAAATAGCCCCCTCCCCCATTGAGAGGGGAAAACGGAAAATATATAGTGTTATGTGAGGGAGGGGAGTATTCTACGAAACACCCCCTGGGGGTTTCGAAAGAAAAATAGCCTAAAAATTTATAACACATACAAAAAATTTAGCGATGCAAGCGTAGTCCCTGTGCAGAGTGGCAAAACTGACATCGTTAGGCAAATAAGACGCAATTTGCCGACCAAACCATTAGCGGGTGAAAAGGACACCCAAAGCGTCAAAACATCAAAACCATGTTAGACGGTTTTACAAGAATTAACAAAAACAATGAAGCGGAGTTTAATCAACTTGCAAACAAAGCAATTAACGTCAATCGTGACGACGTTTCACCCTATAAAGAGGGGAAGCGATTTAGGCTGTCACAAGAAGGATATTGCTTTGCACGTTCACAAACAACAAACAGCGTGGGCGTTGTTGCTTTACTCATAGATGAACAAGGCAACGAACAGGAACTGTGGCTTTCTACCCTATTTAAGAAAGGGTTTGAAAGACAGGGTACTACGGTAGTAGAAATTAAAAATACATCTACCATTGCAACAACTCTCAAAGAAAAGATAACGGACAAAACCACAAACAAAGAGCTTGGCGAATTGTTTGTTTCTATTGTAGGAAACAAAGAAATAGTTTGTCACAGACAGACATACGTTCGTTCTCTTCCATCAAGAAGAGGTGGAACGTTTGAAGTTCCTGCTTCTTTGGTAGGCTTTGAGTTTGCAGAGTAAGCAAACAGACCTAAGCAAGTCTTAAAACTGCTTACTTAAACTTGAATATTCAACTACAAAATAAAAATAAACATGGAAACAACATACATTTTATATTGCGGTGTTTTGGTAACTTTGGCAGAATATAAAGAAATGATTGCCGAAAGAAACTAAACAAAAATAGTCCTAAGCAAGACTTAAAAAGGCTTAAACAAATTTATTTCTAACAACTAAAAATATACAACTATGTTACAAATGAAAAGAAGCATTATATTAGAAACAATCGAAGAAATAATAGTTTCTTATGATTTCTTAACTGATGCGTCAAAGTGTTAGACAGCGCTTTGTTAGACCTGACAAAACGGCAGTTTTGTTGGAATGACATACGAGACGAAACACTAAGATTTCAACATAAGTTTGGAGATGACCAAAAGATAAATACTTTTATTCTTTGGATTGACTATAATAGTCAGCACATGAAAATAACTATCTTCAAAACAATATGGAATTACTACCTAAGCAAGTAAAATAATATAGGAGTGGGAGAAATCCCACTACCTATATATAATAAACCAATATAGCCTAACTATAAAACTTATAATATAGCCTAAGTGTATAACACCTACATTACTTAGACGAAATGTATAATATGTTTCGTTAATATTGCAAATGCCCGTTTGCAGTATTTAAATTAGAATGGGCACTCATTATGATTAAAAACAACCAATCCCAGGTGAGTGGAAGTTCCACTTTTAAATATCCTGGGCAGCAGCCAGCCACAGCTGCATAAGTAAACTTGGGCATATGTAACCTCCATTGTGACGTTGTGGAGTATAAACAAGCAACGTCCCTTAAGTCTACGGGTAACGCACAAGACGTATGGAAAAAAGCAGTTACTAACTTATCAGCAGTGAAAAAGCTGGTCGTGTGATTGTTTGGCAGTTGTTCACGCACGTTAAATCAATAGAAGCACAAGGACTGTACAGGAAACCAATTCCGATTTATAAGTTTGGTGACAACTTGAGAGAAAGTGACAATCTGGAGAGACAGATTACCAATTTGTCTGCCCTAAGAGGCGAAGAGGTATAATTTGAATTTCTAGCTTAGGGATTTTTTATTAACTTTTTATTAAATTTTTTAGATTATGGCAGTAAGTGCTAATGTTGCTACAGCGATTCAAAGAGTCAAAGTAGCTGGTGGTCAAGTTGGTGGTAACATTAACTTTGGTAACATCGAAGTGAGAGTAAATGACGGTTCTAACATGTTTGCTGAAGGGGATGAGTTTACTATTCCTGAAGGACAAGATTTGCAAGAATCTAAGTTTATTCGTATGTTTAACGGTAATCGTGCTCCTGGAATCTTTGTTGAAGTGAATGGTCAGGCGAAAGAGTTGTATATCAGCTCGTTTGTGAAGGCTGTTGTGCCTTACAATGATGACTCGACACGTGCGAAGGATGCCGCTGGTAACAATCTTCCTGCTGTTATTGCATCAGGTACAGCAGTAGATTTGTGGAAGAAGTCTGCTGATGCTGAAAGTGCATTGCAGAGCGTAGCTGGCAAGAAGATGAAGATTACCAAGATTACTCCTGTTCAAACCATGCGTTTGCGTAACAACGGAACGCGTTCGTTGGGTAATCAATGGGTATATCAAATCGACCTCGCATAACGCAAACCGTTAAAGGTGAACTAGTAGGTGACAGAATCCTTAGAGTAGGAAATGTCATCTACTCTGTTTTACCTAATCCAGATGCTCCTAAGTATGACACATGTTTCTTTTTGTTACAAAAAGTAGGATATGTGTATGCTATTCTTGATTGTATTCCTTTGAGTCTGCACAACGAGAAGGAAAATAGTGAAGAATGAGCGTGAGGTGCCTCTAGTCACCCCACAATTTGCCAATTTTCCAAACATTCAACAAGTAGTGGGTGAAGGGCTACGTAAGAGAATACACTTTTCTAATGGTTTGATGTATTCTCTTACACTATTTTAATCCAAATTTAGGAAGCTGTCTGATGAGTCTTTGGGAATTAAGACGAAACACCTAGAAATAGGTGTCACAGTAACTAATTTAACTAATCGCAAAATATGAAAGAGATAGAAACATTAAAACAGTTAGTATATGAGAAAGGACTCCAAACTTTATTAAAAAGAATGGAAGTCGTTCTTAGTTGTAGGGATTTGAGAACTCTCACCAGCAATGTAATAGTTTCTGCTACTATAGTAGACATGGATGCAGTAGTTCGCAAAATCAAAGAAGAATGGAGTGTATTTGAAATTAAAGACGTTAGAGTAAACTTGGTATCTCAAAGTGTCTCTTTCAAAATATACGGAAGTTGCTATATTCCTGAGAAATATAGAGGATATATAGTAATGGATTGGTCGGCAACACAGACGGAGAAGTATAATTATCTCAATGAGATAAAAGAGGAATATGCAGAAGAAAAGGCATTACCTTTAGCTAATTTCGTTAACAATGCATTGAAGTAGAAATAATATAATAATAGTATGATAGCATTTTTCAAACTCATATTAATATTAAGTATTCTCATTTCAGCCATATATTTGCCAAAAAGTTCTGAAGAAAGATTTATATCTTTTATCATAGCTATAATATTCATCCTTTTTGTATTGGCAGCATAAAATGAGAATAAATAAGTTTGGGCAAATCACGAATAAGAGTAGTGATTTGCTCCTTACTCCTGAGCAGGAGAAGTTCATGAAATCCTTATTGAATGATGGCAAGGCAACATCGTTATCATTACGTTATGGAAAAGCTGTAGCAAATCGTGTAGTAGTTCCATCAACGATATATGATATGAACTTTAGAAACTTAGAAGATGCTTTCAGATGCTTAGATTCATTGGAATGTGAATCACAGCAATGTGATGATTTTGATTCGCATGACTTGGCAATCATGGAAGCTCTTCAGTATTATTTCCCTTTATAAAAACATTAAAAAACTAATCGACATGGAAAAGAAAATTGTAGCAAGTATTTATGGTATTGAATCTCCTAGCGGTCTTCAACTCATTCATGGTAACAGAACTGTGACCGACCTGAAGCACGTAGCCAAAATCAAAGAGGCTATGAAGAGGGGAGAGGTTATTCCACCAGTTATAATTGATAAAGCAACCAGACTTATTATAGACGGACAGCACAGATTCATGGCTGCCTGTGAATTGTGGAGAGCAGGTAATTCATATACACTCTCATACTTGGAGTTTGAGTTTGAGAATCCATTGCTATCTGCAATACGATACAACTCTAATTCAAAGAAATGGTCAACTGGAGACTATGTAAAGGCTTATATAGTTGATGGGAGAGAGTCTTATGAAATCCTCCGCACTTTCTGCCAGAACCATGAACGTTTCAGAGGTGGTAAAAGCGGTTTCCAATACAAAGCAGCCGCTCAGTTAATCACGGGTCAAGCATGTGGTGATGCGATACAGAAGGGAACACTCCAAATCACAGAAGAGCAGGCTAAAGTAGCTGATATTGCTTATAATCAGTTAGCACAAATGGCTGCTGCAATAGGTAAAGAAAGGGGAGGATTCACTTTACTGAAACGTGATATAGTACTGGCTTGGCTGGGAGTCCGTGACCTAATCTTGTCTAGCATGACTATAGATGCTTTCACTAATCTGATGAAGAAGCATTTTGTCTGCCCAGTTTCGGACAAGAAGGTTTTGTATCAGAGTATGTATTTGGATGTTTACAACAAATCCAAGAAAAAGAAATAACCTACGTAATGGGTGCTAGTTTAATAGCTAACACCATTTATCCATAATTAAGGCAGGCTCTCCGTGAGGGGAATAAGTGAAAGCACAAGTGCAATCATCTAATAATTAGAGATTGATTACTGTTAGTAGAGTAACCCAAGACCTGTGCTCACTTGGTATAAGAAGAAGCGTTTAATATCGTAGCGTGGATACTCAGAGCACCAAGTATGGTTGTAGGTAAACTAAAGTAGGAATTAGCCATGACACTACTCTAAAAACGTATGGTGTGTATGCAGACTTGCACTTAAATCTAGTCTGTACTAAGAATGCATTCTTAGTTATCTGTATTGTAACGCAGATTGGCAGCTCGGAAAGACGAGCATTTTATTGTTAATTGAACTTAGCAAATTAACGTTATTATTTAGTTGATTCTCATTTATTATCAGCGTCCTATTAAGTTAGGTTTTGTCATAGCTCCTCTGACATATAATGCGCGCAAGAGCTTTTTTAAAAATGGCATCGCCAATATGCTTAAAACTGAGTATTATGGTGAATAACATAAAAGTATTGGTTAATATTCCAAGTCCAGCACGTTCTTACGAGGATGTGCTGAAGGAAGAAATCCAAAAGCTGAGAATAGAAAATCCAAATTTAAGCTATGAAGAAGCATATAATATCGCTTCTCGCAACTTATATATGGAATCTTTAATAGATTAAAACCTAATAGTATGAGCAATCCGATTAAACTAAGAATAAAGAAACTTCTTCGTCAAATGACAGAAGAATCAGCTGTGAAAATCGCATCCAAGTATAATCTGCAATATGAAGTACTCCAGTCTATTAAAGCTGGATATACTCCTCAAGAAGCACTTAAAGAATGGGATTTAATATAGAGTATAGTCGAAAGAGCATATAAGACCTTAAATATGTAGCTATGGACATTAATTTCATAGCTTTGCTCAATAGCAGCTTAACTGTCTCAAAAACTAAAATAACTTTCCAAGTTGTTGAGGACACCTTAGTTCTTTACTAGCATACTAATTTGCAGACGGATAGAAAAACAACCTAACGTGCGTTTAGATGTAAAGTTTCAGGTGTAAAACACAGAATTATACAACCTATAATGGGTACGCCCAGAGACTAATGCAGAGCATCTCTCATCCCCAACAATGTGACCTTGACATTGGAGAGATGTCTTATCGTGAGATAAGGCAAAGTATTGTGAGATTGTGTGTACAGCAATCGAAGACAGATATTTCAATAACAGCGGTTATTGTCAAGACTGTAGGCACAGGAAGGTCTTTAATATTCAAGTTGTCATATTCGTTTCTTAACGAGTATCACCCCGCGATGGGGTCGGCACCATGACTAAGCCTTTACGCGGCGGTGCTATAAGTAAGCTATAAGCTGAAACTAATTAGTCATAACTAACTAAAACTAATCGCAATATGAAGTATTATGCATTTATGCCATTTTGGCACTGGTCTGAAGTCATAGATGAAAGACCAAAAGATAGTGACTTTGTTCTTGGAAACATAGTTAGAACTACTGATTCATTAGTGGCTCTTAGTTTATATTCCGAGACAAGATGCCCTGCATCTCAACTAGTTGAAGCTAATAGTGAAGAAGAACTTGAAGCTAAGATAGAAGAGATGAAACAGAACTTTAAGAACAATGATTGGTTGGAGACAAATCTCTATCCTTGTCTATAGTTTTTCCATGTTTATAAAAAACTTAGTTTGAACACTAGTTTCCTATGAAAAGAGTAATCATGTGCTAGCCCTGTGAAACATGACATAGGTTTTAAAGTGTTCTTTTAACAATTAAAACTAATCGTAATATGAAAATTGAAAAGAACAAATTGGTGAATCGTGCACAAGTGTTGAACAAAGACATCCAGCTGGGAATTATTGCATATTCTGTAGCCGAAATGGCTTCTATTGCAGCCCAGAGTTATGAGAAAAAGAAAGCTGGCAAAGTCACCGAGGAAGAGGATGCAGTAGTCTTTGAAGACTGCAAGGAGTATATCCGCTCAGCTAAAGAACTCTGTGAAGAAAACGGACTTGATTGGTCTGTATGTACTTTGCTTTCTCGTTCATCACTTAAACAATACACTGAATGAAGTATATATCACTTACTAAACCTGATGCCTACATGTTAGGCATTGGGTTTGACAGACAATGTTTTGCAATAATGCTCTTTTGTGTAGCAATATGTATTAATTTGGAGATATTTGTCAAAATAGCTAAAATAATTAAACTCTATTTTACTAAGACATTCTTCATTTTAACAGCTGCATATCTGAGCTTCGTTTGCCTTAAGGCAGCTTTGTGGATTCCATTTGGATTCTCACTATTGGTATTGATATTTATTATTTCAACTAAAAATAAAGAATTACAATGAAACTAATCGACCAAATTTTGAATGAGAATAGCGATAGCTATATCACATCAGTTACTAAATTGGAAAAGTACTTGAACCGTTTGCATTAATGGTTGCCGAAAGGATGCCTGTATTTCGTGGTGTTCCAGTGGAATCATTGCAAACTAGTATGTGTGAAGACTGCTCAGCAATCATCTTCTCTGTTGATAACAAGCCTCTGGCTGCTGTAAGAGTTGAGGAGCAAGAATTCTCTGTATATGGAGAGGATTACATCAAACTTCACGACGAAGACATGGAATCTGTGCAAAATCTCCTCAATGCCTTGAAGAAATTCAATAGTAAGAAAGAGGTTAGAGGTGAGATGCCTAAGGAGTTGAGAGCACTCATGTCTATACTTAAAGGCGAAGCATAAACGATTGAAGACATATGTAGAATGTGGAGTTGGTTCGTTGTGAAACGCGCCAACTTATTATTAAAACGTTGAAAGATGGATAAAATTGTAAATGCATTGAAAGAAGGTAAAGCATTTTCTGGCAAGAATGGTGCTTTCACTGGTAGAGTTGAACCCCAATCAATAGAAGGTGATACTCTCAAGGTCGTGTGTGATAAGAATGGTACAAGATGGCATGAAGATTGGGAACTTCAACATGTTATCTGGGGCTTTGAACGTGGAGATTATTTCTTCTTATGAGCAAGTGTGATGTATCTAAGTGTCATGCGAGCTGTTGTTATAATGCTCCATTACCTAAAAATTATCTATTCGCACTAAAGAACAGAATTGTTAATCCAGTTAAGGAGATTATAGTTATTGATGAGGAATGTTTCAAGGGAGATGCAATGTGTTATCCCGTTACTGATTATGACCCAAACAAGAACAAATGTCCTTTCTTAACTGATAAATGTAGGTGTAATATCTATGACAGAAGGCCTCCAATATGTAGAAAGTTTGGTAATGGTACTGAGCCATTATTAACTTGCACATATTTAGTTCCAGAAGAACGAAGAGAGTCTGTATTGGCTGGATATAAATCTGCAATTAATAAATTAACATCTCCTGCTGCTTTAGAAATGGCTAAGAAGTTGAAGAAACATGGCTAAGGATTATGCTTTACGAAAACTATACTCTAAGGAGAAAGTTATCTTCTGTGGGTGTGATGCAATTAGTGGTTTATTGATTCATTATCTTCTTGATGAACTATTTGGACGTAATGAGTATTTAATTCTTCATAGATTTCAAAAAGAATTGGAAGAGAAATGGCAATGGGCTATTGATGATGATATTCCTGATAAGACTATTCTTGAAGAGTGGTTTAACAACCGAAATGAGAGAATAATAACTACTTGTTGGGATTATGAGCGAACTGTCAAAGCTGTAGGAGATGCACAGATTAGTAATGTGCGTGTCTACGAGTTTTGTAAGTATAAACACATAACTAACCTACCATTCTAATGCTGCTAGTATCTTTAAGCACTCATGTTGATGACCCTACAGAGTGGAGTCAAATAGCTAAAGAGAAGTATTCGTCATATAAACTGCCAAGAGTTGAACCAATTACTATAATTAAAACGCATGTAAGAGGTAATATACGATATTGGGAGGAATATACATCTAGTGGTATAATGGTTAGAATTAGGAGTAAAGAGATAACTCATGGTGCAGGAGTATAACTGCACTAACTGGGCCTGTTTTGGCGTTTGACAGGTGATTACGAGTTATGAGGACGTGTAGAGTTGGCACCAACTCTTATAAAATGATGCAAACAATAACTGCTAACTATAGCGAAGTAAGAATGGCTGCCTAAGCAGCTGGCTTATTAATATCAACGTATTAATATGGTCGGGTTACGGGAGAGACCTAGAAACAGAAGAGGTTAGGTGTATCGCTAATGGCGTGCGGACGATAATCCGTGGTATATCTTTAATCAGAACACTCTAAGAGTTAGTAAGACTGAATCTCCATTGTCTTTAAACAGAAGGGATGTGCGCCTGCGTGGTTGACTCACCACAAACACTCGTTTTCCTGCTTTAGCGTTAAAAAGTGGGTGGTGGAGTTGATTGTTAAACCAATCAAGCCTTAGTTTGTTAGTTTGTAAATTAGCTTCTCAGCATACTGGCAAGGTTGTTTAGGCAACTGGAACTGCCTGGAACTAGGATAAGTCTAATAAAACTATCTACATGCTAGAACTCACTAGCTGATGTAATAAAAATGAGACACACGTTATCCTTGTAATAAGAATTGTCTGGACGAGGGTTCGATTCCCTCCAGGTCCACTTTATGTTTAACTAATCGTAATTTTAGAAAATGGAACAAAAGACTAAACGCAGTAAGATATCAGCTGAAGAGCTATCTACTGCTGTAAACTTGGTAAAGTCTGAAAACTCTGGAATATTCGGGGTAAAAGATGTGAGAAGTGCGTTAAAAGGACTTGGTGTACCTATGAGTAGTGAATTTGCTACAACATTGGTTCAACAGGGTTATCTTATACAAGCAGGGCTAACATATCAAGATGGGTATAGCTGGTCTAGTACTGAGCCTATTCACATGAATAAGGTGATGGAGCTTATGAACATTACTCGTAAAAGAGTAGCTGCACAAGCAAGGAGATATAACCAAAAGAAGAAAGCTATGCAACAAGGTACATGGGAACCTAAAGAAACTGTAGAAGTTGAAGAGGTACTTGAAGAAGTGCCAGTTCACGAACATAAGGAACTTGTACCAGTTGATAAAGCTATTAATAAGGCTATCAAATTGCTTATTGAGAATGGCTATAGAGTTTCTAAGCCAGTTCTTATATATGAAGAAGTAACTGTAAAGTAATATGAAAAAGGTTTACATTCAAATCATTGACCCGCTTAATGGCACGTGTGTAAATGCGTGCCATGAATATCCAAGTGAATATAATCAAGCTGTAGAAGCTACTCTTAGATATTACAATCTCTCGGCTGAAGAAGATTATGAAGCTATGAGCGGTACTGGACATGAACTACCTGGAATGCCTGAATATCTACTCATACATGGGTTAGAGAAAGGAACTTCTAAGTTGGTAAATATAACTGTGGTTGGCACGACACGAAATTGACCTGATGAGTTTTGTCATATAGTGCGCACTATGTGATGACTTAAACGTGTATAAATAAAAGTTGAAACCTTATTACATTCGAATAAGAGGTTGTTCGCCCAATGTTGGGAGGATGAGGTGCAACTCCTCAGTGTAAGTATATAAGGAGAAAATCCTTATATCTCTTGCTTCAAATAACAAATATCGTTGAACCCGATTAGTAATCAGCAACCCACAAGCAAGAGAAGGTCGTCAAATTTAGTTTTAACAGATAGATTATGTAGGTTTAACACGCTATATAATTATCTCATTTAATTTATAAATTAAGAGATAAAGCAATGGAATTTAGTAAGAAAAAGACAAGTCTCTTTGACAATAAGGAGACTGTGACTTCCCAAGAAAATGCATTTGTTAGGGAAGGTCTGAAAGAATCATCTAAGACTGTGAGTGGTAATGGTGCTTTGAAATATAGCACCAGTGGTGACGCATTTGTGGATAACTTTGCACTTATTGCAAACTTTAAGGCACCTCGTGATTATGCTGAGGTATCTAAAGATATGTATAAGTTGTGGAGTATCAATCCTAAGAAGTGTCTGCAACTTGCAGTATATATTAGATTGATTACTAGGGAAACTCAAATCGCTCTTCCTGGTGAAACTGTTACTTTAGATGTACAGAGAGGACAAGGCTTAAAGAATGAGGGAATTATGCGTATGCTGTGGTTAGCAATACACCACAAACCTACATTCATGGCTAATATGCCTTACTTCATCGCAGCTGGTAGCTGGAAGGATGTATTTGAAATGATGAGCCTTGATTTACAATATCACGGCTGGAAGGGTAGAAAGTTGGATTGGAACTTTATGCGTAACACTATCTTGTCTGGTTTGGCTAATCCCAGCACTAGCGAGTTAGTAAAGAAGTATCTTCCAACTATTCGTTCTGTTAAGGAGTGTAAGACTGTGGAATCTCAGGCTCGGACTATTATTGGTCAGTATTTGGCTTCTTGCATTTATGGTAATAAGAAATCAAAGAAGAAAGAGTCTGATAGCCGCGCTGCACAACGTAAGTATCGGAGAATCAAAAGGAGTGGCACAGCACATAAATGGCAGCAATTAATCTCCCAAAAGAATCTTCTGGAATTGGACTTCAACACCATTCATGGTAGGGCTTTAAGCCTATTAGTAGGCTCTAAGTTCCTCAAAAATCATGGATTGATAGAGAAGTACCAGAAGTGGATTGCGTCCAAACCAGTGGCTAAATATACTGGATATGTGTTCGAATTGTTTCAACCGCTTGGAAACTCTTATCGGATTAACAGGTTACCAGAGTATCAAGAAATGACCATCAATAAGCAATTTGATGGATTAGTTGAGACTGGTAAACAGAATCTGCGTCCCGATAATAAGTTGTTGGTAGTTAGAGATATTTCTAGCTCAATGACTTCTTGTGGTAGAGGAACAAATATGTCAGCCTATGCTATAGCTAAGTCAATGGCATTGTATTTCTCTGCTATGTTCGATGGACCATTTAAAGATGCTTATGCTACATTTAGCGATACATGTAAGCTCTGTAAGTGGCAAGGAAAGACTGCTATTGAGAAGTGGGCTAATGATACTGACAGTAACTTTGGCAGCACTAACTTCCAAGCAGTTGCTGAAATGTTGGTAAAGATTAGGAAGAATGTTCCTGAATCTGAGTTCCCAACTGGAGTTCTATGTATCAGTGATGGCGATTTCAACTGGTGTGGAGTAAATGAATCTAACTTTAATAAGTTTAGAAAGACTTTGCTCTCTGGAGGTTTTAGTAAAGACTTTGTAGAGAATTTCAAACTAATCTTGTGGGATATTCCTAATAGCTATTATGGAAATTCTACACGTGCTAAGTTTGAGGACTTTGCAGATGCTCCTAATAACTTCTATATCAGTGGTTATGACCCAGCAGCTGTAGCATTTATCATGGGAACTGAGCAGAGACAAGTAACTCCTAAGAACGCATCTGAGCTGTTTATTGCAGCTATGGACCAAGACCTGTTAAATAGGTTAACTATTGTAGAGAAATTTGTAAAGAAAACTAATAAAAAGAAGTAAGCATTATGATTAAAATGAATACACTGCTTGCTAAGGTTGAGCATGGTACATCGTCATTCAACAGAATGGTTGGCGATTACTATGCCTTCTTTAAGGGTAAGCAAGGAATGTTTGAAGGTATTAAGAAAACCTTCACACCGAGGGATGGGTATCAAGAGGATGCTCGTTACATGGGTACTACTAAGGTAACAACCACAGTAGGTGAGAAACTTGAGTGGTTTGAAGAGAATGCAATTCCTTATCTGAAGGAGTTGTTCTCTATTGAATCTACTAACTCTAAGGGAGCTAAGAAAGTTGAGTTGAAAGTTGGGAATACTTCATTTGGGTTCTTAACTGCACTTGACCTTATGAGGTTAAAGACTATCCTTACTAAGAAGGAATGGGAAGAGATGTATAACAACATCCCTGTTCGTTCTGATGCAGAAGTATGGGACCCCTGTACTGATGATGAGTATGCTGGCAGAGAAATCTTCCAAACTCCTATGCAGACAGGTGTAACTCGTACTACTGAATCTGAGGAAGTTATCTTGAAAGACCCGAATCTTGACCCAGCTAAGCTGCCTGCAAACTATAATGCTAAGACTACTATCAAGAAGAAGACAGTAGAAACTGGTGACTATACTTTGCAGAAGTTTACTGGTGCATGGACACAAAGACAGCGTGCTGAGCTACTCCGCCGTAGAAGTCAGCTCTTGGCTGCTGTTATTGAAGCATTGAAAGAGGTTAATGACGTCGAAGCTGAACTTCCTAACTTGGAGGTTAGCAAGGTTATTAATTTCTTGCATCGCGGAGAGTAAAAAGAAATGAAATATTGACTAAAGCTTTAGCTTGAGCCTCAGCGTTAACTAAATCCTAGATTTTAGCGTAAGCATTGAGTCAAGAGCTTTAGCTTTAGCCTAACCGAGAGATGCCAGTAGGTACATCAATCAATAATCTCGAATTATTAGAATCTGGTCATCATGGGTTCGAGTCCCATACGCGCCTCTATTATATCTTTCTAAACATGGCGCGTTGGTGAAATGGTTAACACACCAGACATAATTACTAGCTTAAGCATGAACCTATTGAACGTATTCTCTCACCTATGGGCTATCATCGGGGATTTCTGAGTTAGCCTTTAGGGGGATTAGCTTAATTGGTTAAAGCACAAGAACTCTTAATTCTTGAGAGTGGGGGTTCGATTCCCCCATCCTCTGCTTCTGATGGGTTTAATAGAATATATCATAATCAAACCACTTGCCTGCGAAGGTAGGTGGTTATACACGGAGATATGCAAAGGGTAAAGCAGCGGCATGCAAAGTCGTGGTACATTAGTTCTAGGCGAGTACATTCAGGGTTCGAATCCCTGTCTCCGTACAAATCCTTTTTGTGAAATATTTGCATTTTACTTGTGTTTATCAATCATTAGTATTGTGGGATAGATATCACAGTTCTTCTTTTCCATTTAACAATGGTATAAAGTACATAAATTCAATTATTACAAATTTTAACATCAATCTGTTTGCAGAGTCCAAAAAATGGTGTATCTTTGTATTCAGAAACGTTGAGATAACGTGATTGTGTTTGTGTTTTATTTATCCCATTGTTGCTTGGGAGCGCGCCAGAGTTGGAGAGCTGGGGCAGACTGTAAATCTGTTGCCTTCGGGCTTAGTAGGTTCGAATCCTACCACTCCCACAACAATATCTGCTAAAGTCATGCGCTTTAGTAAAAGGTATGCTCGTCTGTGAAGATGGGCATATTTTATCTGCAGGTGTAGCACAACGGTTAGTGCTTTAGCCTTCCAAGCTAGAGATGAGGGTTCGATTCCCTTCACCTGCTCAAAATTGCGGGTATAGCTCAATGGTCAGAGTGTCAGCTTGCCATGCTGAAAGTTGTGGGTTCGACCCCCATTACCCGCTCTCTCGTTCCGCCTCCTATATCAGGCGTTATAGATATAGCTGCTCAAGTCGGCAGGAAGTGACTTGCGTTGGCTGCGCTTGAAGCCCTAAGACTGGTGAGTGTTAATTGTCCAGTAGGTCTTTTGACTTCCTTTCGACACCCAGAAAAGGAAGCAGAGCCTAGTAATAGGTGAATAGGAGAATGGATATTATACTGTGCAGGAACGATGTGAATGTGTAAAGGAAATTCTCTTTTATGGGCTGATAGTGGCAATGGCTAGAACTTCTGCTTTGCACGCAGAGAATCTGGGTTCGATTCCCAGTCGGTCCACATTAATGGTGCATTGGTCTAACGGCTAGGATACGTGACTGTCTATCACGGGGTACGGGTTCGATTCCCGTATGCACCGCACTTCCCCGAATCCTCTGAGGGTTATCAAGAGGAGGTCTAAGGATTCCTTACCTGACAGGAATCTGGCTTCATTGACGTCTGAGCTTCAATGAAGGAGTTAGCTGAAATCTCCTTACGCTACCTCTTGGTAGGTGAATAAAATTCAGCGAAGGCTTAGACCATACTAGTCAGTCTAAGTAACAGTGGGGTTAGTATAGCAATGATTATATGTAAGTGATGAAGTTAAACTAGCATATACGTTTCTATAACCCCTACTATTTTATATCGCGGATTAGAGAAGTGGTCTATCTCACTGGTCTCATAAGCCAGAACATCCATAAGATGTCGCAAGTTCGAATCTTGCATCCGCAACAGAGTAGAAATAACGTGTGGGGTGGTAGCAGATGGTAGCCTCATAAGCTGAAGGTCGGCGGTTCGAGTCCGTCCCCCGCGCCCATTACATCAGGCAATGCAGAGAATTTCTCTGTTATTTAGGACTGTTGTAGTTACGATAGAGTATGAGGGGTGAAACTCATATCTCACTATAAGAAAGCATACAGCAAATTCATTCAAGCATCAAACTTTTAATTTGACATGGCTAAAAACTGCTTTCTGTATCTATTGGGTGATGGCGCAACTGGTTAGCGCACCTCTCTGATAAGGAGGAGGTTCTGGGTTCAAGTCCCAGTCACCCAACCCCATTGCGTAGAAATTAAGTTAAACAATAAGAAGTCAAACAGCAAACTTTGTATTAGAACATTCACTGAATTTGGTATTGGTGACACATCTATGAAAAAATGACTTCTGTAAATAGTCCCTTAGCTCAGTTGGTTCAGAGCAATACCCTTACAAGGTAAAGGTCGTGTGTTCGAATCACACAGGGACTACAATTAAAGTTAGATAAACAATGAAACCCTGCGAGATTTGTATAGAAGAAAGCTGCAAAGGCAAACATGATTGCCATTGTAGCACGTGTAAAATAGCAAATGAGTGTTCCAGATTCTTACATCCTACAGTTAGAATAACTAATAGATGTACACAGTCTTGTTCACATTGCTGTTTCGAGAGTTCACCTAAGAGTAATATTATGATGTCTATTGACACAGCTAAGGAAATATCTTTATTCTTTAGAAGTAATAAAATTCGTTCTATTAACTTGATGGGTGGAGAGTTCTTCTGCAATCCTGACTGGTTTGAAATCCTTGATGTACTTATTAGTGCTGTTTCTTCTGCTAGGTTAGTAACTAACGGAGATTGGGCACATAATGAGCAAGTAAAATCCAAACTAACTATCCTTATTGATAAGTATGGAGATAGTTTAAGATTTGGAATATCTAAGGACAGATGGCATACTAATAAGAATGTGGAAGCTGCTTCTGAGTTTCTTAATGAAGCTAATGCTAAGTTTAATGTAACTGAGCCAGATGAAGCTACTAATCATTCTATAGTTCCAGTTGGTAGGTCAGAGTTTTCTATGGGTATCTATAGTATGATGGGCTGCTATTGTCATAATCCCATTCGTAAGTATTCATTCCTTATTGATGAGGAAGGTAATATTTATAAATGTCCATTTGGAATATTGAGATATGCTCATATTAAGGATTATGTAAATGGTGGATTTGCTCAGAAATTCAAGGAGTTTAATAAGAGATTCTACAACATTCCTATTCCATCTTGTAGTGCTTGTTTCCGCACAATGAGGTTTGAAAAGGATACTTGTGTAAGTTGTGATTAACGTATGGTTAGCCAAGTGGTCGAAGGCAGCAGGCTGTTAACCTGCCGTGAGAAATCCCATCGCAGGTTCGATTCCTGCACCATACGCACAAAGGTATCATAGACGATTAATAAAATGATGTAACTTCTAGTCGTAAGCCTTAACGATACATATATGGAGTATCAGGAAGTTATTCTGGTGGAGAATCGGGAGTCCAGAACCTATTTTAATATTGGGGAGTTAGCTATAATTGGTTAGAGCGACGGGCTGTTAACCCGTAGGTTGTCGGTTCGAACCCGACACTCCCCTCTATAAATTACGTACCCTTAGGCTAATGGTAAACCAACTGACTCCAAATCTGTTATTGCATGTTCGAATCGTGCAGGGTATGCAACTTTTTCTAAAAGCGATTAGTTATATAAGAAGACTAACAGCAAATTACTTTACGTGTTTTGGTTCACAATTTACCTGAAAAGTAAACTAAGTGGTTCGATTCCACACAAAAGAGTCTTCTGTAAACTGGGAGGTAGGACAATAGGCTAGTCTACTACATTTGGGATGTAGAGGTTGCGGGTTCGAATCCCGTCCTCCCAACTTTTAGTTTTAGATATAAATATAAGAATACTTACAGCAAAAACTTAAAGCAAATTCAAACAAATCGTAATTTTGTCTTAAACGTAGGTTCGATTCCTACCCTCCCCACCATTGTGTGCTATTAAATGGGGAGGTTGAAATGTTGGTTAGAGCGTGTTCATTAACACGTTGAACAGTATTCTGTAAATGGGGAGGTAGCATAATTGGCTAATGCACCGCATTTGCACTGCGGATTATTGGGTTCGAATCCCACCTGCTCCACTTATCTAAAAAGTTACCCAAAAGGAATCTTACAGCAAATTATCTATGCAATCCCTGTTAAGGACGTGGTCGGCAGTTCGAGTCTGTCCCTCCCTGCCTATTATTTATTTTAAGGGAGGTAGCTCAGTAGGTAGAGCACGTAAAGCAAAAAAGAGATTCCTGTTTAATGTAGGGTTGCCCGAGCGGTTTAGGGGCTGGTCTGCAAAACCAGTTAGAACGGTTCGATTCCGTTACCCTACTCTATTACATAAGAAGCCTTACAGCAAAACCTATCTGCTTGTTAAGCCGTAGGTAATGAGTTCGAATCTCATAATGAAGTTGTCTTCATTTAGCTCAATGGATAGAGCGACGTATTTATAATGGCTTCTGACCCACATTCAGTGGGTGTTTGTGTCCGTAGCACAATGGTAGTGCACCAAACTTTTAATTTGGGCTATCTGGATTCGACTTCCAGCGGGCACACAAAGTATCATTGTATTGATACCTCCTTTCAACGTTTACCACAAGGGGACAGACAGCAAATTTCTTTTCACCTATGATTAAATCTTTAAATTGGACTAAAAGAAAGAAGTTGTAAGCAACCCATAACATGCTAGGTAAGTATGTAGTCGAAATCCTTAAATTGGGAAGGACTAGACTTTAAAAGAAAACCCCATGTCCCCTGAAACTTATCCTCCGAGTTCCCTTCATGGGAGGAGGATAAGTTATTTTTAAGCAGATTGACATATTTATTCAGTAAACTTCTTATTAATTATGAAAGTATTTAGAATGATTAAGAAAGCGGTTAAATGGTATTTAGATGTAACTTCTAAGACATACATCTATACACCTACTGGAACTCTTCCTGTTATAAGGGAGTAAGTTCCTTGATGCTGAAGTGGATATGTAATAAAAATAAATAACTATGTTTACAGGTTTATTAGATTTAGAAAGGACAATAGTCAAGAATGGTTATACAATAGTTCCAAAGGAACTCGTTGTAGATATTCTTAGTAAGTATTATGGTAGCGGCTTAGAGTTAGGTATTCTACACTTCAACAACCTCAGAGAGTTCCGTATGGAAGAAATTAGAGTGACTTCATGGCGAGGTCATAGCATTAAAATGGAAAATAAGGTAGTGGAGAAGAAAGACTTGGGTAAAATTTTAAGCTCATTCTCTAAGTACCAGATATTTACTATTAAGGATTCAAGTTTGGTAAATTTATTTAAAAACACTATGGAGGAGTAAGCCTAATTGCTAAGGCAGCGGTCTTGAAAACCGCCAGTAATCGTGTAAAAGCGGTGTGTGGGTTGGAGTCCCTCCTCAACTAATTTATAAGTATTATGGTAGACGTTGTTTTAACTAGTATTATCTTTGATTGGACGTTCATTAACCCTTTAATTGAAAGAGACGATGGACAATCAGAGAAAAATGAGGAACAAGTATTGGCGCAGGAAGAAATTGGTCCAGAAGTATATTACTAGGCTAAAGAAGTTCCCTGCAAGTGAGTATGGTTTGTGGTGTGATAACTACAATAAACATTGGACTTTACCTTATAAATCAGCAAGCACACCATGTAGCTGTTGGTTATGTAGAGGTGAGAAGTACAATAGAAGAGAGTATAAAAGGCAAACTCAACTTGAAATGGATATGTTTTAAGTTATTTAATTCACAAGAAGTCTTACAGCAACTAATTCTAGCAATTTCGATTATGGTTCGACTGGACTGGGTTCAACTCCCAGCAACCTCCCAAGCTATTAGTATTATATGGAGGTTGTAGTGTAACGGTTAGCACAGTATATGCAAAAAGAGACTTCTGATTTTTACCTATATGGTAAAATGCCCCAATAGCTCAACGGATAGAGCATCGGTCTTCTAAACCGATTATCTAGGTTCGATTCCTAGTTGGGGTACTGACTTGGCAAGGTTGGGATTAATCAGACTCAAGTACCCAATTCCATACACCGAAAGGTTAAAATGGGGAAGTGGTTCTAAGTATGGATAGTTAATGATTAATCTTTTTAGCATTAGACTGAGGATGTGGTAAGGGGAAGTTCCTTTATGTGGATGAGGGTGCAATTACTAACATAAGTGTTAGTCATAAATGGAAGTTGTTGCATGTGTAGGTCTAACATGGTGTCTGTAGTTCAGAGGAAGAACGCCTGATTGTGGTTCAGGAGGTCGAGATTTCGAAATTCTCCAGACACCCTATAATGAGTCTCCTGTTAGCTCACGTGGTTTTGAAGGGGTTACACTTAAACAATCCCTTCCTCTGGGGGGCAGTAGCAAAGGTGGTCTATGCGGGGGACTGAAAATCCTTAGATAGTGGTTCAACTCCACTCTGCCCCACTAGCGATTAGTTAAAAAGAAGACTGACAGCAATAATTGCAAATGTTTGATACCAGGCGGTAGGTTTGAGTCCCTACGTCAGCTATGCTGGTGTAGCTCAGTTGATAGAGCGGCTGCTAAACATAGAAGATGTCTTCTGCTGTTTTACAGAATTACAGGGTAAAGAAATTCTGAATGGAGGGTAAACCTTGATGGTGATAGGGGCTACCTGCTAAGTAGTTTCGCACATGTAAAAGTGTGTGTGGTTCGATTCCACTGCCCTCCTCGAATGTTTGGAGCTTTATTATAATTTAAAACTCTTTTATTATGAATGAAGTTCAACCTTTAAATCCACAAGTATTAGAGCAAAGCTCTAGTGTTCCCAATGTGGTTATAGCTGTAGTAAATCAGCTTATTAAGAAGAATTGGAATGGTCAGTGTAGTACCATTCGCGTGAATGATGTTCTTGGCTTTGTTGGCTTAGTTGCTAACTATCCCATCGAAGTTATCATGGGAAGTAATTGGATTGACTCTGCTAAAGCTCTGTATGAAAGAGCAGGCTATGTGGTATCAGAGTTTAATAACAATGGCAACAAGTACTTAGAGTTTAAGAAGCAATAATGCTGGGTTCGAATAACGGTTAGTTCATCGCACTTTCTATGCGAAGATAGGGGTTCGATTCCCCTACCCAGTACCTTCATGCTGAATCCTCCCTACTTTTGTAGGCAATATTAATCCAGCATAATTCTTGGCGGATGTGAGGAAGAGAGTAGCCGAGACGTTAGCTAGCAACGTAGTCCGCAATGGTGGGATAGAAACGGCTAGCACCCACCAGTATGCCCCTATCTACTAATGGTTAGGTAATCGGTCTCTCAAGCCGAAAATACGGGTTCGAATCCCGTTGGGGGTACTATTGCTAAGTGTAAAATCTATAACATGCCGCCTCACGAGCCAAATGTATGGGGAGAAATAAAGGGAGAATAGGATAGAAGGGAGTTCTGGTGAACTTTAAAACATAAGAATAGGGCTACACCCTTCATCTTAGCAATTAACGAGGGCGTAGTGAAATGGTATAATATCACTCTGTCACAGTGAAGTTTGGGGTTCGAATCCCCCGCTCTCGGCTTGATACACCTAAGTATCATTTAAAAGAAGACTTACAGCAACATCCTTAAGCATCAAACTTGTAATTTGAAAACGCTAAGAAAAAAGTCTTCTGAATTTATAGTAAAAAGGTCAGGTGCAGTCGCCTGTAATAGTTGGTGAGGCTGCGAGTTCCTACGCCATTGAATTGTATCTGTAAAATGGTACAGCTATTACATACTATAAATAAATGCCGTCTTCGCATAGTGGTCGATTGCACCTGACTTGTAATCAGGTTCCGCAAGGACACGTCCGTTCGAATCGGACAGGCGGCTCAAATGACCTTTATGGTTAGAGATAATGTAATTTGCAAATGTAACTTATGTACATGTATTATGAGTAGTTTTAAAGAAGGCTTAAAGAAAAGCGGTCAGAGTGTACTAGATGCTAGAGCACAGAATCTGTATGAAATGACCAAAATTGAAGAGGAAAGATTCTTGCAAGAATGCAAAATGAAAGTCCTCCGTCTACAGAATGAGCTGAACAAGCACAGAGACCTGTCTGTTAAATCTACAACTTCTTTAGAGGTTGGTAATGGTTTTGACCCCAAAACTTGGATTCAAAAGAGACATGAATTGGCTCGTCAGCTAAGAGTTGCCAAAATTGAGTATGCACTTGCTCTCAAGGTTGATGAAGAGGAATTTCCTTCTGATGAGTCAGCAGAGAACATTGATGTAGACAAAGTATTGGCAGAGGATACAAAAATAGACTAATCATGGGAAGCGGTAGTTACTCTAGAGCAGTCTATGCTTGTTTATCTAAAGAAAGAGGTTATGATACCTCAACAGCTGATGAAGTTTTCGCAAATAAGAGACTGTCAGCCTTAGCAGATATTAAGACCTCTAATGTACACGCCAGAACCTATAATACTAACATTAAGAAAGAAATGATTAATGTTGGTGTTAGGGAGAGCAGAGATAGTCAGGAACATCCAGAAACAACTCCAATTATTATTGCTCTTGATGTTACTGGTTCAATGCGTAGAACTCCACATGAAATGATTAGGAATAACTTCCCTAAACTTATGGATGCTTTGATGCAACTTGGTATTAAAGACCCACAGCTGTTATTTATGGCTGTAGGAGACCATGAGTATGATAGGTATCCTATTCAGGTGGGACAATTTGAATCAGACACCGAGAAGATTGTAAATTCACTGCAAGAGTTTGTACTCGAAGGTGGGGGTAATTATGGTGAGAGCTATCTAATGGCTCATATAGTTGCTGGTTATCACACTGAAACTGACTCTTGGTTCAAGAGACATAAGAAAGGTTATATGTTCACTATAGGTGATGAGCCAACTCTTCTGTCTATTGATGGAGCTTCTCTAGAGGATTTTATGGGCTATCAAAAGCCTGCTAATCCTATTACTGCTAAGGAAGCTATTGAGAAAGCACAAGAGCAGTATAACGTATTCCACATTCATATTACTAATGGGGGTAAAGGGCAAACTGTCCACAACCTATGTAAGGAAAGCCCAAGAGAAGGAACAATAGTAGTTCGCTTTAGTGGTGGACACCAAGTAGGACATACCGTAAGGTGTGGAGAGTTAGAACACACATTCAGTAATTTTGGAAGTGGAACTTTACTTGGCATACCAACCTACTGGTCTAACTATTGCACAGTAGACCCTATTACTGCTATGAAGGAATTAGGGGATTTAAATAAATTAGGAGTTAGTCCTGAGATTATTTATCATCCTTTATGTGAGGTTGTTACTCCATTTGATGTAATAAGTCAATGGAACGATGCTGAGAATCTCCGACATGGCACAGTGGGTACTGGGTTCAAACCTACTCTTGATAGAGCAGCTGCTGGTTATCACTTAACAGTTGTTGATTGCTTAAACCTAATGGTACTTAGAAATAAGATAGCATCAATAATTGATAACTACTATCACTTTGACTCTGTTAGTCATCTCATGTATAATATTGATGAATGGTGTATAAGTGCCTTCAGTTATTTTAGTAAAATGGCTACAGTAGCTGATATTAGCTATTTGAAGTTATTCTCGTATAAAGTATTTGAAGGCTCACAAGGTATTCTATTAGACCAGAGGTTTGGTATAATGCCCTATTGCACTCCAAGTAACACTACTTGTCAGAATGCAATGGAAATCATCAATAAGTTACCTACTGACTGTACAGAGCATGTCTATGTTACTAGACCGTATATTACACGACATGGTAACGGTCCATTCCCTTCTATTAAGCCTATTATTGACGTAGAAGACCCTAACAACAAGTTTAATGAATTTCAGAAAACTATGAGAGCCATTGAATTTGATATTGAATTGTTTAAACATTCTATGTTAGTAGATTCTATGTTTTACCCTAAAGAGGATAAGAAGCTAATTGTGGTTACTCATCAAGATGAAATACCGTCTGATTTTCCACATTTAGAAGGGGCAGTATCATTTTACGACAAATTATGTTATAATGTATAGTAACCTACTAGACGACATACAGCAAACATTCTAACTTTCTTTAAAAGTGGACCTTCTAGTTCCTATTCTAGAAGCAAAAAATCAAATGGGTGTCGTCAGAAGTCTTTGGGCTATGGTGTAATGGTAGTCACATCAGATTTTGGTTCTGAGAGTCCAGGTTCGAGTCCTGGTAGCCCAACAAAATAAGTGTAGTGCGTTGGAGACTGGTCCAACCTTGCTATTCAAGAGTCGGTAAAGCCAGCTGGATGAATCCGATGAGAATATCCTCTAACGAAACCAGAGCCGCTAGCAACTATAATACTTAGAGAGCAATATGTGCAGAGAGCTACACTTATTTTTAGATTAATATCATATCGTGAGATGAATCAACTACAAAAAGATAAACTACTTACGATGCTTTCGCAGGATTCAAGTAAATCTTGCCTATTTTGGACCTATAGCTCAGTCTGGTCAGAGCAACTGACTCATAATCAGGAGGTCGGGGGTTCAAAGCCCTCTAGGTCCACCTCGACTACTGGAAGGTAGAGTAGATAGATTACTATAGCCTAGGTAATGTAGTAATCTATGGGAGTTAGCTCAGGGGAACAGAGTGCTAGGAGTCATGTCCTAGAAGTCGGTGGTTCGATTCCATCACTCCCAACAAACAATTATCGCTTATGAAACATTTATTATTAGTTCTAATGTTTATCTCCTTAGTTGGTCAGCATAATGTTACAGCAACATATTACCATGCAGGACCAAAACATGGATTATCATGGTACACAGCTAGCGGAAATAAGATTAATACTGAGCAGTTAAATGCTGGTAAGTTAAGATGGGTAGCACTCTCTCGTGATTTATTAAGACATTATCACTATGGAGATACCATTATTGTGATTTCTGACAATCCTAAACTTAGAGGTAAATGGGTTGTTATGGATAAGATGCACCAAAGGCATAGGAATAGGATTGACTTTCTGACTCCTTCTGGTAATAATTTAGGAATGTTAAAACCAACAAAAGTAAAAATAAAGAAACAATGATACTATATTGGACAGGAGTACTTATAGCCCTATGTATAAATTTGGCTATATTATGGTATGTAAACAAAACTGGAGGTGTGATTACACTTGGCAATCTTATTCTTGCTCTTACGTGTTCATTGGCTTCATTACTTGAAATTGGTGTACTAATAGTGGCAACTTTAATTTACATCTTAGCTAATGCGGACACCATAGTTATATGGAGGAGTAAGAAGAAATAGTGATGGGATGGTGGCGAAATGGTAGGCGCGCTGGTCTTAGGAACCAGTGCCTTCGGGCGTGAGGGTTCGAGTCCCTCCCATCCTACGAGCATTAAAATAACAGGAGATATGAAAGAGATTAAAGATTTTATTCAAGAATTGTACGATAGTGCAATTTCTGGTCATACTGGTATGTTAGTACCCCTCGATGCTGCTACCAGAATTGTGTCTGAAGCGTTTACTGCTGGTATGAATTTTCAAGACCATGAGGTTAAGGGAAAACACAAGTTTAGACGTTTTGAGAAGTCAGATATTGATAAAGTAGCTGACTTTAAGTTTATTCCCAACCCTCTTAATGGTGGAGATGATGACTTTATTGTAGCCGATATGGTATTCAAGGAATATACATACGGAGAGTCTGGTGAAGAGCCATTCTGCTGCATGGATGCCTTAAATAGGGACTTTGGAGAACTAAGATTGAAAGAACTTATAAAACCTAAATACAGATGAAATATCTTATTACTCTATTATTACTAATAATTACTTCATGTACTGTTAATAAAGTCGAAACAGTTCCTACTACCAGTAAGGGGAAGTTTGCCATTGAAGACTTCGCATATGACGTTACAGCAGCTGAATTTACCTACAAAGGACACAGTTATATATGGTTCCATAGTAGGGGAGGATGGGATGGACATGACGGTATAGTACACAACCCTGATTGTCATTGTTATAAATAAATATTTAAGGATGTAAAGCGTACACGTGCTAACATTAGCAATAGGAAAGGAGACTTTCCTGTTCCAAGGTAGGGTTAAAACTGATATTACATCCTTATAGGGCGACATAGCTCAGTTGGCTAGAGCGTGGGAGTCATAACCCCAAGGTGGATGGTTCGAACCCATCTGTCGCCACAATTAATATTTTATCCTATGAGTGAGAAGGGAGTATTATTTAAGAAAAGAAAGAATAATCACGGAAGCCACCACGGAAGTAGTAGAGGTTCTGGATTTCCCAGATACAACATGAATAAGTTTGACGGCACTCATTTAGGTATGAGGGTTAGACTTAGGAAAGATATGGAGAAATACTTAGAGTGTTACTACAACTATGGTTATCTAAGGTCTAATTGGATTATAGGACTTATTAATAAGTATGTAGGAAAACCTTACAATGACTTAATTAAAGAGTTCTATAAGAAGATTAAGGGATAATCATAAGGATGTTGGTCTAAAGGATTTAGATTGGAATTTTGAGGACAGTTATTACGTCGATGATGATGGTCTAATACATTGTAACTCAGAGATAAAATTTAACAGGTTTACTAACCGACAACTTAGGTATAATAAAGCTCAGAAGATACCTCAATTTGGTGCTGTGGCTAAGCCAAGAGAACTCCTAAGAAGTTGGGAATTAAGGAACCATGATTATCCTGTGTTATTAGATACTAATCCTAAACTTATAGGTAACTACTATTGTGATATTAATGGTGTAGTATTACTTTTACCTGTATATCATGTTCCAGAAGCTGAGGATACCCCAGATGGGGGTTATCTCCTAGACCTGGAACTTATGAATACAAGAAGAAAAAGAGTCTTGAGAAGAATTGGATTACTCCTACTATACTATTTAACAGAAGGGAAACCCGAACTAATCTTTATAGATTTATACATATAGAATTGCAAGGCAAGATACCTAATCCAGCCTTAGTATCATTACGCGCATCTATAAAGAAGGCTGAGGAAGATTACTTTAATGCCAGAGATTCTTGGGAAGAATCAAAGTGCAAGATGTATCTTAATGTATTGAAATCCAGACTTAAATTCACACCAGAATTTGTTTCAATGAATGTAGGTTATGGATGTCTCTACCCTATGGTTAAGATAAGTGATTATAAGAAAGCCTTAGAGAAATATGAGTCGGAGCAGAAAGAAGCATGCAATAGTGAAGGATAAGACTGGTAGATGGTATAACAGAATTATCCGAAGACACCAAAACCAAGAAATAAGAGGAATAAAGACCTTAGCTGACCTAATGGATTATAGAATCTCACATCCTTATGAAATTGTAAATCAATGGGATATTTGTGATTGGATATTTCGTTATGACAATGATGAGGAATGGGCAGAAAAGGTTAAACGCAAATAGATGGATGGCTCCATGGTGGAATTGGTAGACACGTCAGATTTAAGCTCTGATGCCCTTTACGGGCGTGTGAGTTCGAGTCTCACTGGGGCTACACCCTTGAATTTACTCTTAATCCTTAAATATAATCAGTATGGACATTTTTAGCAAGACAGCAGCAGGATTTAGTAAGGAAGTAGACAGTGCAATGTCTACATTTAAGAGTACTATTACGAAGCTCAAAGCAACAGCTGAGAAAGCTATTGCAACTAAAGCTGAAAAGCAGGAAGAAATCAAAAAGCTGGAAACAGAATGTACAGCTCTAGATGGAGTTTCTACTAAAGCTAATAACTTGGCTGCCAAGTTAGAAGCATTATTTGAATAAGCATGAAGGTTGAGAATTTAATTGACCATCCCATTGACTTCACTACCATTGAGGGATGTAAATCCTTTGATGGTTGGGTAAATGGTGATATTTCTAATGCTTTCTACTTAGGATTTCTAAGAGAAGAATTTAGTGAATATGTACCCAAAATGAATGAGAGTGAAGAGGGTATTCAATTCCTAAAGAGTATGGCTACAGCAAACACCAATGCTAAGAAATACTTAAAGGAACTCGCCAGATTGATGAAGCCTTACTTGGAAAGTAAGAATGGGTTTGTAATCCTTGATATGATTAACGACGTACTAGAGAGAGTATCTCTAGAGAAGGATAATGATATTTATGGAGTTGCCCTAGTACTAGGCATTTATACTGATTACCTATTTAGCACACAAGCAAAGGCATGAGTTCTTATATATGTTATACTGATGGGGCCTATTCAGGTACTCGTAATCAAGGAGGTATTGGATTTATCATCCTTAAAGATGGTAAGGAAGTTGCCAGATATAGTAAAATGTATAAGAACACTACAAACCAAAGAATGGAACAAATGGCAGCTATTGTTGCCTTAGAATCTATTGTCACACCTTCCGAAGTTACAATAATTTCTGACTCTCAGTATGTGGTCAGTACATATACCAAGAATTGGAAAAGAAAGGCAAATTTAGACTTATGGAAAAGGTTTGACAAGGCGATTGCGTTCCATACTAAGGTTGAGTTTGAGTGGACTAAAGGTCACGCAGACGACCAATATAACAAGATTTGTGATAAGCTAGCACAAGAAGCTAGTAGGACTGTAGAGATTACTAATTAACAAATGTAAATTCTTCTATATGAAATACAAGAAAATGGTAGCTAACTTAGAGGCAGCTAAGAGATGGTGGGATGCTCAACCTGAAACTTTCAAGAAGGCAACTACACGTCCTGGCTCCGTTAAATGCAAATCTGTTAATAGAGGTAAATAACCACTTCGAGTTTAAGGTTAAGTAGGACTTGCGCATATCTACATACCGTAGGTATCAAAACCTTTCTACGAAAGTAGATAAACCTATCGCGGAGAGGACAGTGGTGACTCTCCATTTGACCCTATAGCTTAGCTGGTAGAGCTGCGGACTCTTAATCCGTCGACCAGGGTTCGAATCCCTGTGGGGTCACAAAGTAAAGTTGAGGTAATAAAGAAGAAGAATGATGCCGCTTGCTCGTGAGAGTAGGCGGCATTTTTTATGGTCTAGTAGCTCAGCTGAACAGAGCGTTCCCCTCCTAAGGGAAAGGTCATGGGTTTGAATCCCATCTGGACTACAAATTAATTAGATAATCTTATGGAAAATACTAAACAAGCAGCCCTACAATGGGTTAAAGATGGAAAGCCATGTACATATAGATATGGGCTGGCATACAGAGGAGCAAAAGCAAGACGTATTTCTAATGAAGAAGCTCTAAACAAACTTACTAATGAGAAATCTTGGGGTTTTGGAATGGGTTTCTATGAACTCAGTTGGTCAAAGTTTGAGGGTGAGTCTTGTTTGGAGTTTAATGAATTGCATGAAAATGATTTATATTAATGTGTAATTATGTGTTTACGTAAAAGATATACATTTCCCAGAATTACTTTAGCTAATAAAAAGGTTTATAAAGTAGTTGATAAAGTAGAGAAGGGTTATAAAACACCTATTAGAGATGCATATGTAAATTTAGGTGAAACATATAAGGGGATATTTACAGAATGGGATATTATATCTTCTATGTTTTCAAAAATTATAGAAGATGGTTACATTCATTGCTATGAAAATATAACCTCTGCAAAAAATTTTAAGTTTTGTGATACTATTATTGAGTGTGAAATACCTAAATGGACACTTTATTGGAAGGGTATAAATGGAGATATAGTTGCCAGAAAACTAAAATATCTAAAAGAATATCATGAAAGTATATGACGTTTTAAAATCTGCTGAAGAAATTTATGTGGAAGAAATCACGAAAAGGAATAATGAAGAATTCCCTGGAATGTGCTGGTGCTTAAAAGTGGCAGCTACTAAAGGTATGGACTTTAAAGAAAAGAATAGAAAAGGACATCCAACTTATAATGATTTGGTAGTCAATATTCCTGAATTCAATCCCAAATTTCTTAAAGCTACAGCAATAGTTAAAACAGCAGGATTAGATTTCTGGTGGGCTTTGAGCGACAAACAATCAAGATTGAATGCATTTCATATTCTTAGGAGTATTTATAAACAGAGTGATAAAGAATTTATTTATTAATAATAGAGGGGATGTAGGCTTGGAAGTAGCCATCATTTAAAGAGTTGCGAGCGGAAGTTAATGGGAAACCCATAAGTTGTGTCTAGCTAACACAATGTGGACAAGCGTGGAGGTATAGAACTTACTGGTCCTCCCGTAGAACCGCAGGGAGACATAAGCATTAATCTCGGAGAGTAGTATTCCAAGTCTGAAATGGCGAGGGTTCCTATACGTTGCTCAATGTGATATTAAGTGTCGGAGTCTATTATTGATAAGTTCCAATAGTACGAGAGGAGCCTGGAATTAAGATTGGGAGGTACGAGATACCTTAGCCGTTACTAGGAGAACGAAAGTCGGCTAGTGCATATCTTAAGTCACTGTGCACATACGTTCAATGTCAGTAATCGCCCTTAGAGCATTTGGTGTAACAGCACACCCTCTATTCCTTTAGTCCTATAGTTTAACGGATAAAATGCTGGTCTACGGAACCTGAGTTCCCAGTTCGAATCTGGGTGGGACTACTAAATAACAAATAATATGAAAGAATGGTTAAAAGAGATTAGGGATGAGTGGTTTCCCAAGCCCAAGCCTTTAAGTGCTTTGGATGCTTATACAATCACTAAATATGGGTTAAAACTGGATGAAACAACTTTGCATACGAAATGTATCCAGGAAATAGCTTCGCTTATGCAAGCTAAATCTCAGAGAAATTCGTATAGCTTAGTGTTTGACCTGGATGAGAATTTACCTGAACTTGGTAATTACTTGGAAAAGTATTATACTGATTTAGGATTTAATTGCTTCATCCTTGATTCTAAGATAGACGAGAGGATTGAATGTCCTCAACTATATCTTAGTTGGCGTAAAAAGCTGTTAAATAGCTTGTAAGAGGACACTATTGCCTTTATAGAGATGCACCTAATATGAGAGATTAGTATTTTTTAAACAACCAAAGACTGAACTAATGTTCAATAAAATCATTTACGTCACTTTGCTGATAATTGCTACTATAGCTTTTGTTAGCGGTGTGGGATGCCTATTGAGTATGGCTAGTTGGGTTGCCAATATCTTAGGGATTATTGTAATTCCAATCTATGCTTATCTTGTAGTTAAATTAGTAAAACTTATATTTAAAAATCGAGGTGTTTATGGCAAACAGTAACAGAACTCTTGGATTCCTTGGAGGAGTCATAGTTTTAGCTATTCTTGTAATAGTGTTTTTCTCTTGTTTCAGTATTTCCAGAATTGATTCTGGTCAGACTGGTGTGATGGTCAATCTTGCTGGTAGCGAGAGGGGTGTAGACGATGCAAAAGTTGAGACAGGATGGGTAGTTTATAACCGCTTTACTAAGCAGTTATTTGAGTATCCAGCTTATGCTCAGATTGTAGATTATGCTCCTTTTGATATTCAGGATAAGAAAGGAACTATCTTCGAAGCAGACCCAACTATTGAGTATTACATTGAGCGTGAGAAAGCTAAAGATGTATTTCTAAGATATAGAAAGGACATTGAGGCTTTAGAGCAAACTGCAATACTTACTGAAGTAAAGAATGCTTATAAGGATATTTCTGGCTTATATGAGACTGACTCTCTGATTAACAACAGACCTCAGTTTGAAAAAGAAGTTGAGGACTTGTTAAGAGCTAGGTTAAGTGAGAAAGGATTTACATTTAGTAATATCCAATCTTCAGTTAAGCCAAACAAAGCTCTGCAGGACGCTATTGATGCTAAGAACACCGCAGTTCAAAATGCATTAAGAGTAGAAAACGAAAAGAAAGCTGCTATTGCTGAAGCTGAGAAGATAGTAGCAGCTGCTAAGGGTAAAGCCGATGCCAATAGGTTATTGGAGCAATCTATCACTCCAGAATTACTACAACTCAAAGCTATTGAGAAGTGGGATGGTACTATGCCATTATCTGTAGGTGGTGGAACGTTACCTTTCTTGAATCTCAAATAATTTCTCAGCAAAACAAAAAAAAATAACTTAAAATTATGGCAATCAATTTGCAAAAGGGTGGACGCATTGACCTTTCTAAGGAGTCCACAGCTAGTGTGTTTAGAATTGGTTTGGGCTGGGATGCAGCACAACCTGGTAAAGAATTTGACTTGGATGCTATGGCGCTGATGTTGAAAGCTGATGGCAAAGTCCTCAGTGATGCAAACATGGTGTTCTATGGCAACTTGGAAGACCCCGCTAAGTCTGTAAAACATTCTGGTGATAACCGTACTGGTGCTGGTGATGGTGATGATGAAACTATCACAGTAGACACTGCTAAGGTTCCTGCTGAAGTACAGGAAATCGTAGTGCTGGTAAACATCCATGATGCTAAGAACCGTCAGCAGAACTTTGGTATGGTACGCAATGCTAAAGTAAACCTGTATGAAGGTGCAGAAGGCAACAACATTCTTGCTAAGTATGACTTGGAAGAAGATGCTTCTATGGACAGAGCGTTGGTATTCTGTAAGCTGTACCGTAAGGATGGTAGCTGGAGATTCCAGGCTGTGAATGAAGGTAAAGGTAACTATCAGTCAGTGCTGTTGTGTGACATTCTGGCTGGTTATGGTATTGATGCTGGTCCAAAGGATTTATAACTATGATAAATCTATCTAAGGGTGGCAGAGTTAATCTGTCTAAGGATGATAACGGTAATAAGTTATCTAAGGTATTCTTTGGAGCAAACTGGGGAGCTATCAAGTCTGGTGGCTTCCTGGGTTTTGGCGGAAGTACGGAAGCTGTAGACTTGGATGCTTCTGTGGTTCTCATGGATGCTAATAAACGTAAACTTGAGACTGTTTACTTCGGTAATAAGAACTCAAGAGACGGAGCAATCCATCATTCTGGTGATGATTTAGTAGGTGATACCGACGGAGACGATGGAATGGATAATGAGACTATTTCAGTAGAACTGGATAGAATCAGACCTGAAGTTTCATATGTCGCTTTCATCCTTAACTCATATCGTCACCAAAGATTCGACAAGATTCCTTATATGGGTCTGAGAATCTACACTACTGCTGACGGACGCCCAGTAACTCGTCCAAATGCTAATCCCAACATATTGGCTAAGTTTAACTTGGACAATGATAGCAAAGACCCTGATACTACATTCGTTGGTCGGGAAGCTATCATCTTGGGAGTTGCTTATCGTAAGGACAGTGAATGGAAATTCAAGGCTTTGGGCAACACTGGCTCTTGGCAATCTATTAGTGAAATCGAAAGGGTATTACCTAATTTTATTTAATTATTATGACAGAAGAAGAAGTAAAAGCATTGCGCGAAGAAATCTTTGCGGATGGAAAAGTAACCAAGGAAGAACTCTTGGATTTGTGGGAGAAGAAGGATGCGCAGGAGGAAACTACCTGTGAGTTTGATTCGTTATTCGCTGAAGCAGCTATGGCTTGGCTGTTAGCTGATGGCAAAATCGACGAAGAGGAAGCTCAATTCCTTATTGACAAAATCAACGAGGATGACGACATTGACGATGCCGAAAATGAGCTTCTGGAGCAAATCGCTGAGCATTACAGAGATGGCAATGAGGTTCCTCAGAGCTTGATTGCTGCCTTCCCCGAATACTTCGAAGAGGACTAAACCTTTTTCCTTTTTATGGGTGGGAAACCACCCTTTAATAATTAAATAACTTAAAAAGATGGATATAGATTTGTTAAAGGGTTTGAGTGATGAACAAGTTAGTCACAATAGAGACTGCTATGGTTCTAACGTACTAACCCCACCCAAAAGAGACCCTTGGTATGTGCTTTTCTTTGAGAAGTTCAAAGACCCATTGATTCAGATACTTAGCGTTGCAGCTGTAATTGCTTTAGTATTGGGTATTATTAAGTCAGAGTATTTGGAACCTATTGGTATTATTATAGCCATTTTATTGGCAGTAACCATTGGGTTCTTAAATGAGTATAGTGCATCTAAGAAATTTGATGTGCTTACTTCCAGCTCTGATGATTCACTTGTCAAAGTAAGGCGAAATGGTGTGGTAACTCAGGTGGCTAGAAAAGACCTGGTTGTTGAGGATGTAATTCTATTGGAAGCTGGTGAGGAAATCCCAGCTGATATTATAGTTATGGAATCACACAATCTAAAGGTTAATGAATCCGTGCTAACTGGAGAATCAAAAGCTGTTAATAAACAAGCTAAATCTGAGGGAGAGTTAAATGCAACTTATCCTTCATGGCTATTACTAAGAGGTACTATCATTGAAGAAGGTACTGCTACTGGTGTAGTAAACAAGGTTGGTGATATGACAGCATTTGGTCAAACAGCTCGTAAAGCTGCCGAGATTACTGATACCGAAACACCTCTCAACAAGCAGCTTAATGGTCTTGCTGATTTAATCAACAAGATTGCGTTTGGAGCTGCTGGCTTCCTAATCTTAGCTTTATTAGTTCGATATTTCTTTATCGAACAGGCATATATTGGACAGGACTGGATGCAAATTACGAATGACCTATTGGCTTTCTTAATGATTGCAGTTGCATTGATTGTGGTTGCAGTTCCAGAAGGATTACCAATGGCTGTTACACTAGCGTTAGCATACTCTATGAAGAGAATGTCTAAAGCTAATAACTTAGTTCGTAAGATGCACGCTTGCGAGACACTTGGGGCTACTACTCTTATTCTTACCGATAAAACGGGTACTCTAACTGAGAATAAGATGAAAGTAGTTAGTGAAGTAATGTCTGATAGGGCTTACCTAACTATAAATGCTTTAGCCAATTCAACAGCCTATGTGGATGGTGACAAAACTGTAGGTAATCCTACAGAAGGAGCTATAATTAAACACATGGATGCTGGTAACTTGCTTGACGATATAAGGAGACATAATGCTCCTGTATTCCGATTGGATTTCTCAAGTAAGACTAAATTTATGCTAACCGTTATCCGTCAGGAAGAGGCTTATGTCTGCTTAATGAAAGGTGCTCCTGAAGTAGTTAAAGCTATGTGTAAGGAAACCGATGTATGCGGAGAAGCTGAAGAGCAGAATAAGGGTAGAAGAGTTATAGGCTTTGCTTATAAGGAAACTATGACCTTAGAAGATGCTCAGAAACTGTCTGACTTTACCTATAACGGTTTTATGGCTATTGAAGACCCAATCCGCAAGGATGTACCTGATGCTATTAAAGCAGCGAGGGAGGCAGGTATCAAAGTTAAAATCATTACTGGTGATAACCCAGCAACAGCATCTGAAATTGCTAGACAAGCTGGGCTTAGCGACAATCCTCAATCTATGGCGGGTATTGACATTAGAAACAAGACCAATCCATATGATTCTGTAACTGGTATCGCAAACATTGATGTATTTGCTAGAACCAAACCTGAAGATAAGCAAACCTTAGTAAAGGAATTTCAGGCTTTAGGGGAAGTAGTTGCTATGACTGGTGATGGTACTAACGACGCACCAGCTTTAAATCATGCAGAAGTAGGTATCGCTATGAATAACGGTACTGACGTAGCTAAGGAAGCAGCTGACATTATTCTGCTTGATAATTCATTCCCATCTATCATTTTGGGAGTAAAGTGGGGTAGGAGTTTGTATAAAAACATTCAGCACTTTATATTGTTCCAACTTACTATTAACGTAGTAGCTATTCTGATAGCTTGTGTTGGTCCATTTATAGGTGTAGACCTACCATTCACCGTAACCCAGATGTTATGGGTAAATTTAATCATGGATACTTTTGCTGCACTTGCATTGGCGACTGAACCTGCCAATGATGCAGTTATGAAGGACAGACCCAGAGACCCGAAGGCGTTTATTATCACTAAGAAAATGTGGATAGACATCTTTGGTACTGGCTTGGCATTCTTCATACTTCTGGCTGGACTATTGTATAGAGATGCAGTTTCACTTACTATGTTCTTCACTATATTTGTGTTGTTACAGTGGTGGAACCTATTCAATGCAAGGGTGTTCGGTCAGAAGAGAAGTATTTTTGATGGCTTACTAAAGAATCCTGCATTTGTAGGAATCTCTTTGGTTATTCTAGTTGGTCAATTCCTTATTGTGCAATTTGGAGGTGCTATGTTTAGAACCGAACCATTGACTATGCATCAATGGCTTATGGTTCTGGGTGGTACTTCTTTGGTTGCTATTATTAGGGAAGTGACATATCAAGTAAGCAAAATTTTCAAATAGTATGGAATATTGGGTATTATATTTATGTCCATCTGTAGCAGTCAATGTGACAGATGTGGCTGCGACGTATGCGTAGCTAAAGGTGTGAGAAAGGCTGGTATTAAGGTGAGACACGTATTTATCCCAGCTATTATAATGGTTGTACTGGGAGTATGTGTTCCATCTACTAAATCTTGCTACGCTATATTTGGCGTAGGTGCAACTTTACATTATGTAAATCATAGTGAAGAAGCTCAAAAGATACCAGACAATGCAATGAAGGCAGTAAATCGCTACTTGGAGTCTCTGGCTCCCAATGACTCCATACAGTAAACAGTAGGGGTCAATTCTGTCTATTTAGATGGGATTGACCCTTATTTTTTTGTAGATGTATGGATATGTAACTGAAGAGTCATTTTAGTGAAAGGACTGAGTAAAGTTAAAGCGTGGCTAGAAAAGAAAGGATTTATCCAAGTTGAACAAGTAGGAGATACAAACTCTGAATATTTTCAGATGTCTGGACTTCCTATTACAGTAAGACTTGGAGACCATCTTGGAAGGCAAAATACTATCTCTGATAAGTACATAAACATACTGCCAGGTAATGATTCAGAATCATATGTCTTAGTGATTGACAAGACTACTAAAGTTGTAAAGCATAAAGAGTTATTAAAGGTTTTAGAGAGCTTTATTTCTCTTTATTCAATACTTCCTGACTATCTCAAATTTAGGATAGAAATGAAGAAGGAATTTCAACAGAAGGAATCTTCTCTCAATTCTGAGATTAATAACCTGAAGGCGTCAATGACAACTCTTAGAGCTAAGATGAAGGATAAACTAGGTAACTTCAGTCAAGCTATTAAGAAAGTTAATAATGATATTGTAGTCGAAATGAATAACTTACAATGATACAGAATATTATTGATTCTTGGAAGCATATTCCTTACACACTTAGACACTATATTGCCTTCCTCAAAACTGAGAAGAAGTATATTGGCTATTATAAATATAAGTTCCATGACTTAGATAAAGTTCTCATGTATATTATTGTCCCTTGGTTAGGCACTAAGAGAATAAAGAAGATACACAGAGCCATTAATAAACATCATATCCAGAATAATAAACCTGTATGGAAGTGTAATTATGAAGAAGCTGCCATCGACTGGGAATGTTGTCGGTTAACTAAGCCAAATGAACCTATGAGTGCTAGGGAATACCTAGAATATAAGAAGGATTCATTACGTCCAACTCATTACGCTTATATGGATATGGTTTTGAAACAATTTAACTTGTAGTATGGTTATTGAAGAATCTGATTTTAGGATGACTAAGGCTCTAGGCACATTCTGGGACTTAGAACTTCTATATACTGTAAAGCCTAAAGGTAAACCAGAGCGTCAAGAATTTAAGGATGCTGGATATGGTATGACTTTAGAACACTGTATGAAGAAGGTAATATATCACAGAATGGAACAGAAGAAGGAGTCTTATACTCTTAAGGAGTTTATTCAAGATTATAAGAGAGAAGTAGATAGATTAGAAGAATTATTAAGTACCAAAATGGAATCTTATGGCAGCTCCGAAGAAAAGAGTAAGGAAGCCTAGTTCGGTTAAGACTATTAACTGTGACAGGTGTGGTTTACCGACAACTCATACATTGTATGATGCCGATAACAAAATCTACAAGTGTAATATTTGTGGAAGTACAGTGAAACTATAAAAGTGTGTAACATCTAATTCTTTAAGAGGATGAAGAAAGAAGAAAAGAAAGTAGAGCCAGTTGATGTAAACAACGACGCTCAAATGGTAGCATTAGGCATAAGACCCCCTCATGTAAAACCCCGCGACCCATCTGTGTGGACTAAGACTGAGAAAGAACGCAAGGCTTGGAGGAAGCAACGTCATTTCCCAGCTCCTGACACCCGTTGGGCAGCTCCCGTAAGACCGTCCAGGTTTATTGGACGACTGATTGTTCATGTCAAAGGCTTGGACAAGACAACTTATCGTCACGATTGCCCAGAAACAGACTTAGCATATCTGTTGGGTAAGTACAAAAACGAACATTGTACAATAGTAAAGGCATTCTGGAATGGCAAACAAATCGACCCAGAACGTTTACTCTTACAAGCAATATAAATTAACAGAATATCCTAAATTCTTATACGAAGTATCTTTATATAAGATATGGAAGGATAGAGTTGAATGTGTGGGAAGTCAATTCTATATTGCTGACAAACCTCTAGAGATTAAGAAGTCTACAATCTCTAAGAAGGTTAAAGATTATTTGTTGGTCAAGTACATTACTTGGCTATCAGCACCTCTAGATTACTTGATGCAAAACAATTTTAAATTAGTTACTGATGAGAGTACTAGACGCACAAGGAAATCCAGAACAAAAAAAGACTGAACAGGGGATGCAAACCGTAGATGCAACCCCAACAATGGAATATACAGAAAAAAACATCGATAAGCGCAGAAGAACTTGTACGCTATCAAGTGTTATGATTGAAATGCTGGTAAAGCAGATGTCTGCTGAATTAGCTAACCATAGTCTGTATAGGACATTTGCTAACTTCTTTGATGTTGAGGGATTACCAAAACTTGCAATTTATTGGCTAGGTAGAGCAGCCGAGGAATATCTACACCATGAGTGGATTTACAAATATCTGACTACTAATGACGCTCTGTTCCAATATCCGTCAGTTCCAGCTATTAAGGTGAACATAACCGATAGGATTATGCCCTTTGCTGCTACTGTAGATAGGGAGATTGAAACAACCATGAGTATTAACAAGATTGTAGACCAGGCTCAGAAAGAAGGTGATTGGGCTACATTCCAGTGGTTAAATGGTGAAGATGAGGAAGAAGGACGCCTAGTTAAAGAGCAAGTAGAAGAAGAGTCTATTAGTAGGACTATTCTGGATATGGCTAAAGAGCAAGCTACATGGTTGCGTAAAGAGAATGCAATTCTTGAATTTTATCGCAATCCAGAGAGTTTGCAGCCATCTCGTAAGGCATAAGATTGATGGAAATACAGAGATTATATTAAAATTTTTTATTTCTTAATTTCACATTAATATGAAGAAGGTAGAATATATCGTAGACACTTTTAAAGATTACACTGGTGCAGAACGTCATTTCATAATGGCTGCTGTTAGTATTCATAACGAAGCAGAGGTTTACGTAGAAGAAAATGACGAACCTATTTATACAGACGAAAAGATTCTGTCAATAGGTGTGGCAGTGTGTCGTCCTAATGATACATTCAACGAAGAGCTTGGTAAGCGCATTGCCGAGGGTAAGGCTACGAAGTACCGTGACCATGCCTTGTACGCTACCGATGCTGGTCTGATTAATGATAAGATGGTGAAAGCTCTGTTGGAGCAAGAAGCTGACTATTTTAAAGCTAATCCTGGACGTTATTTGGCAGGATATGACAAAGATGCCCAAAAGTATCGTGATTCTCAGAGAATCGAAGGATATATCGACAATCTGAAGGGCGATGCTCAGGCTACTTTCAAGTTCCTCACAACAGCATCTGATGAGGAAGTTGAAGCTATGTCAGAAGCAGTAGAGTATGTCTTGGTTTAAGTATGTTCTTGTAGGAGTAATCCTAGTAGTAATACTATGGTTCTTCTTAAGAACTACACCCACTGATATTCCTGACTATAAGGAATTAACTAACAAAATTGACTCTCTTAATAGTGAATTGAGTTTGTTAAAACTAGAGAGGGATTCATTATTGACTATAATTGATTCTTCAAAGGTTAAGGTGGAAGTGATTGAGCACTGGTATGAAAAGGAGCTTACTGATATTACTAATCAGTCTATTGCCAGCGATGTGGTGTTCTTCACAGAATACTTATCCCAAGCTGACAAATGACTCCCTAATAGTCATAACCCCTCAACAACTTAAAGCCACAAATTTGATTTTCTTGGAACATAAGAAGTTAAAACTGGAAATTCCAGAGCTTAATAAGCAAATAGCCTCTTATGAAAGTTTGATTAAGTCTTATGAACAAACAGATTCTGTTAGAAATGCACAGGTAGAACGACTAATGCTCCATGCGGAAGTTTCTGAGCAGGTAATGCAGAACCAGCTTAGAGAGATTAATAAACTTGAATCCAAGAATAAACTATTTAAAGGACTAACTATTGGTGGGGTTACTGTTAGTGTAATCCTGATAGCAACTCTATTGCTAAAGTAAACGAGATTAAGTAACAATTAAAAAATGACACGTATGAATTTTACAGACATCTTTAAAGGCAAAAACTTGATAGCACTTATTGCTGCTGTTATTATTTGTGTTCTGTTAAGCGTGTTTGGAGTACCTAAAGTGGCTATCTATGTAGTCATGTTTGCTCTAGGCTGCAATAACAAGAACTTTGCACAATGGGTTGAAGATAAAATACTTACTCCCTTAAAGAGAACATTTTAACCCACTATCTGTATAGCTGAGTTCATACGAAACTAAAGGTATTCAATGGCAAAGCAATTAAGCAATTCCTTCGACAAAGACAAAGATGGTGTTAAATATCAGCATCCAGAAAGAACCTGCAAGGATTGTGCTAAGTACCCCTGTTTCAGAGGTCAAGAGAACAAGACCTGCGATTATGCCAAGTATGGTTGTCGAAAATACAAAGAGAAAGAAGATTAAAAGTAATTCTTATCAGTATGATAGAATGTAACATCTACTCTGGACGTAAAGGGAAAATCAGCTATCAAGAAACTGGTAACTTTGAAACATTATTAGAGGCAGAACTCTACGCTCAAGAAATATCCGAGATGGATGCTAGGGAATATGGTTATCCACTAGAAGAATGTGAATGGTTAGCAGTAGAAACTGCGGCTGATAACATTCCCTATGACGAGAGGGTAGGAGTAATGTATCTTATATAATGGAAGTTATTCATGCCAAGTTGATGACCTATAGAGAAGATATAGGCGGTTATACTGTTTATGTCTTTCAGAATTTAGCTAATGGAACTTATGAAATATGTACTCGATTACCTAGGTGGGAATCCCCAATTCTCAAGATAGGTGATGTGGGGTTTCTAAAGTATAATGAAGTAATAGCTGGTGAGGATACTTGGTATGACCGAGACACTGGTCAACAAGTTCCTTATCGCTATACTGGCGTTTACTTTATGGACTTTGTTTATGAGAAGCCAGCAAAAACAGATATAATTTTATAACAACAAGATTATGAAACAAAAGAGATTATTTTATATAACAAAGACTTAAATATAGAATAACAATATGATTAAGGAAAAATTGGCTGCTGCTATTGCTAAGAAGAATAATGACATTAACACTTTCGTATGGAAGGGTCGTAAGGTTGAAGTAAATGGACAACTCGTACAAGATGAAAAGAAACTTGTTGATTGTTCTGAAGATGAGTTGAGAACATTCTATAAGCATTGTGACTCTATGCTTTATAATACCAGTAAGGAATGTCCTGGTAGGTATGTTCTGTTAGACATCATTGAAGACCAACGTGTTAGATGTAATGCAGAATTATTCCTTCGCTGGTTAGAGCAAGAGAAGAGTACGCCAAGATTCACGTTCCTGTCCTCATTGAGAGTATTTCTTGACAATAACAAAGGTATTGATACCAAGAATGTATTCATCTCTGAGGCATTAGTGGGGGGCTGTCCTGCGGAATTTGCTAGGCTTCCTATCGACATCGTTTTAGAAGGCTGTCTTGACAAGCTGGGTAAGTTTAACAAGCAGCATATTACATTAACATTTATCTTGAAACAAGGTCTATGGTTTACACAACAAGAATCTAAGGACTTGACTGAGAAAACTCCTAGTGGCGAATTTCGTGAGAAAGCAGAAGTTGCTAAGGAGCGTCTTGGACTTAAATCTTCTGTAAACCTGTATATGACGCCGAAAGGATTATCATTTGCTCAACTTCGCGCAATGGTAAACCTGAAGAGTAAGAAGTACTCTGAACTTACAACTCCTCAGTTGGAAACTCTGAGGAACAGAATCCTGTTCTCATTAGAGGACGAAGTTAAATTCCATATTGGACAATGGGAAACCAGAAAGAATCAAATCAAGATGGTTTGTGATGCTAAAGGTTATACTCTTTAAGAGAATCCTTGACATTTATACCCATTCCTATTGGTTCTACAATTTCACTCCTGAGTTTTACTCACTCATTATAGGAGTTTTGTTTACATAGCTATCAATAGAATTATAGAGTAAATTCAAGGGTAAATTTGATAGTATATGGCAGACTTGTTTGGAAATCTAAGTAGAACAGAACGCCAGGAACAAGGTGTTCAACGATGGGTAGATAACAAGTTGTGTGGGACCCTTAACTGGGCTACTGGTGTAGGTAAGACTAGAGGTGGATTGATGGCTATAAGTAGATTTTTGAAGAAGAATCCTACTAAGTCCGTTATTGTAGTCGTGCCCAGTGAACCTGTACAGAAGCAATGGATTAATGAACTAGCTGATTGGAACTTAATGTCCCAGTGTTCTGTAAAAACTATGACTGATACTTCCACGCATGAATATACATGTACCTTATTAGTTATAGATGAAATCCATAAGGTTGGTGCACCTACATTGCTGAACATATTTAAAAACGTCCATTATACAGTAATCTTAGGGCTAACTGCGACCTTTGAGAGATTGGATGGTAAAGATGAAATTATCAGGAAGAGATGTCCTATTGTGGATACTATTTCTGTAGAAGAAGCCATAGAGAATAAATGGCTGGCTGATTATCGAGAATATGAGGTACTTATTGAGCCAGAAGACATTGAAGTCTATAGAGAAATCAATAAAGAGTTCTATGAACATTTTTCTTTCTTTGATTATAACTTCTCTCTTGCAATGAGTTGTGTAACTGATTGGAAGAAAAGAGTAGAGTTAGCTAAAGAAAGATGTAGGTCAAACCAGAGTGAGGACTTTAAGACCGTTAATAAACAAATCTTAGTTCACGCTATGGGATTCAGTAGAACCCTACAGGCCCGTAAGAAATACATATATAATCACCCTAAGAAGATTGAGCTTACTAATCTTATCCTAGAACATCGCCAAGACAAAAAGTGTATAACTTTTAGTGCTTATGTATCTATGGCTGAGAAAATAAAGTATGGTTCAGTCTATTCTGGCAAAGACTCTGTAAAGAAGGGTAGAATAACCCTGGAAGAGTTTGTTAAGCAAGACGGAGGGGTATTGAACACTGTTATGAAACTGAATGAGGGCTTCAACTGTCCCGATATTAGCGTGTCAGTAATACTTGGCTTCAATAGTAGTTCTACTACTAAGAAACAGAGAGTAGGTAGAGTTATCAGACAGAAAGAGGACAAAGTTGCTGAAGTCTTTACTCTAGTTCTGAGAGGAACTGTAGAAGAGGAATGGTTCAGAAGGTCTACTAATTCTGGAAGGTATATACCTATTAGTGAAGACAATCTCTTAGATGTCCTTCAAGGGAGACCATTTACTCCTAAGAAAAAGAAAGAAACTAAAATGATATTTAGGTTCTAATGTTTGAAATAACTTATTACAATGCCCCACCCGCAAATACCCTTCCATATTCGGAGAAAGTGGACGTAGAAACTCTGTTGGATTATCTGAAAGAAGGATACGAGGGATATATGAGCATTGTCGGTATAAGGTATATGGGAAAAGAGCTAAATATAAATAGCTTATACAAATCCCTTAAATTCAGATAAATTTATTTTAAAAGCTAGAAGATTTTTAGTATCTTTGTATTCTTAATACGCTAAGAAGATGACAACAGAGAGAATGTTAGAACTCATTATTCTTAATAATCTCGTGAAGAGATACCTAGAACTACCCATTGAATCTTATCAATTAATTGAGGAAAGGTTTTCTGTAGAGAAGGTAATTTCGAGGAGGAATGAATTAGAAGAAGAGTTCCTGAAGCCGTATGTAATTGCTAACGCTGAGAAATCAGAATAAACATTTTACAGTTGATAGATTGTTAGTTATAGGCTAATAATTTATTTAATTGGAAAAGTTAAGTTTGACAGTAGACAATCAATTAATAATGATGGAGAAGTACAGATTAACAGCAGAGGAAGCATTATTAATTGAACTTTTATTTCTAGCTAGTATAGAAGAAGGGCATAGTGAATATCTAGTTAAGTATCTTAGTATGCCCATAACTAGAACTGATTTGAGAGACCTCCTATGTAGTCTCCAAAATAAAGGGATTATTACCAAACAGTATAAGATTCCCGAAAAGGGTCAGGGATTTGACCCAGAATGTGTTATCTTTAACCAGAATTTCTTACATAACTATAGAAAGTTTAGTGGAGATTTAGGTGCAGAGTTCTATATGACCTATCCTCATAATGGAATAATTAATGGGATAGAGGTTCCTCTTAATAATTGGGCTAAAAGGTTTAAGACCGAAGAGGAATTTTATTATGCTTATGGCAAGTCTATAGGTTGGAAGTTAGACAAGCATAATGAAGTACTAGAACTTGTTAAATGGGCTAAAGACAATAACTGCAATCTCCTTAATATGAATATGGCGGACTTTGTGGTTAGTAAGATTTGGCAGAATATTGCCGAGTTAAAGAATGGAGATAGTGTTATGAGGTTTGATACTATCAAGAGTATCTAATGGGTGTAATAACTAATAACCTAAAGAAGTTAATTGATAGGGGTAGAAAAGGTGAAAACCAGGCTCTATCAATGGGACTCCCTAAACTAGAGAGATTTGTAGATGGTATAGCGCAGGAAACATATTACCTAATAGCTGGAGGTACTGGCTCAGGTAAGACTTCGTTTACCCTGTATTCATTCATCTATAAGCCTTTAATGGAGAATATTGACAATCCAGATTTTCATATTGTATATTTTAGCTTGGAAATGACCGCTGAGCAGTTGCTTGGCAAACTCCTGTCTATTTATATATATGAGACATTTGGTGTTGAATTATCCTTTAAAGAATTACTTTCTAGGAGTAAGGATTCCATCTTATCTGACATGGACTATGAATTAGTATGTCAGTCATTAGATATGCTCGATAAGATTGAATCTCACATGATAATATATGATAAACCTCTGAATAACCAACGTATGGTTGAGTTTCTTATGGAAACTCTAAAGAAGTTTGGTAAATTTCAAGGTGATACATATACTCTGTTCAGACCTAATCACATTATATTAGTTGTCTTAGACCATATTGGTTTGGCGAGACCATCTATCGGTAATACTAAGAAAGATGAAATGGATGCTATGTCTTCTTCACTAGTTTCGTTTAGAAATAAGTGCAAGATAAGTCCTGTAGTAGTAATGCAGGTAAATAGAGGCTCCTCTAATGTTGAAAGAAGAAAATTAAACTTCCAAGAACTTCAACTAGACGATTTAAAGGGTACTGGAAACCCAGCTGAGGATGCCAATATTGTTATGGCTCTATTTTACCCGTATAGGGAAAAGATGTCTACCTACAGAGGGTATGACATAAAACAAATCGGAGAGAACTTTAGAAGTGCAGTAGTACTAAAGAATAGATGGGGTTCAGCAGATATTGCTGTTGGACTTGGGTTCTATGGTAAGACTGGACTATTTAGAGAACTTCCTATTGCAACCAAGATTACAAATTATGAGAAATACCTAACTCCAGATTGGGTATTATCAGAAGAATGCCAAGAGATTAAAGAACAACCAGATGCTCATAGTAAAAAAATGACTATAGTTCTATAACGAATGGCAGCAGAAACTATTGCGATTGTTGGTGAAAGTGGTACTGGAAAAAGTACTAGTTTAAGAAATCTAAACCCAGAAGAAACCTTTTTAATCTCTACTACTGGTAAACCTTTGCCTTTTAAGGGTTATAAGAAGAAATATAAGGAGATAAAGAAGGAAGGTTCTGAATGGGTTGGTAACTATTATGTTAGCTCTAAGTATGACAAAATTATAAACATCTTGAAGATTGTTAATCTGAAGATGCCTCACATTAAGCAAGTCGTTATTGATGATTGGCAATATATGTTGAGTTATGAATTTGTTGATAGGGCAACTGAGGTGGGCTTTACCAAATTTACTGAATTGGCACAGCACGCTATGGAAGTGCTTAGATATTCTGAACAAATGAGAGAGGATTGTAAAATGATATTCCTAACTCATAGTGAGAATGTTGGTGATGCTATCAATCCAAAATATACCATTAAGACTATTGGTAAGTTATTGGCAGAGAAGGTAACTCTTGAAGGTTTATTTACCTATGTATTCTTTACTAAGGTTCAAGAGGGTGATTCTGGCAGAATGGAATATAAGTTCCTTACTAATACTGATGGTGAGTGTGTCGCTAAGACTCCGATGGGAATGTTTGACGACCTATTGATTGACAATGACTTGGAAGAGATTATCAAGGTTATTGATGAATACAATAATGAGGAATGATAGTTAAAATGATGATTACCTTTGACTATAATCCTGAGACAAATGAGTACACTCCTTTGAAGCAGGAAATAGTTAAAGACAAGGTTCAGAAACAGACTAAGAAGGCTGAGGAAGCAGAAGATTCTGCTGAACCCCAGATTACCTTGGAGTCTAATAAGTATATTCTAAATAAGGCAGCAGCAGAACTTATGGGTGTTAAATGGGAGGACAGACTTGATATTAAGTATCAGCCGATTGAGAAAGGCGGTCTTATGTTCCCAATCATAGGAACTGATGTTGCATGGAAGACCAAATCTGGTAACAAGGTTACTAAGAGTCTGACTGTAAGCTGTAGAGGAAATGCTAATGACTTATTGTCTAAGTATGGTGATACGTTTACAGTAACCCCTTGGAAAGGTCACGAAGGCTTATTTGTATTGATAGGCAATAAAGACAGGTCTGAGGAAGAAGTAGATAATAATATAGAAATTAAAGAAGATGAAAACCCAGTAGAGGATTTACCGCTGGACACTGAACTAGATAATGAAGAAGCATACAAGATTGATGACTTATCATTTGAAATTTAATTTTATATTATTATGGCAGGAATGACATTCAATCTCAATAATGTTAATGGTACAGCAGTAGTAAGACTGAAGGCTTGGGGTATCTATGATGTAGTATTCAAAGGTATCGAGCTGGTTAAGGGTAAGAACAAAGAAGGTAACGAGTGGAAAGCAATGAAGATTAAGTTCTCTGGTGAGGAAGGAATCTTCGAACCACTGGTATTCTGCCCTGGTGAAGGTGGCGGTGAGCGTGTAACTGGTGAAACTGGAGGTAAGAAGTGGGAGCTTCCTTCTGCTTTGGAACAACTTCAGTGCTCTGTGGCTCACGTAATGGCGAACCTTGCTCCTGAAATGATGGAGAAGTTCTCTAAGGCTGCATCTGGTCTTGCAATACCTGAAGACTTTGAGAAATTGGTTGAAATCATGAATAAAGCTCTGGCTAAGGCTGTGAACAAGCAGACTAAGTTGAAGCTGATTGGTAACAACAAGGGTTATGCTTCTTTGCCTAACTTTGTTGGAATCAATAAAGAAGGTGAAGTCTATATCAATAATAACTGGTTAGGCGACACTGTTGCATTCTCTGACTATGAAGTCAAGAAGATGAATGAACAAAAGAATGCTAAGCCTACAGCTGTAAAGGACGACGTAGATAATACTGATGATACTGCAGCTGGTAACGAGGACTTGGATTTTGAGGTATAATAAATAATTAGTAACTTTGTGGTTCTAATGCAAACCATATGAATTAATATGAAACTTGAATTTGAACCTACGATTACTAAGCAATATTTATTAGACAGAGCATCTCAAGAAACATATCTCGAATATTATTTAGGCATACCTGTTAAAAAAGGTTTGTTTAAATCACCTTTGAGAACAGATAATAATCCCACATGTTCATTCTATAGGAACAGAAGTGGAGATATTATTCTGAAGGACTTTAGTGGGGCTTTCTATGGCAATTTTATTAGTGTAGTAATGTATAAGTATAACCTTACATATTACAGAGCATTGAGGCAAATTGCTACAGATTTTGGGTACATTCATAGTCCTAAATATAAAAAGAATCCCAAACCTGTTACTGTTAGTACTAGTGAATTTAAAGAATCCAAGGAAGCTAACATACAGGTTGAAATCCAGGAATACTCTAAAGAGGAACTGGATTGGTGGATGCAATTCGGTATTACAGAGGAGATTCTGAAGAAATTCAGGGTCTTCTCTTGTAAGACCGTCTTTCTTAATGGTAACTTCTTTACATCTTCTACTAAAAGCTGCCCAATATTTGGTTATTACAGAGGTAAGAATGAGAATGAAACCGAGTTATGGAGAATCTATTTTCCATTTAACAAGAAGCATGAATTGAGATTCCTTTCTAACTGGAAATCTTTTCTACTTCAAGGCTCTAAACAATTACCAAAAGAAGGTAATACTCTCGTTATTACTAAGAGTATGAAAGATGTAATGTGTCTATATTCTTTAGGAGTTACGGCTATTGCTCCAAATTCTGAGAACTTATTCCTAACTGAAAGTCAATTCTCTAAATTGAAGAGTAGATTTAAGAGGATAGTAGTATTTTATGATAATGACTTACCTGGTATTCATAATATGAATAAGATTAGGAAGTCATTTGATGTACAATGCTTATGGATTCCTCGTAGTTACGGAGCAAAAGATATATCAGATTTTTATAAGATGTATGGTCGAGACAAAACTTTAGAATTAATAGAATATGCCAGAAGAAAGTGCACCTAAGAAGAAACGTAATGGTGCTTATGCCAGACGTAAAGGAAACAATTATGAGTTGAAGATTATTAAGGAACTTACTGAGCTAGGCTATGAAGGTCTTAAATCAGCTAGGTCAGAATCTAAATCATTGGATAATGACAAGATTGATATAGCAGAAACTATAGACCATCTTCCATGTTATGTTCAATGTAAGTGTACCAAGAATACTCCTTCTATCTCAGAAATCATTAAGTCCTGTCCTCGTAAGGATAGACCATTAGTGATAATTTGGAATAAGCAAATAGAAAAAGAAGTCAATATGGCTTCTGATGGGCAGTACGTTATGATGTCCAAAGATTTCTTCTATGATTTAATAAGAAAGAAATGAGAACTTATAAGATAATGCTCCAGTCTGCGAGTGATATTATTACTAACTCCTCCTCAGAAATATATACTATTAAGTCTGGAGTAGGAGAAGACTTTCTAAGGTCATGGTGGGATGCCAAACTTAAGGAACTAGGTTATTCTCCTAAGGATATTGCTGACGATGAGTTTATAGCTGGCAGGATATACGAGGAAAATGGTTACTTAGTATTAAGTTACCCTATAATGTGTAATATATCAGAGGATATTTTTGATATCCTTTTGAAGCGATTTGGGGCTAAAAACGTAAAGTGTGAATATTATGGCTAGAAGACTACTAGTACTATCGGTTCAGTCAGTAAGTGACATTATCACCAACAGTTCTTCTGAGGTGTTTGTCATTGATACTGATAAAACATGTGAAGAGGTTGATGCACTTCTAGATAAAATAACATCTGGATTCTGTTTCCCAGAGGTTTTCCATCTAAAGGATTATCGTGAGTGGCGCAAGAAACTTCGTAGTGGAGAAATTGAAGAGGACTGGAGTTATCCAGGGTCTATATTCAATATTGCTAATGGATGGCTTAAAGACCCAGAGGACGTATTTAAGCACAAAGCTGATTTCTTATTTCATCCCTTTGAAGTTATAGACTTTGGAGATGGGTTTGTTTCTCAGGCTTATGGAGGTGGATATTATGAGCCTGTACATGAGACTTTCACAGAGTATCTAAGAGAACATTGGGATGAGGTTAAGGAATGGTGTAAAGCTAATAAGTGGGGTAATCAGGAAGTCCCAGACTATATTGATATAGAACAATTCCTGAGAAACACTTACTTATTTCAATACTCTTTGCCTGATGAGTTTGTTAAGGAGTTCATAGACAACTATAAGGGTATAATACCCGATGCTTGGAGTATTCCTCCCAAAGAGAATGTTATTAACTTGGACGGTAAGGTTCTGGTAGTTAGCAGTGATGAAAACAGTATTCCATATGACACATGGGACGAGATTAGCAAATTATTTGACTGTTGGAATATTCATTTAGGATGAAATTCTATTTACAATCTTGGAGTGACGTAATTACTAACAGCAGTACAGAAATCTATCAAGAAGCTACTGAATATACTGTTAGTGCCGTTAAAGAGATTATAAATACTATTCTAAAGATTGCAGGGTCTGACAAAACTTGTGATGATTTGTTTATAGTTGCTATAGATTATGAGGATATGCTTGAAAGGTACTTTGATTCCTACATACCCGATATAGAGGATGATGAACTCAGGGAGAAGGCGGATAAGATAGTATCTGGTAATATCCATGATTCTCTAAAAGACCTTTATCAAAAGTTAGTAGATGCTGACTTAATTGGAGAAGACAAACTCATGTCTATTAGTAAATATACAGACACATGGGATGATTGGGATTGCTATGCTTCAACCAGTGTAAGTATTATACCTAAGAAGGAATGTGACCCAAGAGACGTTAGAATCCTAGATAAAATCAATGACTTGTTCTCTCTCAATGCTTCCTTTGGATAAATATTTCCTAGTACCAATTCAGTCCTATTCTGATGTTGTTACAAATAGTTCTTCTGAGACTTATGTGGTAGATACCTCTTATAATGCTAAAGCATTGCAGGAAGCACTAGATGCCGTACATGAGGCACATGCTGATGACGAGAGTTATTCTGGAGAAGCCTGTGGTGTAGAAGTAGAAACATTCGAGGAATACCTATCCGAAGTCGATACTTGGGGAGTACTGTGCGATGAGTATGGGAATCCTTTTGAATCTACTGAAGATTATGTTTCTTGGGTGTGGGAATTACCACTAAGTACTCTAAAGGAATGTCTGTTCGTGAGAGTAGATTATGGTTATCCAATTACAGATAAGTACTTAGTTGAAAACTTTAAATGTATAGGTTCAGACCATGAGCGAGCTAAAGACGAAAATGGGCGTATTACTTCGATTTAACATTCAATCTTATTCAGATATAATTACTAATAGCTCTTCAGAGATATTTTGTAGTATTAAATCCAACAATGGTTCTATTGAGGATATAGCTAAATTTCTGAGTGAGATTACTGGTGTTAAGGTTGAGCCTGCCGAAGACTATGAGGATGACAGCAAGAGGACTAATCACATTGATTTCTGGGCTGAATATAGTGCCTTTTATGAGACTGAGTATGTAGAAGACATGTTTATTAAACTGTTAGAGCATTCTTTAAGTACTAAGTTTACTAAAGGCGTTGATTTTGAAATAATAACTGATGGTATAATAAATTAAAAATGAAAGATTGGACACAATGGGGAATTAAACATAGATTGTTCCCAGAACATAACTACCACGCAGTGTGGTTTAACTTAAAAACTACCAGACTTGGTACTGGAGTAGCTAAAGAACTACCTCCAGATAAGGCTGAATTTTATGATGTTGGTATAAATACATTATGTAATGCTGAATGTGACTTCTGTTATGTATCGGCAGGACATGGTGGTATTAATTATCCCAATATCTGTGAAACGTGGAAGAAGTGGATGAATACCTTTACGGTAAAGAAAGAAGGTAATACTATAGTTACTGATGCACCATTCCAGATTGCTATCGGTTCTACTGGTGAGCCAACCATTCATCCAGACTTCTGTAAGTTCCTACAGACTGTTTACGAGTCAGGAGTTGTACCTAACTATACTACTAATGGACTAGTGTTAAGTAATTCCTTACTAAATGAGGAGTTGCTTGAATATACTAGGCATTTCGTAGGAGGTGTGGCTGTAAGTTTTGGTAATCCCAAAATTATAGCTAAGGCTCACAGAGCTGTAGGTAATTTATTAGCACAAGGTAATACTAATGTCAATATCCACCATATTATATCTGATAAAGCCTCTGTGGATAGATTCTATGACATTGTTCTGCGTTATGGAAAAAGTATTCACTATCATGTAGTATTACCATTAATGCCCAGCGGTAGAAGTACTAAGGGCATGGAACCAGGAACATTTGAGTACTTAGAGGAGAAGATACTCGATAAGGGTATAAAGAATGTAGCGTTTGGTGCTCATTTCGTAGACAACCTAAAGACCTCTAAGATTAAGACTTGTTTGTTTCCACCTGAGTCTTTAAGTAAGAATATTATCCTTACTGAGAAACTGAAAATAACACCGAGTTCTTTTAATTTAAAGCCAATCAAAGTTATTGAACTATGACAACCTATCTACTTCCTTGTGCTAACGCTCAGGATTGTTGGATTGAAAAGGTGCGTGCGAGGAACTTTACTGATGCTCAACAGAAATTTATCAACGCATTTATAGAAGATTACGAGAATATTGATATTCCATCCGATTGGGAGGATTTAATCAAAATTCTAAACACTCAAGCAGATATAATAATTGGTGATATCTATGATATAGAGGAATTTTAGTAATGATTGAATCTGAGCAACTCGCCTTATCTGCACTAAAATCTGAGTACCCTAACCACATAATCACACATTCAACCCCCTACTGGGATATGAACTGGCATTATGACTTCATAATTGAGAATCCCGATACCAGGAATAAAATGTTTGTGGAGTCTAAGTATAAATTAGAAGGACTTGGTATCTTCATGTGGTATGAAATTGCTAATAAACATGGAGACAGAGGGTGGGGTTATGGTTGCGCAGATTGGTTACTACACAACATACCTAATGGTTGGATATTGTTGAAGTTAGATGACCTTAGAAGGGCGGTTCACACCAAAATTATCCAGAATGGAGGATTAACCATCCTTACAGATAAGGAAAAGGTTGAAAACTTCCAGGCATACTCCAGAACAAAATGGGGTAATCTAGATATAATGGTTAAGTTGCCTTATGAGTTCATTATGAGCCTTCCTCATAAACTTATATTAGATGAGAATAGGACTTGATATTGACGATTGTCTAGCAGACTTCTGGGGTGCATATTGTGAGTACTTTGATACTGATAACAACCCCAAAATGCTTGAAGACCACATTATAACTCGTAATGTACAGCGCATCTTAAAGAATGACAGAGATTTTTGGTTAAATTTGAAAGTAAAAAACAGACCTGACTTTATTCCAGAATTATATTGCACTAAGCGTGTTAACAATAAGGAATGGACTAGAGAATGGTTAAGAAGGAATGGATTTCCTGATAGACCTATCTACCAAATGATTTATCAGCATGGTAACAAAGCAGATATGATTAAAGGTAGGGTAGATGTCTTTATTGATGATTCACTTAGTAATGTGTTGAAGTGTCAGAAGTCTGGAGTACCAGCACTATTGTTTCATACAGAACGTACTGCTGACTTCCCAATGTTTAAAGTATTCTCTCTTAATAAAGATGAAATAATTGATTCATATTTATTTATGAGGAAGTATGCATAGGGATATAAAGCTAACTCCCCTTCCTGAAACCATTCAACTAATTGAAATGAGTGACGAGGAATACTTTAGTGATAAATGGTCTGGATATATAAGTAATTCAAAACTTGCTTTAATAAATCCAGAACAAGGTGGTAGCCCAGAGATGTATAAGGAAGGTCTGGGCAAACACCAAAAGTATTCTGATTCTCTTGTATTTGGTAGTGCTGTCCATGAATTAGTGTTACAGCCAGAGAATTTTGTCTTAGTGGATAGTGTAGACCGTCCAACAGCTAAGATGGGTGCTATGGCTGATGAACTATTTGAATTTTATTTAAACGACCTTGTTACTGATGAGAATATTATCAGAGCTTCTGACAAGATTGGGTATTATAAGGGCAAAATGGATGAAACTAAAATCCACAATGTTGTCTACGCATGTGACACATATTGGGAGGATAGGAACAAATGGCACAGGGAGTATAAAGGGGATAAAACCCCTATATTCCTCGACCCCAGGTCAAGAGAAAAACTGAGTTATTGTTTAGCATCGGTGGAAGCTAGCAACGAAATCCAAGGTCTTTTACATCCTAAAGGGCTGTTAGAAGACCCAATATCTATGAATGAAGCTGCTTTGTTTATGGATGTTAAGGCAGAACATAATGGTAAGACTACCATACTGAAGCTAAAGGGTAAGTTGGATAACTTCACCATTAATGCTGAAACTAACGAAGTAGTATTGAACGATTTGAAGACTACAGGACATTGGCTTATAGATTTTGGAGAATCGTTTAAGAAGTATCACTACAATAGACAGATGGCTATGTATGCTTGGATGTTGAGGTTATATGTACAGATGAAGCACAATATTAAGCCATCTAGTCTGACTGCGAATATGTTGTTGGTATGTACTGTGCCAGATTACAGAGCTGGTATATTTAAAGTATCCAACAAGGAAATTCGTAAAGGTTTCTTAGAATTTAAAGATTTGCTGCAACGTGTAGCTTTTATACAACTATATGATTGAGTCATTTCTTATGGAAGCGTGGGAACCATCCTATCAAGATTTAGAGAACTACTATAAGGAGTATTTCAGTTTAGGTAATCTGAACTGTGATATTGGAAGTAAATTTGCATTAATTTCACTTATCTGTTTCCTTACTAAACAGGCACGAATAAAGAATCCTGATGCTACTTGTTACCTTGTCATAATGAAGATTATCGACGGAGAAGAGTCGCAATATGATATGAAATTCATAAGGGGTTTATCTGTGGTATGCACAGATATGATGAAGCATTGCAATGAATTTCTAACCTTTGACTTGAAGTCCTCTAAAGCTATGGTTAGCAAGATTAAGGAAATTTTGAAAACTTGGCTACCTTTTTAATATGGAAAAGTTAGACCGATATTCAGCCAATTTGCAGATTCTTCAGTTACTATCCGAGCTAGTTGAAGCATATCCAGACTGGAGATTCCAACAAATCTTGCAAAATGTAGATATATCAACCCGTGATGGAAAAGATTTGTTTTATGAAGAGAGTGTGGATACTCTGAACACAATGAAGAAAAATCCAATAATTCGTGCATCTGACCAATTTAACAAAATTTAATGGTCGAATGAGTTGCACAGTTCACTGAAAAGCACTATCTTTGTATCACATTTCGATAGAGAAATAGACAGATAATAATTCAAAATTTTAGATTATTTAATACTAGAATCACTTGTTCAGTTAAAAAATAAGTGGTATCTTTGTAATACAGAAACAAAGAGATTAGGACGTATGAAATAATGTTTAAACAATTTTTGAATTATGACAGCAACAAATTTTAAGACAGTAGAAGTAAAAGGTTTCACTAAGCAAGAAGCAATCTCCCAAGCACCATTCCAAGTTATTCGTGATGCAACCCAAGCATGGAAAGCTGCTGGTAAACCTATTTCTGAGAAAGCACTAAAAGAGTTCTGCGGCGAATATCTAAGCAAGCACACTAAGTATGCTGCTGGTATTGGTTGTTCTATCACATTTGAGGCAGGTTCTGCTGATACACGTGAGCGTCCTTTCACTGTAAAGGATATTAAGAACGAGAAGGGTAAGAGAAAGTATAAGACTGGTTATCAAGGTATCAACCCTGCAACTGGTGAAATTCTTTTCACTAACTTCGAGACAAAGAACAAGGCTAAGGAAGTAGCTAAGGAATTGTACACTAAGAAAGATTACAAGGGTGACGTATTCTGCAAGTACATCAAGGATGTAGTTGAAGGTGAAGTCGGTGCTTTTGAAGTTAAGTACACTCCTTCTAAGAGTGCTAAACAAGGAACTTACATCTGCTTTGGAGTTGAAGCCTAATTTAGACTTCTACAACTTTAAATATCAAAGGGATTATCTTATGAGAATAAGGTAGTCCCTTATTTTTTTATAATAGATTGCGTACTATCAAGATGATGTATTTTTAAAGGCGTAACTGCTATCTAATTTTAAACATCTAGCGATGAAGGAACAAACTATTACAAAACTGATTAACCATCTTAAAACGGTATTGCAAGATAATGTCAGCATGAATGCTTATGCAGAGAAAATCGGCTTGCCTACAAGCTATTTTTGTATGAAGCGGAAGGCAGTAGAACTGGCTAAACAAGCTGGAACTATAAGTGAGGAGAATTACAATATTATTATGGATTTGTTCAGTCAAATTGGCAATAGACCAAGAATAAGAATTTCTAAAACGGAATCCACTCCAGACTTATTTGAAGGAACTTATAATGATTCAGAAACTGACGATGCATCTAAAGTTACCGTTGAGAGGGATGATTCAGGGAAAATAGTTAAGTATTTATTTACCATCTATGTTAGAGACAAGCAACCAATTCTAGGTTCATTCGGAAGGGATGAAATGAATATGGTTTATCGGTTATATTCTAACTATGGGAGTGGTATTACACAAAGAGAGGTATCTCGATTCTTCCCAGAATATTCCTTAGTAGACTTTAAGAGAATACTTAGGGCATTTAACATTACTAAGGCTTCTGCTCCTTTTGCTCCACATGTTATTGAGGAGAATGGAAAAGATAAGCTAATGGAGATGCAATTCAGGGAGAAAGAAAATGACTTCCTAAGAAGTTATGAAGCCGAGAAAGTAAAATATACTGAAACTCAGCTCAGAAAATATATGAAAGAGAATCAAGAGTTAAAAGACCAACTCAGCGATTTCTCTGGATTATTAGAAGGAATTGATATATCTGACCTACATAAATATGTACCTTCGGTAAATAGTAGGGAAGATAGAGATTTAATTGTCTGGTTATCTGACATGCATATTGGTGCTTCTGTTTCTGGATATTCCATTTATTCTAATGAGTACAATGAAGAGGAAATAGAGGATAGGCTTAATAAGATACTTGAACAATTAAAGAGAGAAGCACTAATGTTCGGCAACTTTAGAAATGTTGTTGTTTGCAATTTAGGTGATTCTCTGGATGGGTATAATGCTCAAACTACCAGAGGTGGTCATACACTGGCTCAGAACATGAACAATAAAGAGCAACTTACTTGCTTTATAAAGGTTATGACCAGCTTTATGGATAATATGGCTACTGAAATTCCATGTGCTAGCCTAAGCTATTATTGTGTAGGAGAATCTAACCATGACGGAGATTTTGGATATGCAGCTAATGTAGCTCTGGATTATATTCTTAAGAGTATGGACATTGAGTCTACAATATTTGACAAATTCATAGGAGAATTTACAATGGGTAACACTACCTATGTATTATGTCATGGTAAGGATAATAAGGACATGTTCAAGAATCTACCTCTTACCTTAGATATTAAGACTGAGAACTTTATCAATGAATATCTTGATAATAAGGGAATTAAGGGTAACGTAGTCTTTGTAAAAGGAGATTTACATCAATCTGCTACTACCTATGGTAGGAGATTTACATATAAATCTGTAAGCTCACTATTTGGTAGTTCAGAATGGATTCACAAGAATTTCGGTAACACACCCGCTGCCTGTGATTACTCTATTATAGATGAGAATGGAAATATGCTAGATGGGCGTATATTACTGCAATGAATTGATGTATGGAAATAACATTAGAGGAATTACTAAGAGGTAAGGCAACTAGAATTAAAGACAAAGATTATTTTCCAACTGAGGCTTATGTAGAGCCATTTTTGGAAACTATGTCTAAGTTCACCTCTGATTTCAGAGTACAAGTTAAATTACCTGACCAAATCACCAGAACCATTACTGGTGAGTATAACACAGATGACGTAACTTATAACAGAGTTCTTGTTGAAGCTGTGCTACCAGATGAGTATGCGTGGGATAACCATGATGAAGTTATTGGCTTCTTATATGGACTAGATGTTCGTAAGCCAGTATGTAAGATGTATAGAGGAGGTCTTAACAGAGCATGTACTAATTTGTGTGTGTTTGACCCATCCTTTATTAACATTCAGGAGTTAGAGCCTGAGAAAGCTATTAACTATAAACCAGTTAAGAATCTGATGGAGCAAACATCCGATTTGAAGCTGTGGTTGAATACTCTGCATGAGACAGAGTGGGAGAGGGCAGTACCTGCTATTGAATCTAATCTAGGTAAGTGGATGAGAAATGCTATTTCTCAATCTTGTGACTTAGGATATGGCAAGGTTAAGTTAGGTACTAAAGAAGTCATTGATGCTTATAAATCCTTGTTTGTGGACAAAAAGTCCAAGTATTATGTAAAGGAAGATGAAGATGTCAATATGTTTAAGGTTTATAATGCTTTTACTGAACTAATCAGCAATGATGGAGGAAAAGATATTATCAATAAGGCGGAGAAGACCTTATTGCTTCGTACAATCTTAGACTTTTAATTAATGCTAGTAGTAAAACGTAACAAAACTGTACAACCCTTTAATTGGGACAAAATTGACAATGCAATCGTTAAGGCTTTTCATGCGGTAAATGAACCTATTGATGAGGATATTCTTAGCGATGTAAAAGATGAATTATACTTTAACAACATTATCTCTGTAGAGGAGATACAAGACCAAATAGAGAAGGCTCTAATGGCTTGTGACTATTACAATGTTGCTAAAGCATTTATCTTATATAGGCAGAAACAAGCTGAGTTAAGAGCCTTAGTAAATAAGAAACAATTTATTAAGGACTATGCCAAGGCTAGTAATGCTGCCACAGGAAGTAAGTATGACGCCAATGCTAATGTTACTGAGAAGAATATAGTTACTCTTAATGGAGAACTGTTCAAAGGTGATGTTATTAAGGTTAATCGTGCTATACTGACTGACAAGATTAGAGAATTATATGGTGAGGATTTAGCTAAAGAGTATATCAGACAGTTAGAGTCTCACGAACTATATAAACATGATGAAACATCAATCATGCCCTATTGCGTGGCTATCACTATGTATCCCTTTCTCCTTGAAGGGTTGGAGCCACTTGGAGGTTTGTCTGCCAAGCCCAAGAACCTGGATTCCTTCTGTGGTATGTTTGTTAATCTGGTATTTGCAATCAGTTCTCAGTTCGCAGGAGCGGTAGCTACTGGTGAGTTCTTGATGTATTTTGATTACTTTGCTCGTAAGGAGTGGGGTGAGGATTACTGGAAGCATCCAGAGGAAATGGTTGATAAACACAGAAATATTGATAAGACATTAGAGCAGAAATTCCAGCAGATTGTATATTCAATCAATCAACCTGCAGCAGCTCGTAACTTCCAATCAGTATTCTGGAATATTAGCTATTTCGACAGATATTACTTTGAGGGCTTATTTGGAGAATTTGTATTCCCTGACGGAACTAAGCCAGTATGGGATTCTCTAAACTGGCTACAGAAGAAGTTTATGACATGGTTCAATGAGGAAAGAACTAAGTGTATTCTTACCTTCCCAGTTGAGACTGTGGCATTACTTACTGACGGAGAGGATATTCGTGATAAAGAATGGGCTGATTTCACTGCTGAAATGTATAGTAAGGGACATTCATTCTTTACTTACACCTCTGATAGTGCAGACTCATTATCATCATGTTGTAGGTTAAGAAATGAAGTTAGTGATAATCAGTTCTCATATTCACTAGGTGCTGGAGGTATAGCTACTGGTAGTAAGTCAGTAATGACTCTAAATATCAATAGGCTAGTACAAGACGCAGTTAATAATGGATATGATATGATTGACTATCTGAGAGAGCAAGTTCGTAAAGTTCACAAATATCAGACTGCTTATAATGAGCTATTGAAAGACTATCTAAAGGATGGATTATTAACAGTTTATACAGCTGGATTTATTAATCTAAAGAAGCAGTATTTAACTGTTGGTGTTAATGGCGTTATTGAAGCTGCTGAGTTCTTAGGAATACCAGTAAATGATAATCCAACCTATAGGGAGTTTATGCAATCTATTCTCAAAACTATTAGTGACGAGAATAAGAAAGCTAAGACTAAGGAGCTGATGTTTAATACTGAATTTGTTCCTGCAGAAAATCTTGGAGTTAAACATGCCAACTGGGATAGGAAGGATGGATACTTTGTACCTAGAGATTGCTATAATAGCTATTTCTATGCAGTAGAGGATACTTCTCTGAACATCTTGGATAAGTTTAAACTTCATGGTAAAGAGTATGTAAAATACTTGGATGGGGGAAGTGCATTGCACATGAATCTTGAAGAGCATCTTACTAAAGACCAATATAGAAACCTATTAAAGGTTGCAGCTACTAATGGTACTAATTACTTTACCTTTAATATCCCAAATACTATCTGTAATGACTGCGGACATATTGATAAGAGATACTTGCACGAGTGTCCTAAATGTGGAAGCAAGAATATAGACTATGCCACTAGAGTTATTGGATATTTAAAGAGAATTAGTAACTTCAGTGAAGCTAGACAAAAAGAAGCTAAGAAACGTTTTTACTATAAACAAAACTAAGTATGGTTATATTCCAAATTATCTTTGTAGCTATTCTACTCCTAGAAATAGGGGTTGGAATAGCTGTAAAGTACAACTATAATGGGTTTCAGGATAAATTGGTGTCATTGTTTATGCGCATCAATATAGAGGATTATATAAGGTATCAGTTCCCCGATAAGTGGATATTGCAGATGATATTCTTGTTAATTCTATTCTTACTGAGTATATAATCCATTATCGTTATGCTGAAATACGTCAATTACGATGTTGTCTTCCAAGAAATCCCTAATGAAACTACACTTGCAATTAACATCTCTAACTGTCCGTGTCATTGTAAGGGCTGTCATAGTTCTTACTTGGCAGAAGATATTGGAGAACCTTTAACCGAAAGGGTGTTGGAGAAACTCATTAGAGAGAATAAAGGAATTACTTGTATCTCTTTCATGGGTGGGGATTCAGACCCAGAGGAAATAAATAGGCTAGCGCAGCATGTGCCGTATTGCTATGGCGGAGAAGAACTCCTAATAGCTTGGTATAGTGGTAGGCAAGAGTTACCTAATAGTATTGATATTAAGAACTTCAACTTCATTAAGTTAGGTCCTTATGTCGAAGAGTTAGGTGGATTAAAGAGTCCTACAACAAATCAAAGGCTATATGAAGTGAAAATGTGTAGAGAGTTGGATGAAGACGGCAATCCTGTTTATGGTCTAGAAGATATTACGAACATATTCTGGAAATGAATACTAACTTCAATGAGTTAAGGAAAATAGGAGCACCTCGCATTATCTTAGCGGAGGAGCAAATAAAAGCCCTTGAAAGGATGAAGGATTTTCTAAATACAGAGGAACCAGTACTGGTACTACAAGGCTATGCTGGTACTGGTAAAACCTCTATCCTTAACGAATATATACAATTCTTAAGGTCTACTGGAGAGGATTATATATTATGCGCTCCTACTCACAAAGCTAAGTTAGTAATGGAAGAGGTTACTGGAGAGGAAGCAATGACTATTCATAAATTGCTGTCCCTTGCTCCCAACATAGAGATATTTGAATTAGACTATAAAGATTTAAGATTCCAATGTAATGGTCTTAGTAGCATACCTGATAATGGGGTTGTAATTATAGATGAAGCATCTATGATTAATGACGAGATATATAAGTTATTACTTGATATGTGTAGTCAATATGGAGCTAAGCTATTATTTATTGGAGATAAGGCTCAAATACAGCCTGTGTGTAGTAAGAGTACAAGTTTAGTATTTAACTGTCCAAATATTATCACACTAACCCAAATACACAGACAAGCTGATACTAATGGATTATTGCCGTTATTGTCAAAGCTGAGAGAGAGACCCATGAGGAGATTCCAACCTATTGAAGCTCCAGAAGGGTCTTTAATTGTATGTAACCAAGCCAAAGACTTTATGCTTAAGAGTGCTGACTTCTTTAAACATGCTATTAGGAAGCAGGATGTTAATGAGGTCAAACTTATAGCCTATACTAATGCTAGAGTACAGGGGTTCAACCAATGTATGAGAAGGCTATTATGGGCTAATAGGGCTGATAATGAGTATAATCAATTCGAGTTTTTAACTGGCTATGAGAATTTTGAATATAACAATACTCAATTCTATAACTCTCTGGACTACATAATAGTAGATGCTCCTAAGAGAGTAGAAAGACATATCCCACATTTTATGAAATTGCCTGGATATGAGCTAGAACTATTTGATACGGTTTATAAGAAATTATTAACTGTATTTGTATTAGAAAAAGACATCAATAAAGACTATATAGATAGTCTTGCTTCTACAATAGAGAATTTTAGAATATCTGCTATTGAAGCTAAAAGAAATGGTAATCGTACAAGGTCTACATTCCTATGGAAGAGGTACTTCGAAATGGTAAAGAGTTTTGCAACTCCTAAGGACATAATGTGGGACAATAGGGTTATCAAAAAGAAGACATTTGATTATGGATATGCTTCCACTATCCATAAAATTCAAGGAAGTTCTTTAAAGACTATATTTGTTGATATGTCGAATATTCTCATTTGTAAGAATATCAATGAGATTAGACAGATGCAATATGTATCTTTGTCAAGGACTAAGACAGATGCTTATATATTGGTATAAATCTTCTTCGTATGACTGTAAAGATAGTCTACAACGAGAGCTGCCTACCCTTCAAGAATAAGATAGTAGCCCATATCTGGGAGAAACATCCCAAAATGGAAGTTGAAACTTATGATGAAGAGCACTATAAAGATAGAAAGAAAGCCATAATGATTAAGGCATCATGTGGAACAAGATTAGCTCCTTTTGTAGCCATTTATAATGACGATAAGGAGTTAATTAAGGCTTTCTACTCTGAGGTTGGTGAATGTGTAGCAGAAAACATTATTAAGTATTTAAATGAGGTTCAGTGAAGCAGTAATGTGGGGAGATAGTTTTATACAAAACACACTCAAATATAGAGAAATGAGGCTTAGAGATTTTGTGAAGGTAGGAGGAAGTCCTAACCTTTATAGACTCATCAAAGACTCTAAAGTCGGCTATATTTGTATTACCAAAATATCAGACAATGCTGGATACCTATCCTCAGGTGAATCTGAGGAGGGTGTTACTGCAGCGTTTGGTGAGGGTATTACTCTTTATATAGCTGGTGTTGAGCAGTGGTATAGAACATCTATCATACAGAGAATTAATTGGGAGAAAGGTGAATTTACCACCGTTAATTCAAGATATTCGTTTACATTCAAAGAGATTGATTATCATCCGATTCTTGAAGAAATGAAAAATGAAGGTACAAGTAATAAATAAGTCTAGGTGGGAACTTCCTAAGTATGAAACTCCATTCTCTGCTGGTATGGATGTTAGAGGAGATTTTAGTAGAATTAAGCTAGTAGATGGTAAACCAGAGAAATTCTTCTTTGATGCTGATGTTGTTAGTATTGGTCTAATAGAAGACACCAACAGTAAAGGTATTGTAGATAAAGAAGGAAATTATACTGGAGAGAAAATTCCTACCATTCAAGTAGCTAAAACTATTGAAATCAAACCTGGAGGTAGGTGTTTAATCCCTACTGGTCTATTCGTAGCTATTCCACAAGGATATGAGTTACAATGTAGAATGAGAAGTGGATTAGCATTAAAGATGGGACTTACTCTTACTAATGGTGTCGGCACTATTGATGCAGACTATAGAGGTGAGATAGGTATAATCCTAACCAATACATCTAATGTTCCTGTTCGTATTAATGACGGTGAGAGGCTAATGCAGTTAGTCCTTGCTAAGCATGAAGTGGCTGAATGGGAAGAGGTAGAAGTATTGTCCGAAACAGATAGAGGTGAAGGTGGGTTTGGTCATACTGGTAAATAATGGACATTAGTTTGCTTAAAGAGCTAGCTATCCTAGAAGAGAGAATTAAGGAAGATTCTGAAAGGAAGGAAGAAATACTTTCAGAAATATCTTCCTTGATTAGTAAAGGGGAAAAGATGGTAGGAAATTGGTATGTTAAAGGGCATGACTATTTATGCATAATTAGTATAATAGATAAATGCTACTGGAATTACCATGGACCTCTAAAATCCATAAAGATTAACCCATTAAAGTTCACATGCACTAGGGACTTTATAAACTTCAAAGATTTAGATGGGTTTGAACCAGTAGCTAATAAGGAACTTCTTAACTTCCTAGAGCTAATTGCTAGTCCATTGTATATTAAGCCAGATTTATTAGACGCTGGGGGAAATAAGTACCTCAAGATGAATTTAGTTCAGGACTATAATTGGCGGTATATTCGTTAATGGACATTCTAGTTAGTAAGGACAATAAGGGTAAAATCAGAGTTGTTGAGATTGACTATGAATGGGATGATACCAGACGGGGCTATGTAATTAGGAGAAAGACCTCTCAATATGGTGGTAAAGTAACAGTGCAGCCAGAAATATGGGTGTTTACTGGAAAAGCCAAAAGAACCGTATCTGAGCAGGTTAAGCTGGAATATAATTCCCATCTAAAGAAGTACCAAGATAAAGGATATAAGCTATTGCCGTCTAACATTAGTATTGATGATAGTAAGGCAGTAGCTGATTTCGTCCAAGAACAAATGGGCGAAGGTGTTTCTGATTCTAATGGATTCAAGAAACACATGTTAGCTAAGCAAGCTGACAAAGTTGCTACTAGTGTATTCGATAAGATTAAATACTGGTGGGGAAGTAGAAAAATAGACGGAGTTAGATGCTCTTTCTATTGGAAGGATGGAGAAGTCAGAACTGCTTCTAGAGGAGGTGGTGATTATGATGCTTCTACTTCCTTTATGAGGCACAACCCAAAACTTATTCAATTCTTCGAGGAACATCCTGATATTGTGCTGGACGGAGAGCTATATAAACATGGCAAGTCCCTACAGCAAATCAGTGGTGCAGCTAGGTTGGAGAAGGACACTTCTGGAATGGATTGGCTAGAATATTATATCTATGATGTAATGGATAGCTCTAAGACATTTGAGGAAAGACTAGATATTCTCCATGACATAGCTACAGAATTATCTTTGGATTTTAATCCTGAAAGGGACTGGGCTGAAGGTGATTTGAAATTCCAAATGGTTCCACAGGAGAAAGTTGTGGGTTGGGCTAACATACAAAAGCTACATGATAAGTATGTAAGTGAAGGCTTTGAAGGCATAGTAATTAGAGACCCATCTAAGGTATATAACTTTGGTGGTAGAACTAATGCTATGATTAAGGTGAAGATGTATAAGGATGCTGAGTTTGAGATTGTTGGTTATGAAGACGGCTTAAGACCAGAAGATATGGTATTCGTATGCCAGACAGAGCTTGGTGCTAAGTTTGAAGCTAAACCAATGGGTCCAAGAGAGCTGAAATATGAATATCTAGATAGGATGGATGAGATTATAGGTAAAATGGCTACAGTTAAGTATTTCTATTTAAGTGATGAAGGAGTACCTTTACAGCCCGTACTTAAAGCTATTAGAGACTATGAATGAACCATGCTGTTGTGATTATTATCAGTTATATAACCTACCTCACACCTTTACAGTAGCACATCATCAATATAATGTTGAGATTTGTGAATTTGTAAAGGATGATGACGGTAGTTATCTCTATGGAGACCACTCAGACGTAGAACTTACTATCAGAGTCGCCTTAAAAATGAAGTGTGGAGAGAATGTTGTCTCTCTTACAAGCGAGCAGATTAAAAATTCATTTTGGCATGAAGTATTTCATTCTTTCAATTTCTATTGGAATAATGAGGCAGATGAGGGGCTTGCTCAGACATTTGCCAACTTTATGAGAGAGTTTGAACTTACAAGACAATGAACTATATTGCAGTTTTTAGAAGGGGAGGGAATCTTATGTCCCTCTTCTTCGTACACCGTGATGAGTCTGATGTAGCCTATAAAAGGAGTACATTAATTCGCAATGAAGATGATGTCATTAGAGCAATACTTCTTTATTTTGCTCCTGATAATAACAGTATGATTATAAGGGAAACCTTACTTGATTGTGCTGCTTTTAAGGAGGATAATAAGAATATTACTGAACAATTAAGAAAGTTATTGGATGAAGAAAGTAACATTCCTTAAATTGTTGAACCTTATATCTAACGTAGGTAAGGATGCAGAGAAGTTAGAAGAGCTTGGTATTGATATATGTGAGAGTACATTAGTTAATGGTATGTGTGAACTGTTCGATGCAGTTATTGAGGATGCTTATGGTTCTAATGGACTAGAGTGGGTTCAATGGTGGGTCTATGAGAAATCTAGGAATCCAGAACTCAAAGCATACGAAACTAATGAGAACGGTGAGGATATTGAAATTATTCGTACTGTAGACGAACTGTATGATTACTTAGAAAGTACTAAGAGCTGAAACTTGTAGAGAATTTTTAACAAGGTTTTATACTTTTAACAACGTATATCTAAAATGGAAAATAACAGTTTTGATTTCGGAGAGGCACTATCCTTTCTGAAAAGTGGTATGAAAGTTACCAACTCCAGAGGTAATGTCTTCTTCTTAGAGGGAGACAAAGTCTATTGCATCCCTAAATCTCAATATCCTAAAGGAAAAAGGGAAGAGGTGAAACTCTACTGGGATGCTATCCTCAAAGACGACTGGAGATTATTTGAGGATTAAAAAGATTACCTAATACACAGATTATCTTGTATTGGTTTTCTAAATTTGCTTAAATGCAACTAACTCAATCACCTAAATTTAACAGAAATTATGCTGCTAAGATTGTGGAGATAAAGGAGTTTATTAAACACCCTAATCCAAAGTGTGAGAGATTAAAATGCTGTAACATTGATGGATATTCTATTGCAGTAAGTATTGATACTAATCCTGGTACATATATTTACTTTCCAATAGAGTGTGCTATTGATGAGAAGTTTCTATCTGCCAACAATCTCTTTAGAGACAAGAATAAGAATGTCAATAAGGAACTAGCTGGATTCTTCGAAGATAATTGCAGAGTGAAAATTATCAAGCTGCAAGGTTATCCTTCTGAAGGGTTTATTACTCCAATCACATATCTTTATAACTGGCTTACTTTAATTGGTAAGAATAGTGAGATTGTGCATAAGGTCACTCCTGGAACTGAGTTTGACTCTGTGGATGGGGAAATCGTATGTAGGAAGTATGTTCCTAAGATTACTTATACTCCTGGTCAGCCTAAAGAGGGTGGTAAGGTTACTAAGAAACAGAAGGGTATTAATAAGGTAATTGACACTCAGTTTAGATTCCATTATGATACTACTCTAATAAAGAAGTGTCCTAATGTTATCCATCCTGATGATATTATCAGTATTACTGCTAAGGTGCATGGTACTTCTGGTATTTCTGCCTATGTATTATGTGCTAGAGACATAAGTAAAGCTACTAAAGTGTCTACATGGATTAATAATCATATAATGAATCCTTTCTTTAAGCTTATAGGATTGGGTTCTAACAGCACTGAGATATTAACTCAGGGTTATGATTATCTATGGTCTTCTCGCTCAGTAGTTAAGAATCCATATTATAATGAAACTACCAGTGGAGGTTTCTATGGTGTGGATGTATGGAAGTATGCTGATGATATTGTTAGACCACACCTACAGAAAGGTATGACTGCTTATTATGAAATAGTAGGTTATCTACCTAATGGGGGTGCGATTCAGAAGATGGGAGGTAAGACATTTGATTATGGATGTGTTCCTCCTACGAGTGCTGAGAACTATAAGTATGGAGAAAACTTTGGAATACAAATCTATCGTTTGACCTATACTAACCCTGACGGAAGAGTGTTTGAATTTAGTGCAAGGCAAGTTCAACAATGGTGCAGCAAACAAGGCTTAAAGCCTGTACAGGAGTATTATTATGGCTATGCTAAAGACTTATATCCAGATTTATCTGTGACTGAGCATTGGAATGAAAACTTCCTACAAAGGTTAGCCAGTGATAAGAACTTCTTTATGGAGTGTGAATCTCCAACTTGTAACAATAAAGTTCCTCACGAGGGGCTTGTTATCAAGATTGAAAACTCATTATCTGAAGCCTACAAACTTAAGTGTATTAAGTTCTTGGAAAGTGAATCTAAGTCACTTGATAAGGGTGAAGTAGACATTGAAACTCAAGCATAAGAAATGAAATTCAAACTTGAATATATAATGGAGGTAGATGATTCGGAGTTACTTGAACTAGTAAATGAGTTTAGGGATGACTCCGAATCATCTCCTGCTAGTACCTTAGACGAGGTACCTACAGACGAAATAATTGATGTTTTGTTTGTATCAGATTACATTTCCGACGAGATAAACGGGTATATGATGGTACCAGACATTAAAGTCACTAAACTAAAGGACGATGAGGTTTCTAATACACGTTTCTACTAATTGGTGTGGTATGGACCAAACCTATAGAGCTGAGGCTGATAGCGAAATGGAATTATGGGATATAGCTGAACAGTTAGCTTATGAGAACTTCCAAGATTACAGCTGTGATGATTACATAGCAGAAGAATATGGTTATGACCCAGAAGACATGACAGAGGAAGACTGGGATGAATTGTGGGGTCAAACTGAAGAATGTGACTATTATAGTTTCCATATAGAGGAATTTGATGGGGACGATAAAGAATGGGAAGAGTATGGAGGAGAGATATATGGAAAGGACTAACCTTCCTAATATAACTAACCTCCCTAACCACATTAATGGTAAACACATTCACGTCTTTAGATGGTTAGATGGATGTGGTTGGACTATTGATTGCGGTCTCATTCATATTGAATCTTCTAGTATTGTAGATGCTGTTTCTGATTTCCTTAAAGTTACAGAGGGGTTAGATGTAGTACATGAACACAGAGGATTTGGATTAGTAGGGGAGATTGGGGTATTTAATAAGAGTGTAGAGAAATCATATTTTTACTAATGGAGACAAAGAAGGTAATACTCTGTAGAGGAATACAAGGTTCTGGTAAATCTACTTGGGCTAAGCAGTGGTGCTATGAAGACCCAGAACACAGGATTAGATTCAACAATGACGATATTCGTAACATGTTCGGCAAGTATTGGGTTACTAGCAGAGAAAACATGGTATCTTCAATGAAGAGAGACTTTCTAAGAGCTGCAATGCTTAATAAGTATGATATTGTTATTGATAATATGAACCTCAATCCAAAAGAGATTAAATGGTGGCAAGACGAAATTGACTTATTTAATGAGCAGCCTGTAAACCATAAATATAAAATGGAATTTAAGGATTTCTTTATTCCAGTAGATGAATGTATCCGTAGGGATGCAATGAGGCCTAATCCTATTGGTGAAAAGGTAATTAAAGATACTTGGAGAAGGTATCGCGATTTTATTATCCAGGAAGATATTAATAATATGCTAAAGAGAAGCCCAAAGCATGTTGATGGAGGACGCCCTGTTATATTAGTGGATATGGATGCTACCCTATGTCTAAACACTACTGGTAGACCTTATTATGGTGAAGGTGCAGCAGAGGGTATGCTGAACGATATTGCTATAGAGGGAACTTGTATGCTTGTTAGACGTATGTATGATAAGTGTAAAGTATTCATCATTACTGGTAGAGAAGGTACTCCAGAAATTATAGCAGCTACTAAGAAGTGGTTAGCTACACACGATATTGCAGTAGACGAATTATTCTTCAGACCTGTTAAAGACTATAGTCCTGGGGCTGATTGTAAGAAGAAAATCTACGAAGACCATATCAAAGGCAAGTATAATGTGCAATTTGTTCTTGAAGACAACTACAAATGCGTTAAGATGTGGAGAGAACAAGGCTTACTATGCCTACAACCAAATGAAGGTAAATTCTAATGAAGCTATTACAAAGACTAAAGAATTTATTCTTACCTGAAGGAGAAGTTTCAGATGGATTCCATAGCTTCGACGAGCTGTATCACTACAGAATGCTGTATAATGCAGCATTTTTTAACAGCTTAGAAGGTAAGTACAATGTACATAAATCTGTAAGACACTCAGATGGAGAACCATGCTTCGGTGGAGGCTGGTTTATTGTAATGGCAGACCTCCCTACTGGTCAAGTAAGTAATCATTACAGAATAGAAGCAGCTAATAGATTATATGAATTCTGTTTACATTATTCTAATCCTATATGACGGACATTAAGAAAAGGTTTCTAACCAATACTGATGAGACTGGTAGGTTCATAGTAAAGTCACTAGTGACTGGAAGAACTTATTATGTTGAGCCAATAGGTAGTGGACATCCTGCTGACTGGGGTGATGTAGACCCAGCTACGAAGAAAATGACTGGAAGTTATGGAGAGAAATATTCTGGCTGTATAAGCGAGAAAGAATCTTTAATTACTCCAGAAAATGGGTTTAAAATTATTGAAACCTTAGAAGCTGGGGTCTCTCCACTATCTGTGATATATCAGAGAGATGAAGAATACGCTAAACAACAATCTTAATAATATGTATTTTAAAGGTGATATTATCATAACCGACCCATGTTATATAATGAGAAAAGATACAAATGACTGGGATAAGTGTGACTACAGTGAGAGAATGGATAGATTGGGATTTACTAATTATATAGCTGAATCCACTATCTATGGAGATTGGAGTTGCACTACATGGTCTACACCTCGCAAGGATGTTGAAGTCCAACTAGAAGAATTGAATAAACTAGACTCAACTAGGTGGGATTTAATAAAGAAGTATGGTAGTGATTCTGTGCAAGCTAAAATCTATGATGATAAGATAGCAGATGCTACTGTTGATATAAAGAGTATTGGACAGTTCTGTGCCGATGCAGGACTAGTCGGAGTATTCTTACTAGATGAGGTACTTAAGTATAATCCAGAATTTGACTGGTGGATAAGTAGACCCTGGACTACCACACTCATTAAGGACTTTGATGGGGAAATAAACTATTATGTTAGCAATGATGATAGTGCTCACATTATAGGTGTTGGTAACGTTAATTTCTATACTACACAAACTGGACTTTGATTATGACCGAACAAGAATTTCATGCTATTAGGAAACCATTCTATATTGATACGGAGACTTTATTAGTAAAGTTTCCAACTCAAAAACATATGAATACTTCTCACGCCAGATGGCTTAGTGATATTGGTTATCCATTTTCACATACCATTAGAGGGTATTATATGAAAACTGACAACGATGAGTATCTTATGTTATATTGGAATGACTATGAGATTCCCAATGTTGTGACCGCACTCTTTACTTACCTATTTGAGTACTTTCCAACCGTTAAGTGGATTGGTCTCGGTTGCCATAAAGGTAAGGTAGGAGAGATTTGGAAACCCAAATTAATTGTAATTAAACCCGATTATTATGGCTAAATTTAAGCTCTGCGAGGACTTAAAGATTATCACTTGGAGGAGGTACCACTATACAGTTGAGGCAGATACTCTTGAGGATGCATTAGAGCAAATCAAGGATGGTGAGGTTGATTGTGACGACTCCGAGGAGCTATATGATTGTGATTTCTACCTAGACCCAGAAGATAATGATGGAAAGGTTACTAGGGAGATTTACAATGAGGAAGATGATAAATTATTATACGATAACGTACGAGGAGATGTATAAATTGAACAACGGAAATGGTGCTGTGGTTTGTGATAGCTGCAGCACCATCATAGAGCAAAACTTGTCCTTTAAGGAGTATGTAAATACTCATAGCGGATGGGATTTATGTGAGAGGTGTAAGAGTGGGATAACCATAGTTGATAATTTTGATAGAATAGCATCAATGCTTGAATTTAATGACAAGGATGAGTTCTATTTCTTACAAATTATTCAGCGTAAAAAGGATGGTAATGTTACCCAAATCGGAAACAATGGTTATAGAACTATCAAAACCTATTACATCTATAGTGTAGAGCAACTCAGAACTAAGGAGGAGAAAATTAAGGAATTATGCTTGAAGAATAACGCTAGAGCATATATCAATCCTAATAGAAGAAATGCTGAACAAGTAGCACTAGCTGCCATTCAGCAATATGCCCAATTAGTATCTGAAGGAAATGCTTATCAAGGGTATAGGGTTTATGATAGTGCCTGTGGTTCCACTAGAGCCAGAGGGTATAAACCATTATGGGTAGTAGATGTTGATTCTAAGGATGAAGACTATCTATCTAAAATTACCAACCTAATCAATGAATGTAGGGGAGCTGAAGCATGTAAAATAAAGTATCAGATTCCTACGTTACATGGGTATCATCTAATTACTATTGGATTTGACATTCAGCAGTTTAACCAAAAGTTAGCTATTGAAAAATTGGACCCAATAGACATTCAGAAAGATAACCCGACACTGCTGTATTATGCAGCTCTTTAAGGCTCAGAAATGAGTACTGTTGTAGATTACTTATTATGATAAATAAATTCAAACACAATGAGTAATTTACCTTTAGGTGCTGAGTATGACCCAAATGCTCCTTATAACGAGGAAGAAAAAGTATTTAAGTTTGACCTTAATGTTAAGGGAATAGCTTACTGGTGTTATAATGGATATTTGGATGTTGATGAAGCTCAGCAAGCTATCAAAGAACGACTATTAGCTGCTTTGTCGCAACTTGGAGATATTGATATAATAACAAGTGATGTGGCTGTCTACTAATGGTATATTTAGTTACGAAGCAGAAATCCCTATGGGAATCAACTAGGTATAAAGTAATAGACCCAGAAGAGGCTTTAAGAATACTAGAGCCTCTTACTGTGGTTGAACTTGATACTGAAACTATGGGTTTAGACCCATATACTAAAGAACTGCTAACTGTGCAGTTGGGTTGTGCCGATTTCCAAGTAGTGATTGATTGTGCATCTGTGGATATACAGCTATTTAAGAATTACATTGAAAATCCTCAGAGGATGTTCTTGGGATGGAATATTAAGTTTGACTTAAAGTTCTTATATCACCAAAGAATTATCCCAATGAAGGTTTACGATGGTTATTTAGCTGAAAAGCTACTTTGGCTAGGTTATCCAGCAGGTATGCATGAGATGAGCTTAAAAGCAGCTAGTATTCATTATCTAGGAGTAGATATGGATAAGTCTGTACGAGGTAAGATTATACAGACTGGTCTGACCGAAGATGTTATTATGTATGCTGCAGGCGATGTTTCTTATCTGGGTAAGATTAGAGACAAGCAACTTATTGAATTGGAGAAGAAAGGCTTATTAAAGGCTATTGACTTCGAGAATGAGTTTGTAAAGTGCCTAGCATATATAGAGTATTGTGGTGCAAAACTTGATATTGATAAATGGAAGGTTAAAATGACAACCGACCTGAACAATCTTGAGAGGTATGAAGCTCAGTTAAATGACTGGGTAGAGAATAGTCAATTCGCTAGTAAGTATTGTTCTATAAATATGCAGGGCGACTTATTCAGTGGTTTTGATACCAAGCCTAGATGTCATATAAACTGGACTAGCTCTCAACAAGTTATACCACTATTCGAAGATTTAGGACTTGACCTCAAAGTTCTAGATAAGAAGACTAAGCATTATAAGAAGTCTGTGGATATTAAGGTAGTGGAACCCCAATCTTCTAAGAGTCCACTTATACCAATATATATCAATTTCAAAAAGGCTGCGATTATCGTTAATACCTTTGGACAGAAGTTCTTAGGATTAATAAATCCAGTTACAGGTAGAATCCATGCCAATTTTAATCAGTTAGGTACAGATACTGGCAGATTGAGTTCAACAGAACCAAATCTTCAGAACTTGCCACATGATGCTTTAACTAGGTCATGTTTTATATCTGAGAAAGGTAATAAATGGATTTCTGCCGATTATAGTGGTCAAGAGTCATATCTAATGGCATCTATGGCTAATGATGAAGCTATGTTGGATGAACTTACCAATGGTAGTGGTGACTTGCATAGTCTAACTGCTAAGATGGTATTCCAACAAATCCCTAGAGACATGCCCCTTAAGGACATTAAGAAGAACTTTAAGGAATTAAGGCAAGAAGCTAAGGGATATGAGTTCTGCTTCAATTATGGAGGTCAGGATAGTACTCTGATAAGGAACTATGGTCTTGATGCCAAAAGAGCTAAGGAAATCTATGAGAATTATATGTCAGGTTTTGCTGGCTTAAAGAGGTATCAAGATTTCCGCAGAGTAGATGTAATGCGTAAGGGTTATATTCTACTTAGTCCCATTACTGGTCATAAAGCGTATATATATGACTATGACGAGCTAAAGAGACAAATGGAAAAGCAGGAAGACCCAGAGTTCTGGGAATATTATAGGGAAATGAAAAGGGATGCTCCAGAATGTGATACAGTCCAGGCAGTTAGAAGATTAGCTAGACGTAAAGCAGAATCTGAGAAGCAATCTATCAATTATCCGATACAAGCTGCTGGAGCATTATGTTTTAAACTGGCATCTATAAAGCTGTTTAATTGGTTGTTGAAGAATAATCTATTATTTACAGTTAAGTATTGTATTCCAGTACATGATGAAATTAATCTTGAAGCTCCAGAAGAAATCTCTAAAGAGGTAGCCGACATACTTGTTAAATGTATGGTTAGTGCAGGTAAGCCATTCTGTACTAGGGCACATCTTGGAGCAGATGTAGAAGTTGGAGATTTTTGGATACATTAATGCATACAGAAATAGAAAGAAAGTTCTTAGTCACTGATAGCTTGTTTAAAGAACAGGCTGTCAGGACTATGAATATACGTCAAGGGTATGTAGGTACTCCCTCTGGTAAAGGGGAAGCTAGAGTATCTATACGAGATGAAAAAGCCTGGGTTATAATTAAATCCAATGATAGGTTATCTAGGTTAGAGTATGAGATTCCTATCCCTAAGAAGGATGCAGAAGAATTACTTGCCAGAACCTGTGGTAGGATTATCCATAAGACTCGTTATATTATTCCAGCTCAATCAGATATGTTGAAGTGGGAAGTAGATGAGTTTCATGGAGAAGATGAAGGCTTAATAATTGCAGAGATAGAGTTACCAACCGAGGATACCCAATTTGATAAACCTCAGTGGTTAGGTGAAGAAGTAACACAAGATACTACTTATTATAACTCTACACTCTCTAAAACATCTTGGAAAGCTGTTCAGAAGTCACGTGCTGAAGCTAAGGCTTGGGATGATTGGAGGGATTCATTGGTTCGTAAATGAAATATAGAAAGAAACCCGTAGAGGTAGAAGCAATCCAATATACTGGTAAGAATCTACCTGAAATAATTAACTTTGTAGGTCGCAATCTCAGAGTAAGAGGTAACTTAGTAGTTATATTTACTCTTGAAGGTGAAATGATTGTGTCCGAGCTAGATTATGTTATCAAAGGAGTAAATGGAGAATTTTATCCTTGTAAGCCAGATATATTTGAGAAAACCTATGAAAGAGTAATTGATGAGGCTGATTAAACCGTCTTTTGAAATCTTAGAGCAACAACCTGGAATATTAGGTTTATATAAGCAGATAGAACTTGCTGGAAGAACCTGCTATAAATCAGAAGATAAGATTACAGAAGATTCAGCTAAAGGTTTTGTAGATAGGATGATTAAGTCAGGTCATGGTGCTATGTTGGAGCATGGTACAGTATATTTAGAAGTACCTTGTTATGAAAGCAACTTTACAGACGACATAGTAGAACGATATATCACTAATAAATATTCGATTGTTCGTGATAAGTATGAAATAATTACTAGTATATTCCAATTTGATTCTACAGCATATATTACTACTAACCTTAGAGTTCTAGTAGAAAATGGTTGGACAGACGATTTGAAATATATCTGTGAACCTACAGAATATCATGAGAAGAGAGTTACTGTTAGGTTTATCTGTGACAGAGGGGTTTCTCATGAATTTGTAAGACATAGAGTATTCTCATTTGCTCAAGAATCTACTAGGTATTGTAACTATTCTAAGGATAAGTTTGGCAATGAATTAACTTTTATTCAACCTTTATGGTTAGAGGATATAGATTCCAATTTAGATTTCAAAGACTGTTTGCAACATTCTGAATTAGCTTACTTTAATTTGCTTGACAGGGGTTGGAAGCCACAGCAAGCTAGAGCTGTATTACCTAACTCCTTAAAGACAGAATTAGTTATGACTGGTTTTGTGTCTGATTGGAAGCATTTCTTTAAGTTAAGGGATGCTGGAAGTGCACATCCTCAAGCACAAGAGTTAGCTAAACCGTTACATGGAGAATTTATCAGGAGGAACTATGTCAATGAATAAGGATGCGCTCAAACTAGAACCCTATCTTAAATATACATATAAGGATAAGGGATATAAAATTAAATGTCATGGGAGAGGTGAACACACTCCGTGGTATTGTATTACACGTGAAATGTCTGAGATAGACGACCTAGAATTAGTTTTAATGTCATGCTTAAATTCTAGTTACTATAAAGACCTTGAGAAATCACCTATTAAGAAGTATTGGGCATATTTATATGACGATGATTATTTCGGAATTATAGATAGAGATTGGGATAGGTTTAGCATTCAAATATATGTTTATAATGAAGATGGTTCATATACTGTAATGACTCCTCCTCTATTTGAAAAACTATTTAATTCTTCTGAAGAGTTTGAACAATATTTAAAAGAAGAATTTGATAAGTTTGAACGATACAGCGATGAAGAAGGAGAGTTATTGCAGCCTTGGGAACTGGATGAAGCTAGAGAAGTCTTAGCTCAAGATGGATGGTCTGAGTTAGAATTGGGACATCTTAGATGGGTAGGAAATGATAGAGGATTCTCAGCTCCTTTAAATAGTGATGCTGTGTTTTTAGGTGGAGCTTTAAATGATATAATCAAAAATCATCCAGAATTATATTAAGATGAAAGAAAAAGTATTTAAATTTGACCCAAACCACACTTTCTTCACTTCTGATACACACTTTGGTCATGCCAACATAATTAAATTATGCAATAGACCATTTAAGGATGTAGAGGAAATGAACGAAAAGTTGATTGAGAACTGGAATAGAGTGGTTTCTGAGGGTGATACAGTCTTCCATTTGGGAGATTTTGCCTTCGGTGGTAGTGGACTATGGAACAGTGTTATCCCCCGTCTAAATGGACAAATCTACCTTATCTTGGGAAACCATGATAGGAAGAATATAAGACAAGGATATATGAATAAATTTGTAGATGTGATTCCACAGATGCAAATAGAGATAGAAGGAAGAAGTGTCTATCTAAATCATTATCCATTCCTGTGTTATGGCGGCTCTTATAGAGAGCAAGGTAATGCTGTATGGCAATTATTTGGACACGTACACTCTGGTCCAACTAGCTCTGGATTAGACTGTGATAGGTTAGGTATATTATTCCCGTATCAATACGATGTTGGTGTTGATAACAATAATTATACACCTATCTCTTGGTCTGAGGTAAAAGTTAAAATCCAGAACCAAATAGATAACGGAGTTAAGAAACCTGTCGGAGAACACACAATTCCTGACGAAGTGTATAAACTGTAATGACTAAAATAACTCTTGAAATTGAAGGTAGAGTATGTTCTATGGAATTACCTTATGATGATGCTACAGGTACAGAGCTTATAAAGGCATTTTGTTCATTAATGCATGGTCAAACATTCCTGATATGTACAATACGAGATTCACTTAATGAAGCGGCTGAAGAGTATGTAGAAGACCTAAATATAGGAAATGAATCAATATACACTCAGGAAAATCCAGAGACTTCTGTCAGGGGAGTCATTTATCACTAGTGAATCTGGTAATTCTATGTCCCCATTGTATAAGAGTAATGAGAAACACTTAATTACTCCTATTAAATGGGAAGACTGCAAAGTCGGCGATGTAGTATTCTGTAAGGTTCGTGGTTCTTGTGTAACCCATAAAGTCTATGCAGTAGACAAGGAAAAGGGATGTTTAATTGGAAATTATAGAGGTCATATGAATGGCTGGACTAAAAATGTGTACGGAAAAGCTCATAAGATTACTAAAGAGGATAAGATTCTCAAAGAAAGTAAGGTTAAAGGCGCCTTGGCAAATCTGTAAGTATGCAGATACTGATGTGTGCAATGACTGTGAATGTCATATGTGTAAATTGAATCCGTATGAAAATATGTGCGACGTCTGACCTACATGGTATCCTTCCTGAAATAAAGGAACCTTGTGAGTTAGTATTAATCTGTGGTGATATTATGCCACTAAGGATGCAGAGGAATATTCCCCAAAGTGAGAAATGGCTTAAAACTGAATTTGCTGATTGGGTAAAAAGCCTTCCATGTGAAGGTGTAGTTATGGTAGGAGGCAATCATGACTTTGCTATTGCTAATATGTATCAACAGCCATTAAAGCAAAATGCAATACTTCGAACTCCTACTAATGGTAAGCTAGTTCTATTAGAGAACAATACCTATACTCACATTAGTGATTCTGGTAAAACCTATACTATTTGGGGTACTCCATTCTGTAAGATATTCGGTAATTGGGCTTTCATGTATGAACCAGAAACATTGAAAGAGGCTTATGCTACTATGCCAGAGTATTGTGACATAGTACTATCTCACGATGCACCACAAATATGTGGACTTGGTGTTATACATCAAAGAATGAATAGGGTCGATGCTGGTAATCCTTGGTTGGCTGATGAGATGCTTAGGAAACATCCTAGATATACATTCTGTGGACATATCCACAGTGGAGAGCATGAATTGCAATCCTTTGATGATATGAAAATGGCTAATGTATCTCTAGTAGATGAAACTTATACAGAAACATTTAAACCTTTATATCTTGATGTCTAAAGTAGTAGTAAAAGGAGGATTGGGATTCCCAGCTGTATTGTTCCTAGTATTACTAGTATGTAAGCTATTTGGAGCTAGTATTAGCTGGTGGTGGGTATTTTGCCCATTCTGGATACCGCTGGTAACTATAGCAGCGTTCTTTATCATAGCGTTAGTAGTTGGAATATTTAAACATTGGTAATGGAAAATAAGTGTACTTTAGTGGTTGTGGACTTCCAGTATGATTTCTGTACTGGAGGTTCACTCCCAGTACCAGGGTCAGATATGGCTTTGGCACGAATTAGTAATCTGATTTCATCAGGTCAGGTTGATAATGTAATATTTACTGTAGATTGGCACCCTGCCAACCACTGTTCATTTAAACGGAATGGTGGTCAATGGGTAGACCATTGTTTGCAGTTTACTGATGGTGCAGCTATTGCAGACCCCTTGGTAAGAAGTTGTGTCAGACTTGGTATACCATATCAAGTTATAAGAAAGGGAGAAAAGCCTGATTCAGACGAATATGGTGCTTTCAGTGTTATAACTGACAAAAGAGGTTATTATCTAGCACAAACTGCTACTGGGCTAGCTATTTATGGTGCCAGAATAGATGAGGACCTCGTATTGAGAGGAGTTGCTGGTACTGGTGGTAATTTATTTAAGATAATCAATAATCCACTCAGAGGATTCATTATTGCAGACGAAGGATTAGAGATAGCACACATTAAGCCTGAAAAGGACTTTGCTAAAGAGTGTGTCGCCGACATAGATTTTGAATTAACTTCTGAGGAACAAAAAAGCTATTTTTATTAATATGAAGAATTTTCCCATAAAGGATGTTAGTGGCAAGGAATGGTGGATTAGCCGTTCTATTGCAGTCGTTGGTTGTATATTTACATTACTCAATGGGAAGTGGTGTGTACTTGCCAATAAAAGAGGTGAAGGTACACCAGATTTCCAGGGAATGTGGAATATGCCATGTGGTTATCTAGACTTCGATGAAACTACAGCTGAAGCAGTAGTAAGAGAGGTCTACGAGGAAACAGGTGTAAAGGTTAATGTCAAAGACCTTACATTCTGGAAGTTCAACGATTCACCTTCTGCAAATAGACAGAATGTAACATTCAGGTACTATGCTATTATTGATGCACAACCTGGAAATATCAGTGTTGGTGTTGGTAATGATAGGGGAGGTGAAGAAGATGAGGTGGAAGCTATAGGTTGGGTTCAAGTTAGTTCTCTTGATAGATATAAGTGGGCATTTGGTCACGAAGAAATCATCAAGGAACTGGTTGAAGTATTACATCTAAAGGATGTTGAATGACCTAAAAGAGGTTCTATCTCTAAGTAAGGAGGAGAAATTCGAGTATCTAAGGTTGTACTTCACTACTCTATTTCTGAAGCAGCCTAAGATGCTCGAAGCCTTATCCTTTAAGGACATTGTTAGAAAAGCCGCCGAATTTACTAAAGAGTATATAAACTATGGTAAATAAATTCATATTTCTAGACATAGATGGGGTTTTAAACAGTGAGCTTTTCTATTCTGAGAAATCCCAAAATGAGAGATATAATGACTTAGTATCTGTGTTTCCTAAGCATATAGCTTGGGGTTTGTGTAATATTGACCCAAAAGCAGTAAAAAGGCTTAATAGGCTAATCAATGCTACAGATGCTAAGATAGTTGTATCGTCATCTTGGAGAACAGACAGTGATTTGGGTAAGATATTTGAGGCTGCAGGTATTAATGGGAGGATTTATGGTACTACCCCATTATCAGAGAAAAGGCATAGAGGATTAGAAATCCAAAAATGGCTTAATATGCAAACAGAGCCTTATAACTATGTTATATTGGATGATGATTCTGATATGCTAGATAAACAGCTTCCATATTTTATACAAACTGACTGGATGAAATGGGGTTTAAGTGACAAGGATGTTGAACAAGCAATACATATTCTAAATGATACCGATGGAACCGTTAAGACACATTTACAATAACCCCTCCATAGATAGGGAGTATTTAATATATAAGTTACTTACTCTTAAAGTAAAAGATTTGATTACTACTGGAGAGTTTGAATATTTAAAACACTTAATAAGAAAGGAGAACGAAAATGCTCAGAGAGCAAATGGATGCACTCATTAAGCAGTCAATGCTTGATAAGAATGTAAAGAGGACAGAAGTGCTAAGAGCTATTAAGAATGAGTTCTTAGTATATCAAACAGCTAAGAATGCAAAGCCTTTAGACGATGCAGCTGAGTTCACTATTCTTCGTAAGATGGTAAAGCAAAGATTGGATAGTAGAGACCAATATCTGGAAGGTGGAAGGAAAGACCTGGCTGATAATGAATCCAAAGAGATTCTAGTGCTTGAGTCTTTCCTTCCTCGACAAGCCACGGTTGAGGATGTCAATAAAGCAGTCGCAGAGATATGTAAGGAGAGGGGCTGGTATATTCCAGAGGAAGACTATGGGGAAGGTGCAATCTCCCCACAAATCCCGAAAAAGTCTATGGGAGAGGTTATTAAACTGGTCAAGACACAGCTTAATAATGTAGATGGCAAATTACTGGCAGACACTGTTAAAATATATCTAGTATGAAAGCGTATATAGGAAATGTAGACTGGGCAGACGAAGGAGATGTATTCTTCTTTAGCGTAGAAAGTGAAGAGAATCTAAAAGCAATGAAGGACTTAATAGATATTCTCGTAGAGCTTGATTTATTCTATTCAACAGAGATGTATTGGGGAACCAATGAATACTTTGACTTCGGAGCAGATGACTTCCTGGAATTTATTAATGAAGCTGAGGATATAACTGAAGAAGAGTTAGCTACACTTAATAAATTCAAAATATCTGGGTTTGACATTTTTGAAAGAATGTCAGATAAACTACATGACCTAATTTGGGACTTGGATTATGATATTTCGCAGGAAGATTTAGATAGAATCAAACCTCTCTATATTAAGCTGTATGACCAGAAGAGTTGGGAGGATATTCAAAAATGGTTTGACAATAAGAGGGAACATGACGATTAAAGAAATTGTAACCTTAAAGGGTCTAGCTAGGTTTAGTCATGCTATAGCAGGAACTCTATACTACAAAATTGAAACAGATGATGTAACTGTAGAGTTTCCTATTGACATGAACGATAAGGACGATGTAGGTACAACCACATTTATAGCTTCTTATAAACCTATTACATTAATGAGATATATAAGGAAAGCTATGGAAAATGAAACTCTGGTTATTACTAAGACAAATAAGTCTCAGTGATATGTACTAGGTGAAAAATGATTAATATATCTAACTCTGGTCAAATTTCTTGAAATTTCTAAATTAATTTGGTGATTCGGGTTATATTGCTTAAATTTGCAGAAATTAAGTAGTTAAACATGTTAAACGGATTAATTTATGAAAATCGAAAGTAAAATCAAGAAATTCCAGCAAGGTGGTCCAATGCCGCAAGACCCAGCATCACAAGGCGGTGGAGCACCAGCAGGGGCACCTGCTCCTGAAGGCGGAGCACCTGAACAAGGTGGTCAAGACCCAATGGCACAGATTCTTCAAGTAGCTGCACAGGCAGTACAAACCCAAAATTGTGAAGCAGCTATGGCGGTATGCCAAGCTCTAATGCAAATTGCTCAAGGCGGTGCTGCTCAAGAACCAGCTCCTCAAGAAGAACCAACTTTTGCAAGAAATGGGGCTAAATTAGTAAGAGTTAGATAATTGGTCAAATGAAGTAGAAAGGGGCGTATAAATATTTATATGCTCCTTTTTTATTATACACAGTATATGTCACAAGTAATAAGAAAATATGACTCTGGAGGTAAAACTGAGAAGCCTAAACTTTTTAGCATCTCAGGGTTAGGTGACTTCGACCAAAATGCCCTTATAGAACGTGGATATAGAGATGTAGACGACTATATCTCTAAGAAGGGTCTAAAGGGCAGCATGGCATCCAATTTCAGAAATGCTGTGCAGTATATGCTTGAAGGTATCAACAGTGGTACTTTAACTATGGATGCTATGGGTAACTTTCAAGATAAGACGGGTCGAGCATCAAGTACAGGAGAACTAGACAGGAAGAAATTCCTAGGAATAAAGACAGGAATAAAAGATACAGATAATAATGCTTATGGTATTGCAGCTGACTATTTACATGGATTGGTTATGAACAGTCCAAAGTATAAGCAACCAGAAGCACCAGCTGCGAAGCCTTGGAATATTGAAACGGACCTAGCTAATGCTGCATTAGGTGGAAATTGGTCTATGGAAGGCTGGAATAAGCTGGATTATGACCCAGAAACTAAGAAGTGGTCTACAACCAATAGACAAAAATATATAAGTCAGGTACTAGCTAATAGATTAAAGTATCTAGAGGAAAACCCAGAATTTGACTATAATAAGGATGTCTTTTCAAGTAGGGAAGATTATCTGAGTAGGTTTAGGGATGCAGTAGGTAAATTACAAGATGGTAGCTATGATGCACAAGACTATGCTACATTTGCTAGACTTGGACTTACTGATATGGATAAGTACTTAAAGACTGACTTTAGTACTCAAACAGAGGCCCCAGTAGTGGAGGGTAGGGCTGGAAGAGTAGATACTGGATGGAGTAATCCAGACTACGAAAGAACTATTGACGATAAAGGAGTTTATCATATATATAAGAAAGGAAGTGGAGAGGAAGTTCATGGTGTTATCCCAGGAAATGTGTTCAATGGGGTAGGTAATAGATATGCCTTTGACGGTAATATCTATGATGATTCTAATCTGCCAGAAAAGTACAAAAAGGATATTGAACTTGCTAGACGTGCTCAGTTAAATGATTACACCAAACTAACTGGCGATAATCCATTTACTAAATCCTTAATGGACCAAGGATATGGTTATATTACTGACTTATCAAGCTATGCATCTGGTTTTGGGGAGAATGGAACATTGTATGGGGCTTATCACGACCCATCTGATGTTAATGCTAAGTTTGGATTCTATTTGAAAGACCCTGAGACTGGGAGAATGAGGTCTGGACAAGTAAGATACAATGATACCTTAGGTGAGTATCAGTTTATGGGTGATGATAACAATGTAGTAAATCTTGGTGCGTACAATCAGGGAGGTTCCAGAACTAATGCGGGCACAACCTTTGTAAATTATAATGATACGTCAGCCGAGAATCTACATAATTTAATGAACGCTTGGATTAACGACCCAGATTTGAATAATCCCGCCAGTGAAGCCTACAAAATGGTTCAGAATACCCTTAGCAAGTGGATTAGGTCAGGAAACTCTCCATTTAAGGAGCAGAATGGAATTTTCCATTGGCAAGAGGGCGACAACTTCATGAACACTAGAATGAATAAGGATGGTCAATGGGAGTGGGCATTCAATGATAAGTTTATTAATCCTTCTAGTTCCTCTGGTGTTACTCGAAGAGCTAATGCAAGGATGTCGGAAAAAGACATGGAACAGTACAGGCAATTAATGTCTAAGTATAAACAAGGTACATTCTTTAAGCCTAGTCTCAGCCCTGAAGAGAGAAGAATATTTGCAGATTTAAGAGGGAAAAGAATGGCTGACTTAAGAAGTATTCCTGCATCTACACGTACCCAAGAAGAAAAGGATGAATTATATTATCTAGGTGGATTCAAGGAAGGCGGTGTTATCACTGCACAGCTTGGAACTAAGTTTACTAAGGTTGAAGATAAACCTCAAGTAAAGGAAGTAGAACTCTCAGAAGAGAGAAAAGAGAAAAACAAAAAGGTACATCAATCCTTTACTGGAAGGTCTAACGTTGCCCTTTGGGATAACAAAGATATAACTGACGCGGGTGGTGTATTAAAGACATCTGATAAGGTTAGACTTGGTGCCGCTATGGCTGATTTAGCTAGTGTTGGTCTTGGATTTGTTCCAGGTGCTAATATAGCTTCAACAGGTATAGGGATAGGCTCTTCTCTAACAGAGTTTGGCGCAGATTGGGCTAGCGATGGTTTAGATTGGGGCGATGTAGGTAGACTAGGAATGAACTTGGGAATGGATGCTCTGTCATTAATCCCAGTAGGTAAGACTCTAAAGGCTACTAAGGCGTTAGGAAAGATAAAGAAGAGTATTCCTCTTATTATGACGGCTATTAACGCTGCTAATTATCTTGACCCAACTATAAGAGAAGAGTACGGAAAAACACTATCTAAACTTGCTAAAGGTAACATAGGAAGTCTAAATACTGGTGACTTCAAGAATTTGTCAGCAATAGCTAGTACGGTTCTTGGAGTCAAGAATGTAGCTCAAACAACTAAGGGAAGATGGAATACATCTACTACTCCATCTGGGAAGAGGAGAGTAACTGCCATGATTAATGGTAAACAACAGACACTAGATGTTGATGATGCTTTCTTCCAAAACACAAAAGGCAAGAATCAAGTAAGTGAACTTAAAGCTAAGTTCGCTGAACAATATAATAAGGCTAATAACCTTGAAGGGGATAAAGCAATAAAGCCTGAGAATGTAGCTGTAGATACTAAGTACTTTGGTAGAAGACCTCAATCTGAAAAGGTTGCAGGTACTAAGAATGATGGTACTTGGGCTTCAAATACTCTATTAGGTAAATACTTTTTAGGTTACGTAGACCCCTCTAAGCCTAGAGGAAATGCCGATATTCCATTCTCTGACGCATGGTTCTATAAGAATGGATGGGTTGGAGGACGTACAAGGGCTGAGAAACAAGATATTAAAAATAGGTGGGCTGAAAGTAGAAAGAGGGCTGGACAGATAAGAGAACAGCAAAATAAGGAACTAGCTCAAAAGGGCGTAGAATCTATAACTGATATTGCTCAAGCACTTAACACCGCTGGCAAATATAGGACACAGCTTGCACTACCTGCTCCTGGTAATACTCACAGAGTATTTGTCATGGGTAATGGAAAGGCAAAGCCTACCATCCAAGACAAAACTGACCCTTCTAAGTTACGTAGACCCAGCTCATATCAGGACTTAGCTGTACCAACTGGAGGTACCTCAGTAGAGGCTCCTAGTGCTGATGCAGTTAGAGTTGTAAATACAGTAAATTCTATACTTGACCCATTCATTAAGACTAAGAATCTCCCAGCTGTTATCCCAGATTCAAGGAATGCTGAGAAGATAGTGGCGTCTAGAACCATACAACCTAGTCAAAGACTTGACCAATTTATTGAGAGTCAAATCCCAGGTGGAAGGCAATTTGGTAGGCAGAGGGCTAAGACTGAGAGAGAATATAACCAAGTATGGGATGAAGCTATCAGAAATAGAAAGGACTTTGGATACGAGGATGTTACTCCTAGAAGAAGTATCTACGCTCCTCCTACTCCTACTGAGATATATATAGTACCAGAAGGTGCTATGAAAGACCCAAATGCTAGATACTTATGGGAACTTATAAACAGTAAGTCTAGCACGGCTCATGTTAAGAGAAATAATCTACCTCACAAGTCCAAGAACAAGAAAAAGAAAACTTCGAGGGATGACAGAGCTACTAAGAAGGAATTTGGAGGAATACTTCTAAGAGAAGGTGGTTTAATACCTAAATATCAAGGTGGTAATGTAATGCAGAGAGGTACCAAAGGTTCATGGCTAAATAACGAAAACACGTATAAAGATGCAACAAATCTTGGAGCGTGGGATAGCTATTATGACATGAATAAAATCATTGATGATATAAATACCTCTAGATTATTAGCCCAACAAAATGCTGATGAGTTTATTAACACCCTTAATGGATTAGCATCACAAAATCTTCCATGGAAGAAGCAATTAAATGCTAGAGGATATAAGAACTGGAATCAGTTATATAAAACTACTGGATTTAATAAATACTTTGGTGAAGATGAAGGTAGATTTGACTATTTAGGTCCTTCCACTTGGAATAGAAGACTATTCCTACAAACTCTAGGTTCTAGATATAATTCTCCAGAGAATGCTCTATCTGTTGGTAACGATAAGATATGGTATGGAGATGGAACTTGGAAAAAGGTTGAGAAAGCTTTAAGTGAGCCAGATGCGGAGGAAAAAGTAGAAGTTGTGACTGGTCAAAAGCAAGCTGAAACTCCAGCTACAAATGCAACAACTGGTCGCCGTATAACTCTTCCCGATACAACTTCTAAGAAGTTTAGTATTCATCCAGAGGATGCTCTAGCTTTAGGAAGAATGGTTAGAGGTCTAGTTACCAATAATAGGGCAGCTAAGCTATACAAGGAGGGATTAAAACCAACACTATTAGATACATTTGAAAATTATGTACCTCTACAAGGTAACTTCCAAGCAAAAACTAGTGGAGAACAACAAGCAGGTAACATACAGTCACTTGCTGCTATGCCAAGAACATCTGATGCTTCTTTACAATTAGCAGGAGAGTTAGATGCAACTGATAGAGCAGCTCAAGCAAGAATGCAAGGAGACTTAGCAGATGCTGAGAGATTCTATCAAACTAGAATGTTAGGACAACAAGAATCTGACGCTGCTAAAGCTAGGAGAGTTGAGGTAGCTAACAAGGATAGAGCAGCCATAAATGCTATTGATGCAGCTAAGAAGCAAATTGATGCTGGTAGAGTTACTGCTAATTATCAACAAGTTCTTGCTCCTTGGTTAGCTGGAGTAGAGAATCAGTTTAGACAAAATAGGGCTATGAAGAACCAACTCGCCTTAGAAACTTACCAAAACAGAGCATCTTCCGAATATGATTTAGCATTAGCTAAAATCTTAGAGGATTATAAGGATGACCCTGTAGGAAGGCAAAAGGCATGGAACCAGTTACGTTCTGAGGCTTCTGCAAACCTATTAAAAGAAAGGTCTAAGTTGATTGATTCCCCCTGGCTTATCCAATTTGGGGAGAAGGGTACAAAACTAACATATAAAGAGAAAGCTATGCTCCAAAGAGCTAAGGATTTCAATAAGAGATTAGCAGACGACAATAAGCAATTTCACAAAGATATAATGGAATCTAAAAGAGAGCACAATAAGTTGATTATGAATATGTCAGCTCTTACTGCTGCACTTATAAAGAAAGGGATGCAACTATGAGAGTAATTGAGAAGCTACAACAAGGAGGGGGAATGCCCTCCTTTGTTAGCGTTACTAACGTACCACAACCACAAGTAGAAGCACCCTATACAACTACTTCAACAACTACTGGAAGTACTGAAGATGGGTCTGTTGGATTATTAGATAAAAATATGGTAAAATTCTTGTATGAGAGTGGGATACCAAGTGACGTGGAGGCTTTCGTAGAAACATCAGGAATATTCTCTAATAATCTATATAGCAATCCATTTAGAAAAGAAGACTCTATTATACAATATAAAACCATATTAAAAATGTTGCCTAGAATAAAGGCAGAGAGCGAGAGATTCAAAAATGCTATGACTCAAGCCGATAAGAATGGAGGATTAGGGGAAATAGCAGTAACTGATGGAGGTTATGTTATTACTGTTAATGCAGACGGAAAGCTACAGAAAAAGTCTCTAAATGATGTAGACTTTGACAATGAACAGATGCTTACTAATTCAGAATTAGCTAATTATAGAGCCAATAATGTAAGTGCTGCTTTCAATACTGACTTAACAAGTATTATAAATAATGCAGTAGGTATCCCTAAGATAACTGAATATATTCAATCAGTTGTTAATAAATTAGGAACTACTTCAATGTCCAGGGAAGGTTATGTTGGACAGCAATCTGGAAAAATACTAAAGGGACTTGAATACTTAACAGCATTAAAACCTAGTGCTGATGATTTGTCTGGAATGTCTGTAGATGGGCTATATAAGATGTCTAGTATGGATAAGTCACAGCAAGTTCAAGCTAATCAAGCTCTTGGCTACCTAATGAGTACATTACCCCAAAATATGAAAACAGTTCTACAAGCTAAAGCTGCTATGTATTTGGGTGATAACTCACAAGAAGGAGTTAAAAAGCTATTGATTTCCCTAACTAGCTCTGCTTTAAGTGGAGAACACACATTGAAATTAGACTTACAAGATAAGTTAGATGCACAAGGTAATACTAAAGCATCAGCGAAAACTGGTAAGGATGATAATATTACTGACCCAGCTAAGGCATTCTTATTAGGACTTGGTGAGGTTAAAAATCATAAGATTAATAATGGTACTTCATTTACTTTGAATCTACCAGGAAATAGTGCTCCGTTAGTAGATACTTCAGGTAAAACTATAGGTAGTGGTACATTAGAGGATGCTGCTCGTAGTACTTTCTCAGGAGTTCTTGACTTTAAGAACGCTACTATGGGAGGTCAGCTATTAAATGCAACCCAAAGAAGCAGAGTAGCTATTGATGGTTCTAACGTAGTAGCTGTAGACTTACCTATTGATACAGAAGCATTACAGGCAGGAGTTCTTAAGCCAGATATGGATTCTCTAAAGAGACTAGAATTAGCAGAGAACGAGATTAGGGAAGGAGATATAAAGGATGAAGCACAAAAGAATGAAATCTATGCTAAGTATAAACTACCATACAAATATGTAAATGGTCAAATAAATACCAGTGCTTATGGTAGATTTGCAATATTGGATGCAGCCGCGCATGAATCTGCATTTATGGAAGACCCAACACTTGACGATACTGTCAGTGAAATCATGGACATTAATGAGAGAGAAAGTATCGAGAGGATATTAAAGGCTGCAGACTCAACATTTAAGATGAGTCAGCCAGGCTGGATTTCTAGTGGTGATAATGTATATTCTGGTTCTGTGTACATACCAGTAAGGCAAAATATAATAAATGCTGCACTTGGTTCTGGACATTATCCTACATTACAAGGTAATGATGCTAATGTACTACAAGCTGAAGAGCAACAGAAACAAAGGTTACAAACCTATGTGCAAACCCCTTCGTTATCTACATTACAAAACTAAGTAATATGACAAATTCTAAAGAAAACGATTGGCTGTTAAATAGAGTATCTAACCCCACCTTTTCTATCTCTGATTTTAAAGCGGTGGGGTTAGATGCCACTAACACTTCATTAGAGGATGCAAGTGTCTATAAAAACATCCCACAAATAAGAGATAATCCAGCATTTCAAACTGATGGAAAATTCGATGAAGCTAAGTTTGATAGCATTTATAAATATATGGCTGAAACATATAATCAGCTAGCAGATGAATCATACCAAGAGGATATTCTAACTCAGGCTACATTCCACAGGGATAATATATTTGCAGACCCAGAACAAAGAAGAGAGGGTCCAGATATTTATCTATCTAAGGAAGCTAACCCATTAAGACAGAAGAGAGGGATTAGAAGATTAAATCTTCTTGATGCTCCTACTCTATCTATGGATGAAGTTGCTCAGACTCAGAAAGTATTGGCAAATCCTATTGATGTAGCTAATGGCGCTAAACCAATATGGCATGATTCACCCAATGATTCATTCTGGACTGATTTCTGGGATACTAGGGTTATGGCTCAATGGGATGAGGATGGAGAACATATTGACCCAATATCAGGAGAGAAAGTTCAGCATAAGAAAGGTGATTTAAAACTTAACGAGAATGGAACATACTATTATGAGAATCTTAATGGTAGAGATGTATATGGAAGAAGAGTATTATCTAAACTCAACACATTAACTACTGATGGTTCTGCTATTAATAAGTATGATTTCTTTGATTCCGATGGACTTGATAAGAGCTTAGTTGGGTCTATAGCTCGTAATGCAGTTGAAATCATCCCTATGTTAATTCCAGGAATTAGCCCCTGGTATATAGGTACTAGGATAGCCCTTGAAACTACTAAGGTATTAGCTACCTTAGGAAAGGTGTTTACTGGTAGCGATAATAAGTTCCTATCTTCTGTAGAAGGGTTTACTAAGTCATTAGAACCTACTACTTCCGAATATGGTCAGAATAATGCTTGGTCTATGGAAAACTTTGTTAATCTAGCTGGAGATGTGTTCAGACAGTTATACGAACAAAGGTGGATATTTAAATATGCTCCTGCTATATTTAGAGGTGAGAATATGGCTACTGAATCTGCTCAAATGAAGAAATTAGAGGAGTTCCAGTCTAAATATATGAACTTAGATAGCTATTTAAAAGCTAAGTCAGCTATTGAGAAGACTGGAGATTTAAAATACCTTGAGGAACTTAAAGCAGTCAATATACTTAAAGCTCAGAGTGAACTTGAAAATTACATGAAGAGTTACAATAAGATAGGAGAAGTCCTATCTAAGGCATATATGACTAGTATTACTGTTCAAGACGCCTATGGAGAAGCTAAGGAGCAAGGTGCTACTGACTTAGAGGCTGCATTACTTACTTTAGGATATGCTGCTGGAGAGTATGCAATCATTAATAGTAAGTTAGGAGAATGGATTCTTCCTGAGCTTAGAATGGATAAGGAGCAAATGAGACAAGTTGTTAAAACCTTGACAGAGGGTTCAAGAAAGGTTATTGACAATGGCTCTAAGGTCCAAAAAGCAGAATGGGCTAAGAAGATATTTAAAATAGGAAAAGACATAGCTCAAGCTAACTATTCAGTTGGTAAGAGTGGATTAAAAGCTACTGCTGCTAATGCACTTGGAGAAGGTGTAGAGGAAGTATCAGAAGAAGTATTATATGACTTCGCTAAATCTGTTACTAATCTAGGAATGTGGTTAGCAGGTAGTGATACACAACCCTTACAAGCATGGGATAATATGCTTGACAGATATGGTATGTCATTCGTCGGAGGTATGCTTGGTGGTGCAATGTTTGATGCAGTACCTAACCTAAGAGCCGCTAGACAGCTTGGTCAGATGAACAATCAACAAGCTATGCAACAATTAGTTTACCTTGCCAGAAATGGTAAAATGAATGACTTCCTAAAAGAGGTAAATAAGATGGAACTTGGTAACAAGTATCTATCTGCAACTAAAATGACAGAGGGAATAGATGGTAAGAAGATTTGGGCACAAGGTACTGATACTGATAATCAAGACATTGCAGCTAAATCGGAAATAAGAAGAATAGCTAAATTTGTATCTGACACTTTATCTGCACAGGGAGCTACTATTAGTGATGATAGCTTCTTAGACACTCAAACTCTGAATGATTTAAGGTTTGCAGCATTAAAGAATAGTACAGTAGCAACTAGCTATCTACAAGACTATAATTCTATCTGTGAAAAGATTGTAACTCTAACTAATCAGCTTAATAGTCTGGGAGGAACACAAGAAAGAATGGAGAATGGTGGTCCTACTGATAAGCAAGTTAGAGAGGGTGGTGATGAGGCTTCAAAGGCTAAAAGGAGTGAATTGGAGGCTGAGTTGAAACAAGCATTGGAGAGAAAAGAAGCATATATGAAGGGTGATTTAGCTCCTCAATTTATATATGATGCTTTATTCGAGATGTCTACTGCTGTAAGTAGTGCATATATGGCTCCAACTCTAATACAGTATGCAGAAAATAAGACTGGTAAGAAGGTCACAGACATTCCGAAGAAAGAATTAGAAGAAATATCTAAAGAATACGAGGGATGGAAGAACTCAGGATTTAAGGATGCTGTAAGAGTTGCAGCTTCTATCCACAAGTCTATTGCTAAGACTGTTGCGCCTTTATTCCAAAATCATAGCTTAAAATACTATGAGAATGTTGATGAAGAGTTAAATAACACTTTAGGGGCTTTACAAGCTGGGCTAAATAGCTTTACTAAGAATCTAAACAACCAAATGGATTCTGAGGAGTTTATGGGAATGATGAGTGAGTACAATATGGATGCTTCTCTAACAACCTTAACTCCATTAGTTGCGTCATTAGGTTCTGAATCAGAAGTACAAACCTTAAGTAGTATTTTAAATACTCCTGTAACTGAGGATTATACTGAAGCTATAAAGAAGACTCAGTTATCTAAGTTCCTTAACAACTTCTTACTTTCTCATATAGACGCTATTGTAAAGCCTATAGTAAAGCAAGGTTACATCAACCCAGAGATAAAAAGAACATTAACAGAGACACTTAACAGTGCTTACTGGTATTTTAATGACCAAGCTGAGTTCTATGATGACAGCGAGGGATGGATGAACGCAGCAAAGATGGAGGAAGCTAAGGCTCAAATCAATTCCTTAAAGCACTCTAATATTGCTGAGTTATTAGACCAATTCTCATTAAGTACTACTGATTCTGACATTAAAATATCTAAACTATTAGAGGATGTAACTATCTCTCTAAAGGATAATATGGATAATCTTTCTGACTTCAATTTGAATAATGAGAGATTAGACCAGATTAAGGAAGCACTTTCTATTATAAATATATTTAAGGCTCAGCTACTAAGTGCTAGAGTAGATAATGCTGACTTATCTAACCTATATGGTATGAATGTTACCATAAATGAGTTAGATTCTGAAGCAAATCTAGCAGAAATACAATCAAATGTGGCTGATGCAATGATGCAAGACCTAGAGTCTATTGAACTTAGATTACAGACATTCCAAAAAATTATTGCTACTAATAATGCTCAAAAACTAGCTGAGCAAACTAGAACAGCTAACAACAAGAATATAATTGTTTATGATAGGATAAAGAAATTTGCAATGAATATTCCTGATGACTGGTCTGGTAAAATAGAATTTCAAGGAGTATTAAGTAGTCTAAGTAAGTTAGAGGAAATATCAGCATCAAGAAAACTTTCTCTAAACAAAGAAGAGAAGTCTCAGGTAGAGCTAGAAATGATTAAACTTGATGATGCTATCTATGACTTCTTTAAGGCTAATGAGGATAAGGTTAAAGACCCAGAGTTATTATCTAAGGTAATCAATACTGATAACTTTAGCCTAATCTCTCCAAATGAGGCAATCTTGAACTCAGATTCCAGATACATTGACGATAATGCTATGGTTTGGTATATAGCATCTAGAGCTGCTGTTAGAGCTTCTGATTTCTATTCTGAGTATAGAACTATTATTAGTGATAAGATTGCCCCTATTCCAACTCAGGAATTAGCTACGTACTTGGGATATGCATCTATCCTTAATGGGGGAGTCATTGATAATTTCTGTAATGCTGTCAATACTTCTCTAAAGAAGTGGGTAGAACCATTCAAGAATGATGATGAACTTCAGGAGTCTACTAGATATACAGATGATAAGGGTAATTCTTATAAGGTAGAGCATATCAGTAAGGATTTTATACTTGACTCATCTGTCTCTCCAAGATTCTCTAGAGTAACCTTTATTGAGGGTATTCCTGGAAGTGGTAAAACTACTGGTGTCTTTAATAACATTATAGTACTTCTAAAGAAGTATCATCCAGAAGTTCTTAAGAGTGTATGGATTGGTCATGCTACCGAGGAGAGTGCTGGTAACTTAAAGAAGGACTTAAATCTGGATTCAGCTGTAGCTTTGGACAAGAATAAACTAATGACCAAAGTTTCTACTGAATGGAAGAGTTTCGAAAGTTATAAAAAGGACACCAATGGTCATGCAGTAATTGATGATTTTGATGTGTTTCTTGATGACGATAATATAGTTAGGTCTGCACTTAAGATAAATGAAATTTCAGAAGCTCCATCTTTGATTCTTATTGATGAAGTATCAAGATATACAACTCTTGATATGGACTTGATTAATAAGTTTGCACAGAAATACGGTATCCCAGTTATAGTTGCTGGAGACTTTGACCAAAGTAGAGCTGTAGGAACACATACCATAAACTATAAAGGAGCATCTCTTACAAACTATGTAGAATTATCCCGAAATAACTTCGTAAGAACTCCTAAATTAGGAGTATCAATGAGGGCTAATAATAACCAAGTAGTTCAGAATCTAAACCTAATAAGACCTATTTTGAAAAACTTGAGGACAGCTAACTATAGTGATGATATACCACTACATTACTATCAGGATGATTCTGGCTTATATGGCACTAAGGTATATAGTAATGGAAACAATAGAGCTATACCATGTAGCATAGAACTAATCAAGAAAGATATAGACCTAATGATTAGTACTATGAAGCCTGGAGAAAAGGTTGGATTTATATACTATGATACTGATACTGAAATATACAAGCTGCTATCAAGTGCTACATATAAGGACAAGGTTGATTTTAAGCAGGGAGATACCTCACAAGGATTAGAGGGAAGGTATTACATTATAGATGATTCAGGTAGCTTGGGTAGTGAGAAATACTGGAGTGATTTATATACTGGTATTTCCAGAGCTTTACAAGGAAGTATTGTAATACATAGCAAAGCTGACTATGGAAGCGCAGGTACGTCAAACCAAATGTACTCTATACAGGATACATCTACTAGTGTAAATGAACTTTCTAAAGATGGAATAAAATCTTTCTCAGAAGAGAGAAGAACGATATTGAATAATCTTCCTATAGATGGTAAGCCAACTGTACTATCTAGTAGAGAAAAGGATAATACTGTACCAACCGTAACAGTAACTCCAGAAGTTGGACTAACATCAGAGACAGTAACTACAGTAACAGATGATGGAACAAAGGAGGAAGTTATTATAACCAATAATGGTTTACCTACTGATGAAGATATTAGGTCTAAGACTCAGGCTTCTAATGAGGAACCTACCCCTCCACCGCCTCCAGCTGTAGAAGTTACTAATGTTTCTGGTAAGAAGAGTGAGTCCATTCTTAACTTATTAATGTACACATTCCCGACATTTGAGTCTGGTGCTGTATTTGATGATAAGGGTAATTTGGTAGTAACTGAAGAGAATGAAAAACGTCTTGATAGTTACTATGGCTTGAACAAGTTATCTGGAATAGCTAAGAATAAGGAATCATTCGATAAGATGATAGGTAATCTAAGAAGTATAATATTCAGTACTCCTGATAAGGCAGAACTAACCAAGAAGATAAAGACACTTCTGCGCTTAGGTGATAATGCTTATTGTACATTTGCATTTAAGAGTTCTGCTGCTAAATTTAACAATAAGGATTGGGGTAGATTCAAGAAATCTACATCTGAAACTTTGAGTTATATATTCTCCGATGATACTAGTAGTGATAAGGTTAAACTTAAAACATTATCAATTATTATAGGTGAGGGAGATACTGATGTATTAGAATTGCCTATTGCTATATTCCCAAATCCGCTAACTTTATTTAAGAATGATAAGTTTAAGCTGGTAAGGGATGAATATAACGAGATAACGAGGAGAAATCCAGATATGTCTTCTTATCAGAAGTTTGAAGAGCTAATTAAGTTTATCCAAGCTAATCCGTCTATAGAGGGTGGAGATGCACTTATAAACTTCTTTAAAGTATATAACTTCAACTCTAATGGAGTGTTCTATATTGATGATGCTAACTGGACATTAGCTAATGGTCTAAAGTCTCAAGGACCAACAATGACTAATAAGCTAAAAGGTTATGATTATGAATATAACAATGAATTGAAGTTTGATGGTAAGTGGATAACTCTGGACGAACTATCTAAGGTTCCTGGGCGTTCAATGTCTAAGGTGAAAATATCTCCTAAAGGTGTTTATTCATTTAGTGGTAAGACTGTAAACTTTGTTAAGCCAGGACATCCATACATATTAGTCAGCGACGATATTATGTTGAGGGATGCTCAGCTTGAAGAGTATTACTACAAGCAACTAGAGGATGAATCTATAGAGAAGAAGGTGAAGCTAATATATGTAGTTCCACCTAAAGCTCCAATTAAGGGATACTTCGATAACCTACTGAACATTGTAAGTGGTAACAAGAACTTTATAAAGAGGATTGGTAATGATTTTACAGCATATAGAATAGTAAATATCTTATCTTCTCAGCCAGAATTTGAAAATAGTGACTTAAATTACAATAATACCGCTTATCCAGGTATAATGAAGATAATTGGAAGGTTAAATGCTGTTGAGGGTGATACTAAGGCTCAAATGGAAATCCTTAATGAGGAAGTAGACATCAAGGGCTTAAATAAAGGTATTACCGCCAGATTAGCTTTGCAGAATTATCTTCTAAGTATGGTATATCCGCCTAATGCTGATAATACCAATAGGGTATTTAAGGAAGCTAATTTAAATTCTATAGAGAAGATATTAGAGCAGAACAAAATCACTGGTATATTTTATAATATTCAGTATGATAAGAACTCCTCTAGTACCATTACCTTGGATGCTGTATATGACAATGGTTCATATACCATTGATAATATACCGTTTATGGTAAATGGTAAGATTGAGAGTCCTGCGTTCTATGGTGATGTAAGCCCAATTCTTAAATCCATTGTTGATAAGATAACTGAGAATGGTTCATTCTTGGGAAGTAGAGATAATGCTAGATACCTAGCTGGTAACTCTAGGATAGGAGGTGAGATTGTTCCGACAACAGAATCTATCCTAAAGGGTATGAATATAATTGCATCTAAGTCCATGCAATCTGAGCCTGAATTTAATGTAAATATACTAGCTGGTCTCTCTAAAGACCAGGTTATTGATTTTCTTAGAAGAGGCAATCACCTAATAGTACCTATTGGTGATACTGTATATGTTAGTAAGAAGTCAAATAATCTTGATGTAACCAATGCAGTTATTTCAGATATTTCCAATATAAGTTTAAATTCCCACAAATTTACATTAACTTTGGGGAATGAAACGTATAACGGAGAACTTGATTTATTCCAAAATGAGGCTACTCTAACTAAAGTAGCATCTGCTGACACTGGAACCCCATTAACCCAATTTGCAGTAACTTCTATAAAGGAGATAGCTATGTATAGAGAGATTCTTGATATATTCAAGTTCATATCTCTAAACAAAGTTAAAAATGCAAGGGGAATTGAAGAGTTCAATACAGCAGTTAATTCTTTAAGAGTAACACCTAAAATATTAAATGAGATGAGAGCAGAAGTTGATAATTTTGAGGGAGAGCAACAAACTCTTCTTAAGAATTTAGTCGATTTCTTACAATCTAAGATAGATGAAAAAGCTCGTCTTAACACTACCGACAATTCATGTCCAATACAAATAAAAATTAAATTTTAATCATGAGTAAATGCGTATTTCACAAAAATGACCTCAACTCAGACCTGCAGGATAGACTGCAAGATGCTTTGGAGGAAATCTGGGAGGAACAAGACGAAATGAGTAGGAAAACAATGTTTATTAATAATCTGAAAGAGATAGGGGAGGGGTATGATATTACCTCTCTTCCTGCTCTTGCAGACTTTATTGATGACTTTATTATGGAGATAGCTCCAGAGCTACATGACATCGTTCCTAGTAATATGACTACCTATTTATCTGGAAACAGTAGTAATCTAGACACTATTACAGAGGAAAATCCTACTAAACTTGACTCTCTAGATGACCCCGAAGGAGATGCAGAAGCTAAACAAAGGGTTAGAGGATTCATTGTAAAGAACTATGGAACTGCAACTGAGGTTTCCGCTGCTATGGAAGCTGGAGTTGTAGAGAACATGGTAAAATGCTTCTTTGTAAACAGGGACACTGGTAAAGTAATCAAGACTACTCACGAAATGAATGAGGAGTTGAGAAGCTATCAGGAATCTCTTCTACAGGATGTAGTTGCATATCTAAAGGACGTATATTCTAAACTTCCAGAAGGAAGAAAGGATGCTCAAGATGCTTTAAAAGAGCTATCTGAGTTGTCTATGTGGAAAGATGGTAAATATCTTAATGCTGTAGGAAGATTAAACTCTTTGGGAGAGAAGTATCTACATCACTCTCACTTTACAGCAGATGATTTAAGAAAAGCATATTCTAGAAATAGAACTGTTGATAAGAAGTTTATCAAAGCCTATAATAGTTTAGTTATTCTTAATCATTTTGATGATTTACTAAGTTCTAAACTGAAAGGTATTCTTAAAATAAATGAGAATATCCCTAAGTACAGTCCAGAAGATAGATATTCTATCTCTGGTTTTGGTGCCCATAATAACAGAGATTGGGGTGATAAAGAGAAAGATGTAAACATGAACGAACAGACCTCTGACTTAGGTAGATTGTTGGTAGAAACCACTCCTATCTATACTTGGGGAAATAGTACTCCAATCGGAGATAAGAAGGTTAAGTTGGACGCTTTTAACTATATCATATCTAAGATTAAGAGTTTAACTAATTCTCCAGACGTTCATAATACAGCTTTGGTATTTGATGATATTTTCTTCATCAAGTATCCTCAATTTGAACATCTTCGCAGAACATTAGAGGGTAAGACTTTCTATACCTTACTTTCTACTCTTAAGGATAAGAGGCCATTAGAAAATCTGAATGCTCTCTTTGAATTGATGTCAGATAATAACTTCTTCAATGATAACCATACATTGTTCAGAGGTTTCAAGAGTATTGAGAAGAATCTTATATATTCTCTTAGACAGGGAATATTCGGAGATAATCCTCATTCTCTATTTGGTATCTATAAGAGTAATATTCTGAATCATAACTACTATGGTGACATCTGTCAGTTAGTATCTACTGCCAGTCCATTAGATTTTATTCAATATAGAGTAAATGAAGATGGAGAAGTTGTAAGAGCTACATTGAGAGATAATCTTAATAGTCAGCTTAGAAGACAATTAGAAGAGAGAATTTCAGCTTCACTTAGTGTTATCGCACCTACAGTATATGATTTAAAGACTTCCAAATATAATCCAAGATATGAGGAAGATAAGATTGTAGGAAGAAATGGAGATATAAAGTCAGTATTTGTATTCAGATTTAGAATACCAGAACTGAATTTGGACATCCAATTCAATCCAAAAGCTAAGAAATCCAATGCATTCTCTGTGTCCAGAGATGGTAAGCCTATCTCTACCTTTAATGGTAAGGAAGACTTTGATAAAGCACTTGGATTTATTAAGGATTTCTTGAGAGAAGACTTCACTCCAGATAGTCCATTAGTAGAGAATTATTTAGCATTAAAGACACAGAATAATAATATTCAGTATGATGCTGCTTTAACTGATTTACTTCAGTTATCTACTAGTGTGTTCTTCAACTCTTATTTCTCCCATAAATTAGTTCCTAAGAATGTTAATCTTCAGGAATTTAGAAGGAGACAAGAAGAGGTATTTGGAATGGATAATCTTACTTCTATTAATAGAAGGTCTCCAGAAATTGGATTAATCCTGCCAGATTATATTCCTATCATGGATGATATTACATCTGCTTATGGAATGACTACTGATGCTTATACCAGTGGTATCGTAAGGGATGGTAGTGGTAATAGTTTATCTGGTGTAGCTATGTCTATGCTAGGTACTAGCTATAGAAGTCAGTGGGTTCAGCAATGTCTTAATGCTAACTCAGCTACTAATATGTTCTCTTTACTTAACAATCCATCTCTTCATAGAGGTATGGCTGTTTCGAGGGAATATAGAGGTGAGAATGAGAGCAAGAAGCATATAGACTTCAATATGCCCGAAGCATTCTACACTGCTTTTGTTAGTAATTATCTATGTAACATCGCTGGTGATACTGATGCGGCTTTCTTACCTTCTGTTATTTCAGATAAGTCTCAGTTAATCCATGAGCTAATAAGCCTTAATCAGGTAAGTCAGCTTGGCGGTGTATATTCTAAGTTATCAAGGGATGAAGTTATAACTATCATCAATAAGGAGTTAGGAGATTGTTATTCAAAAGTGATGGATAATATCATTAACGAGTGGAATACATTAAACACTACGTTAGCTAGTTCTGATATATCCTTTGCTCTTAATGATGCAGTTCACTATCCTCTTCTGGCTAGTAAGAAGATACTTCCAGTATTTAATCCATTAACCGACTTTGCTGAAGTAAATGCAGTTTATGGAAATGATTCAAGGAAAGTACTTGAAGAAGTATTGAAAGTATATCAAAGTATTGCTGGAGATAGCTTAGAAATAAAGGATGAGTTGTCATTTCAAGGAGGTAAAACATTATCGTTCAACAGAACATTAATATCTTTAACTAACAGATTTAATCCTAGCTATTTCACTTCTAGAGGTTTAAACCCAGAGACAGTGTTTGGTAAGCTAACTAATAGTGAGGATTTCTGGAAGATTAAAGAAACTGAAATGCTTACTGACTTGTTAGATAATGATTTCACCATTGAGACTACTGATGAAAGAGGTGAGCCTATAACGACTCGTGAGATTGCATACTTAGCAAAGAACACTACATGGGTAAGGCCTTCTACTAAGAGAGTAATTCTAGCCAAATATAAGAATTTTGGTAAAACATTTGATATAACTAAGTGGTCTGATTTATCATCTATCGGTGGCTACACTGAGAATGGTATAACATACAACTTTGGCTCTCCTGGATTCAGTCTATCTAAGTTCTTAGAGCTTAGAGGAGGAACTTTGGAGATTCATCCAGACTTAGCTAGGTTTAATGTATTAGACTATTTATTCTCTCAGGAGTATGTGCTATCTACTGTAGGTCTTCATGCTAACCATCCAGCTAAGAAGGCAACTTCTAACCCTAATGACCTTGTAGAAGAGGCAGCTAGATATATTGCTCAGCATAAGAGAAATGTATCTTATACAGCAGCTAAACAAGTAATGATGCAAGGTCTTATTGATGGTATTTTACCCGAATATAGAATTGCAGTTATTGAAGATGATGCTTCTCCAACTTATAATGCTATGGGTGACTACGATGAAAAGGGTGTTAAGCAGTATGATGGTAGTACGTTTGTATCTCCCGAAACTATGTATCTGGAGAATAACTCTCTTGGTGGTGCAAGAGTAGGTGTTGATAAGAAGCCATTTATCCACTTCTATAAGGAAGGTACGGCTAGTGGTGGTATTATTAAGACTGCTGGATTTGCTCTTACTAACTTTACCATGAGTAATAGTGAGTTCTATCAAAGAATGGTAAAGAAGATGTGGAGTACTCCATGGACATCTCAGTATGGCTTACCATTTACTGACAATGTTCTGGTAGATTTCATGGGTAATCAAATCGCATATGAGGATGTATATTACAAAGGTACCGATGGTAAGTTCTATATGATAAACAGTATTACCTATAACGGTGATGGAACTTATTCTCTAATAAAGTCTGAGGTAGAACCTGATGGAACTATCATAAGACAACTACCTATTGAAATTACTCCTAAGCCAGGAGAAGGACCAATGCAAACAGCAAGTGGTACAACCCTTTATCCAGTTAATACTAACTTCGGATTGTATCAAATGTTTGGAGGATGGCACTCTTATTCCAAAGTCCAAGTAGATGAAAACAATTTCGAATTACAGCCTTCTGAAGTATCAGTTAGAAATGTAGTTGCTGCTGTTAATGGTGTAGGAACTAAACTATCAGAGAATGTATTATCTCAAGAAGATGTATATCAACCTCTGAAGAGAGCTTCTATCCAATATGTAGTAACTGCTGGGGCTATTAAGCAAGGTGCAGCTAATGTCAATCTAAAGCATGCGTACTTTGATGATGAGCCATATCTAACGATGACATTTAAGACTAATGATATTGGTATTCAACTTGATGCTGAACATTCTGCTGATGAATCTACTCTATCAATTATGACTCAGGTAGTTAATGCTCTATCTTCTAGAGGATATACTACTGACCAGGCTGGAGAGGTTTACGAAGCAATGTTTGCATTGACTGAGGCTGGTATCAATGACTATATTGAAGGTTTCAGAAAGTATATTGGTACTGGAGATGCTTCTAAGTTTAAAAATGCCATTGTTTCTACGATAGTAAAATCTATCCAAAATAGTACAAGCAGGGATGGTAATCTTATGCAAGCTATTATGGATGATTTGATAACAGCTACTAAGACTGGTAAATTATTAACATATGAGAACACTGAGGGTATTGTCCCATATAGTGACCCAAGTATGTTTAATAGTCTTTGTTCTGCTATGTCCTCTACGCTTACTAAGGTTGCGGTTAGATTAAAGTTTAACGGTAACTTAGCAGTATTGAATCCATCTCACAAGATTTGGAAGTTATATGGTGATAGGATGTACGATTCGTTTAATAATAGCGAAGAAATCCAGAATCTGCAAAAGCTGTATGATTCTAAACCTATTACTAACATTTCTGAGATAAGATTGGGTAGATACTATAATGTAACCGTAGATGGTGCTACAACGCCGAGGTTTATTGAAACCCCTCTGCAATATTGGGCACTAAAGGATGAGTTAGCTGGTAAGGAATATTCTATTGTAGAGAACATTACAGCTGGTAGAGATTTAGCATCCTATAACTTTACATTCAAGGATATGGATGGAAATCTCTATAATATGTGGGATTTATACACTAATGTCCAAGACAAGAAGGCACTTAGAAGAAGACTTCAAGATAGTCTGGCTGCTGTAAGTACTGGTAAACTTAATACAGTTATTGTTAATGGTAGGGCAGTGCAGGTTGATAAATCCTCGTTAGATGCTCAGCCTTATGAGCTTATAATGCCTAAAATTTATGCAAGTAGATTTGGATTAAAGAGAGGTGATAGCCTAAGTACCATTAAGAATGACGATACATTCTTCTTAAAGAGAATGTTGGCTAATTGGGAAAGCAAAGTTAGTGACTCTGATTTTGATATTGAGCTGAAGAGACTAGATGGAAAGCATGTCTATCTGGTAGATAAGAGATTCTATAAGGATACTAATCTGACTCCTGTTGAGATTGAAACAAGATGGGATGGAAACAAACTGTATAGAGTTAATCATTCAGGTGATAAACTATATAGATTGTCAGACGAATCTGATATGGTATTCTCCGACGCTAATGGAAATGAGATAATTGTGACAAACAATACTCAGTTCTATATTGATTCGTTCAATTATCATACTATTAGAGTATCTGGCAGTGCTGCTAAAAGTGAGAAAGTCAGAGAGATAATTCAGCCTATACTTAGCTCTAATGCAAAGGTTGCTAAGAGATTCTCTAAGTATTTAGGAAAGAATGACCCTACTGATATTATTACTTATACCAATAAGCTGTATGAGGAAAGTATCGAGAAGTTAAGACTAAATCCTAGAGCTAAGATTGATGACCCAAATATAGATGCAATCAGAGATTCTGCTTCTGAAATCTATACATCATTTATTAAGTCTCTAGATGTTTTAGCAGCTCGTATTCCTGCTCAATCCATGCAGTCCTTTATGCCAATGAGAGTCGTTGGTTTTGACGAAACTGATACGAACTCAGCTTATGTTAATTACTTCCAATTCTGGTTACAAGGTTCTGACTTGGATATTGATAAAGTATCGTTGTTAGGTTATTCATTTGACAAAACTGGTAAGTATGTCGGATGGAGTCCCTATTTCAACTTACATTCTTCTGATACATTGAAGGAATCTGAGAACTTGCCATTCCCAACTAATAAAGAATTAGAGTTAGTTGAAACTGACGATAAGTCATTGACTAACTGGGGTAGTAGTTTTGTAGGGTCTCAGAAATTATTTAACTTTAACGGTTCAGAAGTGATATTCCTACCTGATTATGATTTGGATAATTCACTTGGTTCTCTCCAAGCCCTATCAAGTTTCCTTAGAATGGTTAAAGCCAATGATGGTAAATTATATATTCCCAAAGGCTCTAAGTTACCATTCAACAAGATTAAGGAGATTGTTGATAGACATAACTTATATGTAAGAAATTCTCACGACCCAGAGAATATGATAAAGAACTTTATCTCTTCTTATATGTTTAAGATTAGTAATAACCCTATTAACTTAATGCAGTCAATGTCATCTATTGATGATTCTGTAGCTGAGTTGAAAGATATTGCTAACCACTCAACAGAGGGTATGAGAAACTTACAGTTTACTCCAGGTAATGTGGTAAACAAATATGAGTCTATGTATGACTTCCAGTCAGGTAAGAAGAACGTAGGTATAGTTGCATCTGCTATTAAAGTATATGATGGACTAACTCAGTATTATAATACAGTATTAAGGAGTAGAGATAACATTAAGCAAACAGAGCTTCTGTTTAACAGAAATATCTGCGGTAAGAAGTTCCAGCTATTAGCTAATGCTTATACCGATACTCCAGAATCTATAGCTAATCCAGAGGTTCTAAATGCTTTGGGTAATGTAGATAACGATACTGATGCTAAGTTAGTGTTCTCAGCTTTAATGACAGCAGCAACTGATAATGCTAAAGACCCGATATTGGCTAAGATTAATGCTGGTCCTAACATGATGGGACTATATACCTACGGTACTGCTATCGGTATTCCTCTAAGAGATTTAGCTGGAGCTATGATGTCTCCTACTGCTCGTATCCTATCTAGGTTGATGGATTCTAATGTATTTAATGGTAAGGCAGGTATGTCAATTACTTCTGCTATTAAGTATATCGAAGAAGGCCCATCTATAGCTGGATTAGACACTGAGTTTGTTACAGCTCTTAAAGAGGAATTTGGGGTTGGTGCTGATGCTTCCGAATTTGTTATAGGCAAGATATTATTATATAGATTGTCTGATATAGCAAAGGGACATGATTTAATCAATAACCTAAGGAAGAAAGTAAGAAACATTGACCCAAGAGTTAATAAAACCCCACTGTATAAGTTCCTTGAGGAGCTTTCTGATTACATAAGATTTGTGTCTGTAGTACATAACGATGTAATTACTAACTCTGACGGAGTGCAGTATAGGGCTATTGACTCAATTAAACAATTAGTACAAGGCGCATCTGAGATGGGTAGATTGAGAGGTATCTATGCCCTTAATCAAGGTCTCCCAAATAAGGTTGAGGATAAGTTCAAGTTTATTGATAAATTTGAGAGTATCTTCGAGGATAGAATCAGAGAGATAACATCAGAAGAGATGGAAACAACTGTTACTATGGATGGTATGGTTATGAAATTATCTGATGTAGTAAATAAGTTGAAGAACGTTATTAATAACGAATCGAATCCTTATAGAATATCTTTCAGAAGATTCATGTCTGATGAGGAATACAGAAACACTTTAATCTCCTTATATGGTGGATTGAAACACTCATTTAATGTATTGGATGCTGCCTGGTCTGTACCTCATTATAGAGGTTACTTGGAATCATTCCATATGGATATGGAAGGTAACTATATGATTATGTCCAAGTATAGAATGATGAAGGACTTAGGTCCGAGAATCATCAAGAGCGGTGGTTATTTTAATGCAACGAAGAGAGCCAATGTTTATAAGAGACTACAGTCATTCTGTGATATGACTCTTAGAAACACTTGGATGAAAACTTCTGCTAAAACAATCACAATACCAGCTGGAGTTACCATTATGAATAATATTGGTAATAGGTTTGTTACACAAGGTGATACTCCAATCCTATTAGGAACTAGATGGGGTAATGAATCATTTAAAATGTGGATGGATTCTGTAGTAATACCTGAGCTGAAGATGTCTGAAGCTAATGAGTTCATCCAATCACTGAGTCCAATTAGATTAAGTAGAACATTAACTGGTAATGCCGCTTTCGTGTATTCACTTCCAACTAATATGTTGCCAAGGTCTACATCTGAAAGAGAAATCCTTAATAGGTATAAGAGAGCCTTCAACCAATTACAGAGTGCTCCAACCTATCATGGTTATCCATTAACAGATTTATTCTTCTATTATAATCTGATAAACTTCAATGGAGCTACTACCCAAAACTCATTGAGTACTGTCTTTGAGGATATTGTAAGGACTAAGTCCTCTCCTCTAATAGAAGAGTTCCATAAGTTTACTTCTTTATTGGATTCAAATTCTCGTCTTATAGAAGGGGTAGATTATCTATTTGATGAGGCTGCTAAATGGTGTACCCCAACTGAGGATACCAATTTCTCTAAGGGTTATTATGTCAGAGATTATAATGTTGATGACATGAGGTATCACTTGTTCATAAGGAAATCTGCTGTAAATGGGTCAGAAGAGGAGATGTACAATCAAGAAATGGAGAACAGTTTTAGCGATATGCCAGACGAAGCCAACGAAGGTGGAGGAGGTAGAAGATTTGGACCAAATCTAGTCGATTATAACATTGCTCCAGAAAGTAATGATTATACTAATCCTTGGGATACTGCTGACATCAACAATGAGTTCAAGTATAGAATTGACTCTAACACAGTAGTAAACCTTAATGCAGACAAGAAACTTGAATCTATTGTCTATAAGGGTAATACCTATAATAGAGATAGATTAGTAGAGTTGGTTAAATCCTTAGGTGGTTCTGAATCCGATTTAGATATACCTTATGTAACAAGAGTGGTTGATGGGATAAGTGTTGTTACAGTTGATGGAACACTCTTCTCCAGCATTGTCACTCAATTATTAGACAATCCTTGTTAAAAATGGCAGTATGTCTTAATAAAAATTCAGTAGAGTACCAGACCTTGTTAAAGAGGTCTGGACTCTCTGAATTTAAATTTAATGCTTTTGCATCTATGTTCGTGGGTAAGTATGGAAGATACCCAGAGTTAGATGAAATTCCTGGAGCTGACTCTAGACCTTATCTTAATAAGGCATTGTCAGTTAAAACTATAGATGATACAAACTTTGTAAAGAATGACAAGATATTATCTCAAACTGGCTCTTCTGATGTTAAGGAAGCCAATGTAAAAATAAACAACTCTTATAGAGACTTGGAGGTTAAACTAACGCCTTCAAATGACACCGTATCAACGATACAAATTAGGAAAAGACCAAATAGGTGGGACAATATATATAAAGGAGGAGTTCTTATTGACGATGGGGTTACTCCTACCAGAAACCTCTGTGTGTTCAATAATATACTAGAAAAACTAGCTAACCTTTATGGTATAAACTTTATAGGGATAACAAATGCAGAACTAGCCTCTGATGAATGGAAAGGCTTAGTAGACGATGCTAAAACAACTAATGCTTTTATCTATAATGGAGACATCTATATTAACTTAGACAACTCTAGTATAGAAGCCCCGTTGCATGAGATGCTTCATCTATTTTTAGGTTCTGTAAGATATAGTGACCCACAACTATATTTCTCTTTGGCTGAACTAATGAATAAACTACCCAATAGGGATGTTCTAGCCAGCTATTATAGAAATAGGACTAACTCAGATATTAACGAAGAATTACTAGTATCTGAGTTCTCAAAATATCTAACAGGTCAGAAGAGTGCCGTAGAAAATCTTCCTGAGCCTGTTCTACAGAAGGTACTTTATAATATGAACAGAGTATTAGATAGTGTTTTATTTGGACAACAAAGTGTAACCACTTTTAGTACTATGGAATTATTTGATAAATCCCTTCTAAAACTTTCAGAATATTTAGGTTCAACCCTAACCAATAACCAGTATTCAGGTACTCTAAATGTTAAATCAGCTGAAGTTCACAGAATACTGGCTAATGTTAAGTCAGATTTGATGAAGAGTAATGATTTAAAAGAGTTCTGTGGATAATGGGATGTATATACGATTATAAAGGACGTGTATTCCAAACGGAGTTAGAATTGGATGATTTCCTTCTAGAGAGAAGGCATCTTGTGTCTAAGTATGGTGATATTGTATTTAGTAAGACTAATCGAGCCATACAAACCTATGACGCAATAATGAAGTTTAACCTAGATACAGAAGCCTTAAAAGCCAGTAAAACAATATCTGAGAAAGAGGATGGAAAGAATGATATAGAGAACGTCGATGTCTCAGGTAAAGGTTATATTGGTGTAAACAAATTCTTACAGGGATTAAGGAACATAAATGGTGATTTGCTATTCCCTGAATTTATATCAGAGAACTATTGGAAAACTGTAAAGCCAAGGTGGGCTGGAGGTAAGTTTGATGCTGAGGAAGCTGAAGCAATATTCGGTGAAGGCATGGAAACTAAGCCTATAGTTAGTGATGAAGAATTTGAAATGGCTAAAGATATTATAGAAAAGAAGTGGAAGACTCAAGGTAAGATAGGTACTGAGCTACACAAGGTTATGCAAAAGTACTTTAGTGAGTCAAAGAGTGGAAGAAACATTAGAGAGTCTGATGATAACTTTCTAATTAATACCTACTTCCCATCAGTTATTGATACTAACCTAGTACCACCTAACGTAATAGCTCAAACAGTAAAATACTGTAGGGATTTAGAGAAATCTCTAAAGAGAGAGCTTGGGGAGGATTTAATATTCCTTCCTGAGTTGGCAGTATCTGGTATGACCCAACAATTAGATGAGGAAGGAAATGCCAAAACCATGATAGGTGTTATAGACTTACTTGTAATTGATAAGAATGGAAATGTTCATATTATAGATTACAAAACTTCTCCTAGACCTTATTATGGAACCTCATCTGAGCCTGGTTATGATTCAGCGAAAATTTTAACCTTTAAATATCAGCTAGCAGTTTATGAAAGATTGCTAAAGAAGTATGGAATCAATACTAGTGCATCTAAACTATTTATAGCACCTATCAAGCTAGTAGATTTTAAGAAAGAAGGTGATGATTGGGTATATAGTGGTATTCAAGAATATTCAGGTCATGTTGAAGACTTAACCCAAGATATTAAGACTAACATTAACATCCAAGAGAATGTAGATGAGTTTCTTCCTGCACCTTTTGTTACTAAAGCTGATACTGAGAATCTATTACAGACAGTTACTAGTACAATGGCTAAATGGTTTCCTAAATATAACAACTCGCCAGAGGAAATTACGGATGATATGGTATCTGACCTTCTAAAGGAAGCTGGTGCAGACAAGCCAAATGAGGAAACTGGGAAGTGGGCATATTCTCCTAAATATGGAAGATGGAAAATATCTACAGACTCTTATGAGGAATTATTTACTAAGGTTAAAAGAAAATTAGTAAGTATTGCTAACAACAAAATAAATATTACTCAAACCATAAAGAATGGATTGAAAGAAGCTATAGAGGATGAGAATCCTTACTATGAGTTTACTAAAGAGTCTATGCCAGAAGACCCGAAGGGGGTTACTGGATGGTTTAGGAGTAGAATGGCTAGATATTGTAATAGAAACTGGGAAGTAGTGGAATGTGAGCCAGCTGAATATCTCGGATGTATTCTAGTTAGAAATAAGGAATCTAATCAAATAGATGTTATAAAAATTACTACGTCTATACCTGATAGAAGACTTGAATTAGTAAAAGGTAGGCATAAGCTAACTTCAGTATTTGAGGATGATAGAACAGCTATGAAGAAACCAAACAGTCTTATGGCTGAAAATCTTACTGGCAATGTTGAGTTAATGGAAGCAATGTTAGTACTAAATAATATCTCCCAACTATTCGAAGAAAATGCTATAGTCGGAGAAGTAGCAGTTTACAATCCTCTATTTGGAGGTAGGGGTCTTTCTATGCCAAACGAGCAACTTCTATACTGCTTTAATGAATTGGATAATTTCCAATCAGTTGGGGAGAATAAATTCAAATCTGGCAAGATAAAGCTGGGTAAGCACTATGATATATTCTATAAGAAATTTAAGGAAATAATTAGTAGAATGCCCAGTGATAAGAACATAAAAGGAAAGTTCAATAGATTTGTTGAATCTGTTAGTGCTCTAGATGCTCTATATAATAAACCAATAGAACTAAGAGCAGAGTTGTTAAAACTGAGGGACGATTTCAGAGAGGCATTCCCTAGTGTTGATAATCTATCTAAGTACAATTCTATAGACGCCCCAGAGATAGAGTTATTCAGAATGTTAGAATATGCTATAGGAGAATTGGATGGTATAGACTTTACACAGATAGTAAAAGATGGTAGTAATTCAATAGCCAATATACTTAGTAACCTTAGGCTAGATAACCCAGGTAACCTTAATAATTCTATGCTGAATAGACTAACCTCTCTGGTAACTACTGCATATCAAAATGTAAGGGATACAAACATCAGGTATCTAGGAGATATAAGGACACTAGTAAACAACCTAAAATCAGAGCAAGGCTTCTCTTATATAAAGGAGCGTACCCTAGGAAATCAAACAAATCTGTATAGGGATATGTTAATCTTCTCTGATGAAGGTGATATTCTCCTTAAGAATCCAGATGACCCAACAGCTGGTTTATCTAATGCTCAGAGGGATTTCTTGAGATTCTTCCTAAACACTGTTAATCATAACAGGTATAAGGGAGTAACCGAGGAAGAATTAGAAGAGTGGAGAGTGTCTGGTGATGATAGGTATTATAGATTACCATTAACATCTGGTAACTTCTCATCTATAGCATCACATAAGGGTCTACTAGCAGCTGTGAAGGATAAATTCCAAGACTTAAATCCTAAGAAAATAAAATCTAGGATAATGGCTAAGGTAGAAGGATTCTTAGACCCAGAGGACGAGAAATATAAGTCAGCATCGGCTGGAGAGTTATGGGAAATGACTAACACATTTGATGCAGGAGAAAGGGAGGATATAAGAAGGAAAATAATAGAAGATAAGGGAACTGAGTTCTTCGAATATAATCTAGAAACTCTACTGTTGAAGCACATAACTGCCTATTCAATGAAGGAGAATCTAGACTCTGTATTCCCTACGCTTCAAGCCATTGCCGTTCATATTAGTAATTCAGGAATGACTCAAAATACTGAATATACTGAAGAAATGGAATATCTACTTGACTATATAAAGAATAAAATATTCAATATTTCTCTAGTAGATGACAACTATAAGGAAGTTCATGCTATAGCTCAAAACCTAATGAGTGCAGCCTCTAAACTTGCTTTGGCATTTAACCCACACCAGTATTATCAGATGATTGATGGATTGTGGAAGGACATATCACTAGTAATAAGAAAGCCAGACGGCTCCACATCATTCACTAAGGAAAACATGAAGAACTCCTTTAAGTTTGTTGCCAAAGATATGCTTCATTTTGGTAATAAATCTACCCTATGTGAATGGATAAACATGCTGTATGGTATAAATGATATGGATATGAATACCTACGCAGACAAGATAAAATCCGACCAAGTAGGTATATGGAACTTCTGGTCATTGGCATTTAGATGTGCTTCTAGACCTGACTTTTATAACAGAATGGCTATCTTTGGAGCACAGATGAGAGGTGATGGATGTTGGGACGCACATTCTGTTGTAAATGGTAAGTTAGTATATGACTGGAAAAAGGATAAGAGATTTGAAGCCTATGCTAATGGAAGAACAACTGACCCAAAGTATAAAGAGCAAGAATCTCTATATTATGCTATGGCTCAGCAAATGGTTAAAGAGCATACTAGAAATGCAGATGGTTCAGTATTTAAAATAGGAGATGCTTTACCAAAAGCATATACAGTTCAACAGGCTGAGGGTCACAAAGCATTAGCTGACTCTATCTATGGATACTATGCACATGAAAAGAAGGCTCTAATCCAAAGTAGTTTCTTGGGAAGCCTATTGATGCAGATGAATACATTCTGGTCATCAAAGAAGAATCAATTCTTAGCTCCTGAAGGTATAAAGCTACAAGGAAGATATGTGCAACTGGAAAGAGATGGTAAGAAGTGGTATCACAAACTTGATGAAAACGGGAACATAACTCAAGAACCCACAGACGAAGATACAGGATTCCCATTCTATGTATGGGAAGGAAGATGGGAGGAAGGAATCTTCTTTACATGTGGTCATGTAATAAAAGGACTATACCAAAAAGGTATAAAAGAAGGCAATATAAGAGAAGGTATTAACTTTGTGGTTAATGATATATGGAACAATGATGACCCACAACTTAGAAGACTTTATAGGTCTAACTTGGGACAGCTTCTATATGACCTTCTAATGTTACTATTCGTTGGAGGTTTAGGAGTAGGTGCTCTATCACAGTTTGTTAAGGATGATATAAAAGAAAGAGGTAATGATACGGCTACGGATGCTTTAGTGAATACTGGAATGAATATGAGTGTTAGGATGCTAAAGGCATCAACTGATGATTTTAATTTCATAAACTCCATATTCCTAAACAGAGGTATGAACTGGACACCATTCGCTTTACAAACCCTAAACAGAACTGTAAATACTTTTTCTAATGTTGTATCTGGAGATAAATCGTTGTATGATGGTCTGATAAATTCTGTTGCGGCTACTAGGTCTACTAAGCCATTCTGGGATTATATAGACCCAACTAAGGAAGAATAATGCTAATAGGTTTAAGTGCAAAGAAGCAATGTGGTAAGAATACTGTATGTACTATAATCAAGGCTATTGACTTGTATTATAACTATGACTCTATTCATACCAAAGGGACTCTAAAAGAGTTTGTGTTAGAATGTTTAAATGATGATAGATTGGGGAAGATAGCTGCCTTTAGAAACATCGAATCTTTATGGCAGGAAAGGTCATTTGCTTGTAATCTCAGAAGGAGTTTATATGCTATCACTGGCGATAACAGAGTATTTGCCCAGGATGAAAAAACCAAAGAAGAGGAAACTGCAATAAAAAAGCCTGAAGGTGGTTATTACACAATCAGGCAGCTTCTTCAAAAATTTGGCACAGAAGTGGGCAGAAATATATCTCCCGACATTTGGGTTGATAGCTTATTAGGAGAGTATAATAAGGCTAAATCAGGCGATTTGGAGGAGGATTGGATAATCACCGATGTACGGTTCCAGAATGAGGCAAATGCCGTCAGAGAGGCTGGAGGAGTACTATTAAGGCTCAATAGAAATACTGGCTTTAAGGATACCCATCAGTCTGAGATTGATTTAGATAACTACGATAAGTTCGATTATATCATTGATAATAATGGAACTTTAGAAGAGTTGATTGATAAAGTATTAATATTCATGTCTAAGTTTGACTTGATATAATAAAATAAGGGCACGTTGGTGAGTTTAATCACTAGCGTGCCCTTATTTTTTTATTCTTTCTTTTCTACATATTCTGGCTTTCTATTATCCTGAGCTTTAATATACTCGAACATTTTCTTACCAAGTCTCTTATAGTCCACCTCAGATTTGGTAGATTTAGCCTTTTTAGCCATCCTAATAAGAGTCCTTGTATTCTTTCTACTAAAGATTCTCTCACCTCCCTGTAACTCCATTTGTGTGGAACCATCAGGAGCTATAACCTTCATAGTAGGGAGTTTTTCATCCTCTTCTATATCAAGTTCATCACCTTCTTTTATTCCAGAGTTTTGATTTACCTCTAACACAAATCTTACTCCATCTTCTTCGGCAATAGTCTCACTTTCAGGCTCTCCTTGATATATAGAAATAACCTCCATATCATCATCTATAAATATAATGTCTAATGGTATTTTAGTATCCTTCATCCAGAAACCTACAGTCTGTGGCTCCTCAAAGAAGAACAGCATACCTTCATCATCCTTCAATTCTGTAACTCCTTGCAAACCTTTGATTCTCTCCTCTTCAGTTCTAGCACAAGTTACATTATACTCTCTGTCTCCGATTTCAATCTTCATTACTCTACCTTATTTATTAGTCCTGTGTTATCAACTGTATTTTCAAGAATCTCATGTACAAGTAATTTACCAGCTTCTATAGCAGCCTCATCAGAGCCATCTTCCATCAGCTTTTCAAGTTGCTTAGTTACGTCTAGGTTAAATATGATTTCCTCTCTTTCTACCTCGGCATGTTGTGTGATACCATCTCCTTCAGTAATAACTGGAATACCCTTAGTAGTAACTTCTTCGAACTTCTCATCAACATCCTCTAAATGGTGTCTGTTCTTATGTAATGCTCCGTCTGGTATTACGTTAACTGTTCCACCATTCTTAAATCCAGCAACTTCTTCTGCTCTAACCTCTTCTTGGATTTTCTGTACCTTACTCTTTTTACCTTTAGATAGTTTTACCACTCTCTTCGCAAAATCTCTATCCATTTTTAGCCCAGATTTACCAACTCTAACACCACCTTGCTGATAATCTCCATTTAGTTGTAGCTGAGTTCTAAGTCCTATCAGAGGATTATTAGAAGCATCCATTGCTAATTGGTTCTCATCCATTATATCATTTACTTTTAAATCAGCTAGCTTAGCTGCTGCTATTATCCCATTAGCCTTACTCCTTCCAAATAATAGTTTAGCACCAGCATTCTGGGCAGCCTTATTAGCTTTATCTAAAGTTCCACCATATGAAGCCCCACTTTGCTTTAGTATGTCAGATACTTTATAATCTATAGTCTTCTTTGTGAACCACCCTGCTCCAGGTAAAGCTAACGAAGCTATGGAGTTTAAAGTATCAATTCCTCCTCCAAGTCCCTGCGAAGCATCAGTAAATCCCCCTGTCTTATCTATAATTGTATTCACAGCACCAGCTGGCATACCCCAAGGACCAGCTGCCCCACTTAGTAGAGCTTTATTAGCTGTACTCCTTATTCCAGCTGTAGTGGCATCGTTCTCATTGTGTACTTTATCTAGTGTTGGTATCGCATCATACGCTGATGATATTAGACCTCCAGCTATGTTTAACCCCTTCTGTGCTCCTGAACTCATATCTGAAATAGCCTTTATATCTGAAATAGCTTTATTAGTAGACCTGTCATTTCTCAACTTCATGCTGAATAAATCCCCAGCATCAGCGTACATATTGATTAAATTATCAGTTTGCCTATTCAGATTAGAAGAGAAGTTTTTAAGTTGTTCAGAATAGTCTGGGATTCCCATGATTCCCATGTAAGTATTAGAGGCATTATTCTGAGGGGTAATGTAGGGACTCCATGTAGAAGTCCCTCCCCATTGGTATCTTTTAATACGTTTACGCATAACTTATAGTATATAATGTTTTTAATGCAGTAATAATAGCTAACTCGTCACCAGTATATCTAACTCTTATCTTAACATACTTGTCTCTTATTCTAGTCTCCTTTCTATCAGTACCCCACTTATTAACATCAAGTGATAAGAAGTTAGCACTATATCCTAAGTCTCTTAATTCTTTTGGAATATCAGAATCAGAATTGATATTTAGAGAACTCATACTCTCTGGTAATGGGTTATTTACTAGATTTAGTGGAGGATAAAAATTACCATTTGAATCCTTAACAGTCCAAGCAGTTTCATTCTTAGCCCAATATGTTATAGAAGGAATTTGTACATCCCATTTATCTTCTTGGTAGTTCATATTACCATTTATTCTACCATATTCCATTATCTCATACCATTTACCATTCTGCACAAGTATATTAGTATAGCCAGCAGCTACTAAGGTATTATATCTATCTTGAGTTATTTGTTGTAGATACCTTCCCTCAAATGGGCAACCCTTAATGTGGGTAGCTATCCTAAACTCATTAAGCTGATTGTCATGTACAATCTCAGAACCAGAAATATATTGATAATCTTTTCCAGCTGCCGTCATTGATTGGTAGTGGTCATATATAGTATCTAAGCTATCTACTCTTGAGTAGAACAATGGGAACATTATTGACATGTCCTTGTACTTAGATGTACTATAAAGCATATCTCTCTGCTCTGGTTTAACATCAAGATAATCATGGTTGTAAACTATATCTGCTCCGTTATATTGATATAGATGCTTAGTAGCTTCCTGTCTAAAGTAGGCGTTCTTTTTATCATTTGCAAAGTTATAAACTTCACCGACAACTTCAAAATGGAATGATTCGGGTTGAGCTTTATTACTTATGATTTGCAAGTTATTAAAGATTTTATGTACTGAAGGATTGTCTACTACTATAAATTCAAACTCAAATGGATGTTGCTTTCCATACCAATAACAAGCACTAATAGGCTTTCTGGTTTCCATTAGACCAGCCTGACCATGTTTCCAGAAAGAAGTAGTTAGTAGGTCATACCTCATCTTAGTAACTACAGTTACATTAGAATATAAGGTTTTCACTACATTTCTAACTTCACCTTCGACTAAGTCAGTTCCTTGATTATATACTACAGCTTTAATTGGGATAGTCCACTTACTATCACCTACTGATGCTTCAGCTACAGACACCTCATCACCATTGGTAATAAAGAACTTGTTTCTAACTCTATCATCGGCAATACTGTATTCTATGCTGGAACCATTTAAGTCTAAGTTTAACTGAAGTTTTCCTAGTTTGGCTTTTCCATTAACTACGGATAGTACATTCTCAACTATTGCTCCTCCTTGCATACCTATAAGAGGATAATTAGAGGTTAATTTAGTAATAGTCTTGGATGTGTCTCTATCAAAGCTAAAGAATATATTATCAATATTTTCAGAATATGATGGAACCCATGAATAGAATGTAATAAACTTCTGCATAACTTCATTATAACACAAGTTCCATACATTTTCTTCAAGAGTATTTATATCATCATAGAATGTAAACATCACATCTTGCTTAAATCTATTATAGTGTGTTTTTACATTTCTAATACCAATAATTGGAGTCTTCTCTTTCTCTGTGAGTGAGATATTATCATTTAGGAACTTCTGAACCTTAAAGTCTGATATGACTTCGAAGGTTTGTCCATTAGTTCTCCAAATCTTTTTTCCGACCGTATCCACTCCATAGACGTAATATGGGGTTTTTACGACACTCTCTGCCCACTGAGTACCGAATGTATCTGACAACATTTTCGGATTCTCTGGCAGCACGTTAGAGGTGTTTATGAAGACATTTCCACCTGCTCCTTCCCCAGCAATGGCTCTTTCGTTTACTGGTATTAAAGCAACCCCATGTTCAAAAACACAGATAATGCTACCAAACCATTCAACTAGCCTAACAATACTACCATAGGTTAGTGGATAATCCCTATAGTGAGATAGTTTAAATACTCTATATCCATTCTTAAATGAGTCATTTACATTAATATCAGAATACATAATTCTAATATGGAACTTATTCTTGATAGCTGGGACATTAGGAAGTTCAAAGTAATATTTATCAGATGTAGTACTATTTATACCACCATTTATGACGAATGACTCTGGTATCTTAGATTCCCCAGTTACTGACATAGCCTGTAGTGGGAAGAATCCTCTAGGTTTACCAGCCATACCCATCTCAGAAGTATATGAGACGTCAGCACATCTCATTGATAAATTAACATTACTACAAACCTTAACTGTAACCCAGTGACCCATCTTAATAGCATTAACATCACCTCTGTTGATTTTACCATTCTTCTCACTATCTCCAATAGTGTAGTTATCCTTCCATGACATTTGGTCTACAATATCATCGTTTATAGGAGCTGATGAATCTTGGAAGTTTCTACACATTCTGTGAGTATAGTTACCTATATAACAGTCACCTCTAAATATATTCTTTATAACTAGATTATTGTCATCCTCGTCTTCTATATCATCCCATAACATCCTATTACATATAGCATAGAAAGACGAAGAATCTTCATATCTAATCTCAAAGTAGGTATCTAGTAAGTTCTCCTCGTAGTTAGGAATCTTAATATCAATAAGACTCATCTTACTGGTATTATATCCCTCTAATCCTATATATGGACCCCAACTACCTCTAAGTAGATTACGAGCATTAGATGATTTATTCGTAAAGTTATAATAAGAAACCCTCCATGCTTCCTCAGCTTCTCCAGCTCTTGCAGAGAATAGTTGTTTCTTACCTTTAAGTACCTTTACATTATCACCCACAGCCATAATATTATATGTTTCTTCTTGAGTAGAATCATTTAATACATAGGATAGATTATAAAAATGAGTACCACTTCTGTCAAAGTACTTCTTAGAGAACTGAGACTTAGACATCTTGACATTAAATTGAGTACCAGTAAATAACTGATTGAAGTAAGACTGTCTTAGTTCAAACTCTGGGCATAAAGCTGCATATCCCTCTAATACACTATCCTTACTTATATCCTCACATCTCCTATCAAAGTCATGTGTAAGAACTCCGTCTTTGTCTAGGAATCTTTCTACTCTATACTTATCATCACCTGACGGAAGTACTGGTAAGTAACTTGTATTCTCAAGACCAATAGTAACAGCCTGACATAGAGTTGTTGGTATTCTTTTCTGTCTAACAAAGAAGAATCCTCTTGTATACCTCTTTAGCTCTCTAATGGCGTCTTTGCTAATTTTTATATCAAATCCAATAGGTATTACTCCACTGTCAGCAAACTGATTTCCATTATACTTGATTTTAACCACACCTTTAGAGTTCTCATTCTGACTATCTAGTTTATATGTTTCCTTGTTAATAGGGATATATTCTCTATTAGCCTGAATGACAGCTATATTGTTTGTGCTAGTTGGGTCAAAACCCTCCTTAAATAATGAATACTTAGTCCAGTCTATTCTCTCACTATCCCCTGGAACTGCCAGCCTAGTAATACCTCTGATATTAAATACTGGAGATAGAGTGAAATCATTAAGAATATATACTACACCTAGCCTATATATTTCATCATTCCAATAACCTAACTTATTGTAGATATTCATTACATTATAGTATTCATATTGACCAGACTCATCCTTGTAGTCTTTATCAACTCTACCAATGTTATTTTCTACATTAAGTTCGGGTAAGAAGTATAGTGACAAATCAGTTAATTCCTTATATTCTATGTCTGGATTAGCGACATTACCCAAGAATAGCATATTCTGACATGTAGTTTGTGCAGCAGCGCTACTAACTACATTATATGCTACGTTAATATCATTAATGCTGACTGATTGTGTTGTTTCAAATCCAGTAATACTTATCTTTGCAGTATTGTTATATACAGCAAACTGTTTCATTATCTTAAATGATGTAGTAAGCTCATTTCCATCTACATCTGATGTACTTCTAGTATAATATACTACTACATTATTATAAGATGAATCTATATTAGTTAATAGGAAAGATGCAGATTTATAACTATTTTCATCCCTTATTCCACCTTGTATAGATGATGGGTCATTCAAATTACCAATATGGCAAGTTACTATGCCTGATTCGGCTATAAAATCTGTCTCATTCCCATCTGAATCAGATAACTTAAAGTAGAACACATAATTACCAACCTTTAGATTTCCACTAGTATTTAAACCCATGAATGTAAGGTGGGCTATATTATTTGTCTTTTTGTATAGTGATATATCTGATTCAAAGGAATCTATATCATATATATTGGTATCATTATCTCCTTCTCTATCTACAATTTGATATGTATTCATACCAGTAGATGAGAATCTTGTATTAATTAGCTTAGGATAGGTACTACCATCATTAAGGATAAGGTTTACTGAACCATCATAAGATTGTTGGGGAACAATATCAATAGGATGGTTCAGGTCAAAATCGAGTAATTCTGTATCCAGGTTGATTAAACTACCTTTAGGATACATAATTACTCCATTTTCCTTTATATCTTCATTAGTCCTAAGTACTCTTAATGGATTATACTCATAGACTAACGCTCCTTTTTGCTGAAGTTGATTCAATCCTAAGTCTAAGTTTAGTGACTTACCACTTAGTGATTTGAAGTTCATATATTAGTAACTATATATAGATTTACTTCCAAAACCAATCTTATATGCCATATCTGGAGCATGACTATTCTTTCTCTTCTTCCATCTACCTATTGCAGTAGTAGTTTCAGTAATATATATACCATTGAAGAATCCAGCTGGAATCTCTCCAGTCATATTATTCAAGGCATATCCGTTAACAAACCTGCTGTTCAGACTGTATCCTAATTGTACGTTAGCTCCAGTCCAGTCCACTAAGGCTGTGTCAGAAGACTTAGTTTTATAAGTGCCGTCACTGTTGGTAGCAAGGGTTAGACTTCCATCTGAATTTGTTCCAGACCTAACTCCAATATATATCTTGCTTCTCTGTGAATCAGTTAGTGCAGCAGTAGTAAGCATAGAATAGTATGAGTATGCACTAGTATAGCAATTTAATATTGTAGAATCATTATCAAACTTAATATTATCTCCATATTGGATAGTTGCTCTGAGAGTACTCGGCATATGTATTTGGAAGATAGGTAAATAATTCTTTATTTCAGGTATAGCAGCCATCCACCTATTCATGTGGGTTTCTATAGATTCATTACTTCCATCAAGGTAGAAATCCACACTAACATCCTGTCCAGCTTTATTTACAGAAACATTAACATCACAGAATGTATCGAATGCAGTATGATAAACAAACTCAGAACTATTAGGTCCGACAAAGTTTACGGTTCTAGAACTTCTTTTAGCCACCAACATTTGGCTTAAGAAACACTTTAACATCATTTCTAATCTAATAATACCCTCAGTGGATGTACTATTAGAAGATGTCTTTTGTGAACCTAGATTAATTACATAAGGTATCCCATCTCTGTTCTTCCAGGTAGCTAAAAGGAAGTTATCCTCATTATCGACTTCACTATCATGCCTATACCAAGCACCATCACCATGTGATAATCCTCTATCTTTATTATACCCATAGTATAATGAAGCGTGGTCACAGTCACATCCTCCGAATATACCTATAATGCCTTCTCCCATGCTCGTTAGACAGGCTCTTAGTCCATCATCATCACAGCCTGCTCCTCCATCCTGTCCCTTATAGCTTCCTTCGGTGTGCGCATTACTTCTTAGTATTCTTGAGTTATAGTAACAAGTATCTTCGTCACCAGTTACACAATATAAAGTGTCTCCAACTTCATTAAATGAGAATAGTTGCTTCTTTTCAGAATCTGCCATATCAGATTGATAAACTGGCATTAACTTCTCTATGTCACTAGTAACTGATTTAATTGGACCATTAGCAGCGATTATGTTTCTAGTCGTAGTTATTTGTCCTGTAAATTCCTTCTTAGCTGAATTATAGGTGAATGCCTTAGTACTAGATTCAATCTCACTGATTTCTGAGGTTAAAGTAGAACTACTACTAAATGCTACAGCTGAATTATCTGGAGTTCCAAATGTGGCTGTAGGAGAACTTCCAAAAAAGTTATCAATAACCTTAGGGTCTGGAGTGCCAGCATATGCCTTACCATCATAATCATAATCAGCAGCTGGACGTATAGTGACATCGTAAGTACCTTTCTTCTTGGTATTATATCTGTAATTTACCTCAGTGTTTAATGATGGAACTTCCTTTATATAGTCAGCAGGACTAACTACAGATTTAGATACCCAAGATGAAGAATCATTAACCTTTATAGAAATATTAATAGGTCCATTTTTTACAGAAGTATTAATCTCATTCTTTATTCCAAGGTTAATTCTCTTTCTACTACTTCCATTAGGTAGAACTACCTTACCATTAATATCCTCACCAGTATTAAAGTCCTGTACTTCTTCGTAAAAATCATTGAAATAGCCTCCAGTATATACTAGCTTATATCCTATTATCTTCTTTACTCCAGCCACATATCTATCAATTCTAACTATATAAATCCAATTCTTCCTAATTGTACTATCGTCAAATGGGATAATTTCCTCAAATGAACCATTATAATATTCCTTAGATATGGAGTACTTATAAGCACCATTAGAATCAGCAGCCTTGTTAGCGTTAGCTGAATCCGTCAAACTTATAAAGGTGAACTCTATTCTTTCAATATCGGAATCTTCATTTAGGTTATAGTAATCGTAACCCCATCCAATCTTTAGATATGTTTCTGTAACAAAGAATCTCCATTCACTCATAGATTCCGAGTTAGTTCGGATAGCATCAAAGTCTATAGTTCCACTCTTAGCCATTCTTTCAAGTACCCCATAAGGACAGGCAGGCATGATTTTATAGGTTTGCTTACCAGTCTTTCCACTTTTAACGATAGTTGATTGTACTGTAGATGTACTCTCTTCTAGCAAACCTATCTCATTAGGATTCTTCTTAGTAGTTCCTTCATATACACCTGTAGTCTCTCCAGAAAACTCAACACTTATCACATTACTATCATTACAAGAATACTTTCTTATAAGGTTGAATGTATCAAATGTCTTCAATTCTATTACTAGAATTAATGCTCCAGATGATTTTGCACTAAATACTTGTACTAATTCTTTGGACTTAATTACATCAAGCATTGGTGTATTACTATTCTCATAAATCCAAAGTCCATTTGAGTATAGTTTTAGATTCTTTTCATCAATATAATCTATACTTCCACTACTGTTAATAACTCCAAGTCTTAGTTTGATTACACCCTTATCTATAGCCTCTCTAATAGCTGCATCTATAGAGCTTGTCACTATAACAAACCTATCGCCTGGGTGAAATATCTTAACTTCATCAGAGTTTTTAACTTGGAATAGTTTTTGCTTATAATACTCTAATTCTATATAAGGGATAGACCCCTTCATGGTTATGAACTTAGAGAACTCAAACTCTATCGGGGTTACATTTAAGTCTTCTCCCTCATATAATTGCTGAGGAGAAGGAAACGAACCTATTTGGCTTTTTCCAGTAATAGGGTTATGGGCAGCCACATAGATAATTCCACCATGTTCTTTCATACCTACAGGGACATAACCCTTATCTAGATATGCTGTATGAACCTCTCCATTACCCATATCGTTCTGTAACACGAACTCATTACCATTATATGTGATTATAGTACCATTCAAGCAATTCGTTAATACATTACTGGGAGTAGTTAATGGATGTAAGTCCATTATTAAACCCTCACCAAAGGTATTAATCGCTTCTTTTCTCATATTTTATAAGTTCATAGTTATTACTAGTTATAAGTATATCTTGAAATGTACTTGGCTTATCTCTAGTCAAAGCAATTTCTAAATCACTACATTTAAGAGTTTCTTTGAAGAATGTATATCCAATATCAGCCACATATCTAAATCGGACTATACATTTAGACCAACTATAGAATACTTTAGCCTCATCAAATACTTTAAAGGAAACCTTATTATGAAAAATAAATGTCTTCTTCTTTCTTCCTCTCTTACTTAGGGACTCTAATAAGGAGTTATACTCCTTATCAGTTAGTCCTGTATAGTAATACCCGTCCCACTCTTTAACCTTCTTAGAATACAATACTCTTAGTTTTCTTCTAAGCATTCTCTTATAATAGTTAAAATGCTTTAAAGAATCTCTAGTTAGCTCTCCACAATAGAACCAATATCTATATTTAGTACTACTAATTAGAGTATCACAACCTCTAAGGTTATAATAGTATAACATTCTCCATCCATATTCTACGGCTCTTTTTATATCCTCTGGGGGAACTGTGGGAAATTGCTCCTGTAACTTCGGCAGATATGTAGAAACATCAGTTAGCATTAGAAGTATTGTTTCCCCTGATTAGTATGGTCTGTTATCCTATCTCTGTGTTCTGGGTCTAAATATATTAGTTTTTCTCTCATTACTCCTTTGGATTGAAAATTAAATACTATTTGGTAAGCACTAAAGTTAGATGTTAGGAAATCAACTTTAGACCACTTACCATTTCTTCTTGCCCTGGAAAATTCTTCTCTTCCAAATCTCTTCATCTTTAACTCAGCCTTCTTAGACCTGGTTGGCAATAAGAATGTAGCATTGTTTTCAATAATATCCTCAAGAACCATATTCAAGGCACTCTTAAATATCTTCTTAGCAACTATTTCTTTGTGCCTATTACCTATCAAATCCTCACATGCCTTCGCTGTCATAGTCATTTTGGTAGTAGGGAATGACAAGAACAGCTCATCTATATTCATGGCATATCCTGTAGCGTAATTCATTTTATTTAACGAATTTCCAAGTCTTATTAAATATCTTTCTATTCCAGCTTGTCTTAGCATCCAGAATTTCATTCATTTCATTCTGGTTAATATATTGAGGTACTCTAGCTGCATCACAGAGTCTATACCATCTCTGCTCTAAAAGTTGTGCTTCTTGGAGCATGTTCTGGCTATGAGTCTGCCATCCTTCCTTAAACCTCTTGGTATATGCACAATAACAAGCTATAGCATCTTTTTCTTTTTCATTTATATAAGGTAAGCCGTCATCGTCCAGTAGAATACCTTTATACAAGATATTCACTGAACCGTAATCCTTATCAAAGTACAGAGTATCATTTACTTGCTCATACTTTGCTAACTTACCACTTATATAAAACGGATTATTATATAATTTACGACCTTCTATATAGTTCTCAATAAACTGAGATTGATAATCCCCATTAACTGTGTCATTGGTAGTATATTTCCAGTCTTCAAAATCATATGTAACAGCTTCTACAAAGTCACAATTACATGGAAGTTCAACAGTTAATGTCTCACAATCAATCTTACATCTATATCTATATAGCTTAGTCTGCCTATTTCCTATTTTATTCCAAGCAATTAAACCTATTTCTTCAAACTCCTCAGGGGTTAGTTCTAATCCATATAGAAGGTTGGCTTGGGCGTATGCTGAATGAAAGTTTTCAAACATTAGTAACCTCCGTTTCGTAAAGACTAATATCTCCTCTGTAATATAGAAATCCCTTATACTCGTGATTATTACGTCCGTTACAATAAGTACTAAAATTACTTAAACTATAACCAAGTTCTTTAGCTGCAGCAGTTATTGACTCCCACTCTTTGACGAATTTACCCTCTAGAGTATATTGCTTTAACGGCACAGATGAAGATTTAAAGTTAATACCAGTTAATCTCTCGGGGATTGTGTCATAGTCAGATTTATATCTCCATATGAAATCCCCTGCCACCTTTCTTACACCCTTGCATACATTAGTAATTGCACCTGGAATAATATCTAACGACTCACCTGCTTGTTTAGCAGATTCCCATTCTTGTATAAAGACTCCTGCTAAGTCGTACTGCAGGACTGCTTTAGCTACAGTAGATTTATGAGTTTTATAATATTCCTTAGTAGCTTTAGATAACCTTTCCCTAGTTACACCTGTTATAACATGGGAGCCACCTTTACCCCCTTCATTAGAATTATATCCACTATTAAAAGAGTCATATAATTTAATATAGTGTACTTCTTTAATATCTAATATTTCTATAACTTCCTCTCTAGTCCTAGCTTCTACAGCAAATACTACCTCATATTCGAAGTTGTTTGGGCCATATTTAGCCCTTGCCATATTAATTTTGGGTCCTGCATATTCCTTATTTAAATTGAAGAATACACTTCTTCTAGAAGATTCATTTATGGTCTGACCGATATAGGTCTTTCCAGATGGACTAGTATATTTATAAATAATTCCTCTTATCATCGCGGTTCTTGGGTGTTAGGAAGTAGTGGAGCCTGAAAACTACGATAATAACGTAGCTTCTTCTCCGTTAATCTCTTCTTTATTTCTGCATCAATAAATGTCATGTTATTAATGTCTAGAGCTGAACAGCAACCATAGGCTTGTAATTGTCTTGGGTCTTTAAACACTCCAACTACTGATACTTGCTTAATTACTGGTATATTAAATATCCAGCAATCATACATATTGTTCTTGTTTGGAGTAGTTTCTATATATACGTAGGGTCTATTTTTTGCCCTCTTTCTATACTTATGATATTGCATTACGGTAGGACTAGTGTACCATATAAATGGCTGTCCCTTGTCTACCGACCCAATATATTCAATACCTCCATCAAATTCGGTAAGAAGTTGTGGGATTTCAAAATGAAACGTAGGAGTACCGTCAGTCTTATTTCCACATGTGCAGTTCTCTAAATCCTTGCAATCTACATTAATACAATTTATAGATAGGAGTAAATCCCTCTTAGGAATTAATCCTTTCATGGAATATTCCTTTATGATTTGTAGTCTTTCATCTACAATATCATCCTCTAATTGCTCAAGTGATATTGTGCTTGTAGTTGTATATCCTCTAAGCCCTGACACAATATCATTGTAGATTGCAGATGCTAATTTAAAATAGTATCCCATAATAATAAAAATAAAAAAGGCGAAGGCTTAACTGCCCTCGCCTTCTGATTATGCTTCTTGAGTAACCGTAATAGATTGTGCTGCAACCGCACCAGTTTCATCTGTAACGATTACATTTACCGTTGCAACTCTATCAGAGCTAGTATCGTTACTTGTAGCAGCAATACCTACCTTAGTAGCACCAGGAGTGATTGTAATCCAATCAGCTTTAGTTTCTGCATCTACATAACTTACAGTACCCTCTTCTATAACAGGAGTAACGTCTTGCTCAGTTCCAACCTTAACTAGAGTAATATCATTGATACCGCTCTGGATAGTGATAGGCTTTTTCTCCTCTTCTAGTGTTCCTAGTTTCTTTAACATATTCTCGAACTCAGTTGAGATAGTAGTTAATACATAGAACACATGAGTCGTCATAGAAGTTACTTGCTGACCTACAGCTGCACCTCCAAATAGACCTCTATCAACTTTGTAGTAAATAGTGTATTGGTTGTACTTAGCACCTGGAACAGGAAGCTCTTCTTGGTTGATAGCTGTAAATCTTCTTGCCTCCATAGTAGGAAGTCTTAGGTCTTTTAGAATGTGAGTATAAGTACCAAATCCTTCTCTACATTTAGTAATAGTACCTTCTGCAATATCTTCAAATACCTCATTTGTAAGAGGATTGTTAGCAGCAGTGTTAAGTTTTTGCAACTTAGCTTCTGTGAATAACTGATATTCGTCAGTTCCAGAAATCTTTAGTGTAGAACCATTAACAGATGCCTTAATCCACTTATCTCCATAAAGTGCTTGAATCTTATCAATTACTCTTTTGATTTCCTTTGCAACCTCAGTACCAGAAGTACTGTTTTGAGTAATCTTGTACTCATAAACTAGGGGTTTACCCTTGAATACAAAATCATTTGCATAGTAAGAGTTTTGACTTCCAGAAAGTCTCATATACATCTTTAATCTGTAAATTCCTGCGTCAGCATTAGCTACATTGAAAGTAACTCCACCAATAACTGGGTCTGAAGCAGCTCTCTTAATCATACGAGCTACATTAGCTTTCTTAAAGAGATTAACTCTTCTCACATCTAGGGCAGGGTTACTGTCAATAGTCCTCTCCACGAACTTATCAACACCTGTTACCTCATCAATTAGTGAGTTTAATACAATAGTGTTAGTGTACTGAAACATAAATTAATTATTTTTTAGATTGTGACTGCTGCTGAACTGGCGAAGCGATAGTCTGATTAACTGCTAGATTTGTTTGTAATCTTGGGTCACTTGCGTTCTCCAATAGTAATTTTGCCAGCTCGTTTATTATCTCTTGACACACATAATCTGGAAATTCCATTACTTGTGATGTATCTTCAACCATTTCAATCTGGTCTTGTGTAAGTCTAATTTTCTGAGGAGTCTTTATGTAATCAACGAATACGTCAGTAAGTTCAAACACAGAAGAATCCTTACCATACCTAATTTCAAGCCTAACCTGAGAGGGGTTTCCATACCTATTAACTCCTGGTTGCTCGATTAAATCTACTGATTTACCACCAATAGTAATTTTGGTAGGAAGAGAACCATCAGTACCAGTTGTTTGTTGAATAGTTGTATTTGGTGAGATTTGACCGCTACCAGCAGTAAGTCTAACTGGATTAGTTGGTAGGTCCTTAGAACTATTAACATTGTTAATATAGTAGTAAGGATTTCTATAAGATGGTTGCATATAGAAGTTCCTAATCACTTGTGACCATAAGTCTGCTGTCAATCTCTTAGCACCTATTTGTACATAAGTTCCTGCATCGTAGCAATCATAGGTCTTTACCACTCTAAAGTTACATACACAGTTTAGAATGTGTAGATAGTCAAGTGGTAAGTTCACCTCGTAAACAGCACCATACAATGAATTAGTTTGTGAACTAACAGCAGCGTAGGTGTCAGTTGCCAGGGTTGGCTGTAAGATGGCAGTAGATTTTAAAACTCTAATGTCATCAGTTGATTGTTGGTTAATATCATATATGTTGTATTTCTTATTAACATACTGATATATAGCCTTATTTAATAAGTAGTTAAAGTCCTCAAGTAAAATACTTGGAGCGGCAGTCTTATTCATTTCTACCATTGCTCCGCGATATACTTGTTTTGCTGTCATGTAAATAAATTACTTTTTAGTAGTAGTTTTACCTTCTTCAAGGTACATATCTGGATATGTATCTCTCTTAATAAGTTCAAGTACCTTCTGATTAGTTGGATTCTTCATCCAAGTAATAACAGCATCATCAGTTGCTCCTAATACAATACTGTCACCATATAGGTAAACCTTGTTCTTAACATATATGACATTCTTGTCTTTAGCGTCTATAAACATCAATCTCAGATTAATATCACCACCTGTATATAGGTCAATGATTTTCTCTGGATTCTTATGTGAGATTTCAAGTAAGTAGTCTGTAATGTCTGCATCAGGAGCATTACGCATGTTCTTACCAAGCAATCTAGCTTTAAGTTGTCTACCTTCTGCTCCTTGTGGGTCTCCATAGATATAGGAATCAGCATCATGGATAAGTTTCTTCTTAGAAATTCTCTTAGATGTCTCATATCCTGGTCTTTCTACATAAAGCTCAGCTGTACCATAACGAGCACGAGTTTTACCTTCAGCAATCTCTCCATCTATTAGTAGATTACCTTTAGAGTCCCTTGCATCTCTTGATAAAGCAATGAGAGGACAGTGTTGAATTGATTCCCACTCAGCCCTTTGCCACTCATCATTTAGATTGAATGTGGTTCCATCTTCTATAATAAATACTTTGTTTTCTGGGATAAGTGGTTTGCCTTCATTTCTATCCTTGTCAGAGATAATCATATCACCCTTACTGTCTACTGGTCTTACACAAGATGGATACCTTCCAGTTTTGGGGTCTCTAACAGGATTCATAAAGTATTTCTGTCCTACCTTACCAAACACACTTCTCAAAATAATTATATCGTCTAAAACATCAGCCATATTAATTCTTATTTTCGTTGTATTTCATACAATATCTTATAAGTGAGTATGAGAGGAGCTATAAAGCCCCTCCCAACACATCTTATATTCTTTTATTACGCTTCTTTCATAATGAAACTTCTGTATGGAGAGAATACTCCAACACCTGAGTAACCCCAGTTGATTACCTTAGAAGCTGCAACTGGACTACTTACAATACCAGAGCTTAGACCGTCAAGACCACCCACACCTGGATACTTGTTAGTAATGAAGTCACCACCTTTAAGTGTAAACATTTGGATAGCTGGCTCACCGCTAGTCTTATCAGCTGTTAAGTCAAGCATTAAGCCGAAGCCCTTATCAGAACCCCACTCACGAGAGAATGTTCTATCAACCTTGAATGAGATAGTGTTTCCACCAATTTCATAGCTGTTAAATGTAGCACCAACGTCTACATATCCGTTAGCCTTCTTAGACCATAGATAAGTACCGCAAGTCTTGAATCTTGCAAGCCACTCAGATAGACAGCTTTGAATATCATTCCACATCTTTTCGTTGCAGATAAACACATACTTATTTCCAGTTGGGTTTTCACTCTTTTCATTCATCATAGCCATAGCTGTAGTGAATGCTTCTGGAGTAAGTTTGTTATATACATACTTAGATGCAAATCTCTCAACCTGTGGAATAATACCATCACCAATATAGATTGGACGACCAGTATCAGGGTCAGAGATTGTAGGTTTACCGTTCTTATCTACGTTAGTCTTGTTAAATAATAGACCATTGTTACGAACCTCTAAGAAGTTCTTTAACAAGTTCTTTTCAAGAGTATCCATCTTGTACATGGTCTCTTTCATTTGTCCATTACCTTCACCTTGACCAATCTTAATGAATGTTTGCTCTAATGGCTTAAATAATGCAGTATAGCTATCATCAACACGGTGTGTAGTGATGTAACCTCTGTGTCTTTCAATATTTGATTGATACTTAACGTAACCCTCTTCGTGTGCTTCAGGCATAGCGTTAGATTGGAAACGAGTAGTGTCACCAATTTGGCATCCGCTAAGGTCTAGAATAGAAGAATAGTCATTGTCAATCAATCTTACTTCTACAGTCCAATAGTTATCTGCTACTCTTGTAGGTCTAGAGATAACTTGGCATTGCTGCATTGTCTTATCAATCTTGAAAATGTCATACTTCTGGTAATAGTTCTCTTTGAACGCCATTACAATAGTTGCGCCACCCTCACCAGTAGTTGCTGGAACATCTGCGAACTCAACTCTCTTAATATAGTTAGTTTCAACCTCCCACTCAAAGTACATGCTATCAATGCTTCTGTACTTGTTATTTGACTTAGAATCCATGTAGAAGATATTTCTTAGGGATTCTGTTAAGTAAGAAGCAGTAAGATTAGGGTAAAGTCTAGAAACTATACCAAGTCTTGTTGGTTTTGTACCTAAGAACTTATAGAAATCTTCATAAGTTCTGGTTTCGCCCATAGTAGGACGATTAGTTACGAAATTTGCTACTATCATACTTTATAAATTAAATTTAATCTAAATCGTCAATACTTATTACTTTTTTACTTGGTGCAGGCTTATTGGTTGGCTTTTTCACAACCGTCTTAGCTGCATTTGGCTTATTGCCATTTTTAGCATCCTCGTATCCTTTATTATAGTTATACTTGGCTGCTTCAGTAATCTTTTGTTTGTAGTAGTCTGAAATTTGACTAAATGCCTCTTGTCCTTTAAGAGCGTACCAAACCATACCCACTAAGGTCTTTGGGTCATTTAACGCTTTAGCGATATGTCTAACTCCAGTCACATCTGAGTCTAATATAAAGCTAGCAATTTCATTCATATCGTCCTCAGACAAGGTTAATGAGGACTCTCCCAAATCAATAGTATCGTTTTCTTGAATTGCAGCCACAATAGTATCTTCGAACTCTTGAGCAGCTTTTTCAGCAGCTAATCTTTGTTCCTCTTCCTCTTGTTGAGCTACAAGTTCTTCTTTCTTCTTATATTCGTTACGAATACCTTGAACCTTCTTCTGATAAAGGGTTTCATTCTGTTTAGCTAACTCAAGCTCAGCAGCTGCATCCTCATCAGTAAGTTCTGGGATTTTTGCTTTTAAATCTATTACATACAACTCATCATCTGGAATGGAATCAACCTCATAGGTAGGAGTTTCAACGTTATTGTTTTCTAGATATTCTTGAATAGCTTGCTGACCTATAAATCGTTTATACTCATCTACGCTTAGATTATTGTCTCTTAACTCATTTATAAGTGCAACTTCGTCCTGTCCCAAGCCATAATTGTCTTGGGAATCATCATAGTTAAGGATTTGTAGTTGCTCCTCCCTTGTTAATTCATCAAATTTCTTCTCTTCAATCTCGCCAGATTCAGTCTGAAACTTTATAGATTCTGGATTGATTCCTTTATCTTTTAATAGGGTCGTAATGATGTCCTCATCATTCTGGGGAGCATTATCAGGCTCATTATGAGGCTCTGGCTCATCCTCTGATTCTCTACCAGTCATCCAAGGCTTCTCATACTCGTCTTCGTTAAAAGGTTCTTGCCCTTCGAAGTCTTCACCTAACCCTACATCGTCAATGTCTAATTCCTCTAAATTCATACTCTTATTATTCCCTTTTAAAGTTATTTGCAAAATTAAGGATTTTTCTGGGTGTCCCAAAATAGAAAATTAAAAATCTTCAATATTTAGGACTACCCCAGTATATTATCCTTGTATTGACTTTATGTAGCTAAGTATTCCATTTACATGTAGTCTAGCTATAGCATTCTTTCCCTCTTCTGATAGTAGATAGTCTACATCTTCTTTATTATCTTGAAACAGATTCTCTGTTAGTACTGCTGGGCATTTAGTTTCCCTGCATATAGCTAAGTTCTGTTTCCAATATACTTGTGTTTGTGAATATTTTCTTAGTGTTAAACCTTCATCCTGTGCTGCCTTAAACAAGCACTCTGCTAATTTCTTGCTCTTGCTAGAGCTATTGTTAGATATAAAAACACTCCATCCTCTAGCACTCATCCAATCTGACCCGCTACCAGCAGCATTACAGTGAATAGACACCAATACAGTATTAGCTTTTCCATATTTATCACAGTATTGGTTTACTTCTCGGCACCTCTGCATAAGTGGCACATCTGTATCGTCAGCTACTACCAACTCAACTTCAAAGCCTTTGTCAATTAATTGTTTCTTTACTTCGTTAGCTATCTCCCTACAATATTTGTATTCCCTTAGCCTACCATCGGGACTTCTTTTGCCTGGAGTAGATTCTCCATGACCTGCGTCTAATAAAATTATCATAATTTACTAAATTTTAGACAAGTTTCTAATGATGCTATATTAATAAGCCCCTTCTCATCTAGTTCTTTAATTTTATCTTTAATTATTCTTAATTGTTCAAAACTTATTTCAAATTTCTTTTCAATATCTTTTTCTAAATTCCACATAACCTTTTCTTGATTAGTTACCATTTCAAGTTCAGCTTTTTCTTCATCAGAGAACTTTAATTTTTTAACTAAATCAAATATTTCTACTAAATCTGTTAATTTACCTGATGATGGTAAAATTGAAATGATTGTAAGTCTATCAACTACATTTAAACTTATTTCCATATTATTCCCCTCTATATCCTACTATTAATCCACTTCTTACTTGTATTCTAATTTTATCTAAGTCTGGCAATTCCTGAACACTATCAGGATATAATCCTGTAGTATATGTACCATCTGAGTTTGGACATCCAAATTTACCTACAAAATAACTGTTACTATAAACTTCACCATCGAAGTATCCAGCAGCCCTTAAATTTAAATCAGGATAATTTACTTTTTCGTACTGACCATTTGAGTTTTTAACATCAGGAGAGCGTTGACTTGAAAATAATGATACCCCCAACCCACGCACAGATATTCCAAAGTGCGGACCTGTAATCATATTATATGCAATATCAACAACTCCTGACCATATAGACCAATAGTTTGTATTCTGACCTATATTACACTTATTAGTATAATTAAAATACTGTCCTCCAAATCCTAAACGAGTGCTTACGTCCCAGGTTAAACAATCATTTTTTAAAGTAAACCCACCTATTTTTCCAGATACTGCATTTATATCATAACATACTATATCTCTTGCCTCAACATCTCTAATATGACAGTCATATGCCCACATATTACCATTTTGGGTTACTTTAAAATTAGCGGTAAAATCACTACCATTTCCTGTACCTACCTGAATACCATTTAACCTAATCCATCCATTTATATCCAATAGAGCATTTTCAAATTGACCATTATCATTAAATAGCCCACTTAATTTCATAGCATTATTACCTGTAATATTAAATACAAATTGGTCAGCATTCATATATATTTCAGTTTTATTTCTATATACTTGATTGCCATTTTCATCTAGTACAGGTTTTCCATCTAAACCTATAACTGGAACTTTTTCAGCAGGGCTAACATCTCTAATAGTAAGTCCAGCCATTTTAAATTTCAGTAATATATTCTCTTCAGAAAAATCTACTACAGATGTACCATTACTTAAATAAAATTCTCCTGTTAAGAATACATTTTCTCCATATAACCCAAATCCATAAGGTTGTTTATTGCCAAAGATTTCATTATATATTCCATCCAAGTTACCTACTCTTACTCTTGTAGTTTTTGTATAAGCATGTCTATACTTACCATCCTTAGTATCGATTAAAGAATCTTCAGTTGGATATAGAGTTCCGTAATATTCTTTTCCCTCAATTCTAATAAAAAAGATGTAATCCACATTACTAGGAGGCTGATTTTCCTGTAGATAATAGTTATATTTAATTCCGTTATACTTAAATGTAGAGCCTTCTATTTTTTGTATATATTCATACCTTTTATAAATTGGAATATCATATAACACAGAATAATCAGGTCTATTAAGACCACTAATAACATCCATAAATGGACCATCATCATCACAAGAGGTTAGATAGATAGCATTCTGTCTTTCTGGGTTATAGATATTACCCATTTGAATCATATCATCGCCACTAGCAATGTCGTCTACCCTAGCTTCTGTAGTCTTTGATTCCGAATTACTCTCTATTCTTCCAGTTACTGAACTATAGCTTTTTTCTGTCTTACTATACTGGGTGGTATTGTATTTCTCTATGTATTCATCAACGGAACCATCCTCATTATAATGAATCTCAGTATATTTGTCAAATACTGATACAGCTTTCTGAACTATAAATTGTCTAGACTCAATCTGGGCTAATACTATAGCATCATAATACTTTATATTACCATCAGTATATTTCTGACATCTGATTATATCACCAGGTTTGAACAATGGATACTCCTCATCATCAGTATTAACAACCCATAGATTAGGTACAGTAGCTGTAGGTACATATCCACTATTAAACTCTGCATTAGACTCAGTAATAGCGGCATTAACTATTGATTGTTCAAGAGCAAAGTATTTGTAGTATGGGTATATAGCAAATACATATTTTCTAGCATCCTCCTGACTACTTGCATTTTCATAAAGTTCAGTATATAGTTTTCCAGAAGAGTGTGTTCCCTTTGGAATCATATAAAAGGCAAACTTCTTATCAAAAGTATCTCTGTATTCCCAACTTACTGGCTCTGTTCCTTCATCCCATTGTCCTTCATTACCACCCCATTTGGTAACAACCATTTCCTTACTTATATAGTACAATACAATACACTTTTGTAGTTGCGTATGATTGTCATCCCCACTACTTGAAGTAAGAAGTGATTCATCATATAGGCTTTGTAACCCCTTGAACAGTGGGTTATTCACGAGACCAATAGGGTCTTTTATATATATTATAAACTTGTAGTTTACAAATGTCTTACTGGTAGTGTTTGGCTCACTTGGTCCAGATAACTCTGTAGTAAAAGAAACCGTACTCTCAGTGTTAGCTCCGTTACTAGGAATTGGTAAATAATATGTACCACTCTTAAGTATCTTTAAGGCTGCTTCCTTATCTTTATTAGAACCAGTCCAGGATGGGATACTCTTTAACTCCAGGTCAGTTAATATAGTGGGTTGCACAGCAGCACTACATTTACTGGAATTACTAACCCAGATACTACCATTGGTGGCACTAATCTTATTGATTACCATCTCATATACTTTCATAGCCTTACGGACTACAAGGTAATCAACAGTTAGTGTATTAGTGTCAGCATCAAGCCTCCATCCATATCCACCGAAACCTGAAGCAAACTCTGGAGAGGTCAGACTTTTACTAGTAACTAGGTCTCCATACATTCTTACGTTATCCTTGAAAACCCAGTTATTCTCTGATACACCCTTACCTTTAAAAGTCCAGTTGCCATATATGTACTCATCTACTTTCTTCTTGGCTAAATCATCCGAAGCATATCCATCAATATACTCGGCATTTAAGTTATTTACTAACTTGGAGGAAGCTACTATCAATGGGGGTCCAACTGTGTTAATCTCTAGTTGTCCCGTCATTGTATCACCCCTACGTCTAACATAACCATCACCTGCACCTTCTGCAGCTTCAATAAGAGCTATATATCTCTCATCATAAGCTATGTATAATGTAGTAGTAAGGGTGTTATAAACGAAGAATCCATCACCAGGATACTCCATTTGTTCCATTTCTAGAGTGCTTCCAACAATAATAGTTTGGCTCTTTATATCCGACTCCTGTACTTGGTCAAGTAACTTCAACACATCACTAAGTACTCTGGAACTATTTCCAGTCTTAATGTAGACTTTGCCAAGTGTTTCTAGAACTAGGTCAGTATATTTATTACCAACTATTACTTTATCACTTCCAAGAAACGTTTCAGTTCTTATATTTTCCATTATTTGCCTTTAACGTTTTGAATATTTTCTCGAACTCATCAATGTCTGACTCTCCAAACTTGATAGGTTTACCAAAAAGCCTCATAACATATCCTTCTTTGGCACGAGCTTTCATAACGTCACGTAGAGCATTTCCAAATAAATCTATATTTATATTACCATTTACATCTATAAAGGGTTCCAAATACATTCCATACTTGTCATAAGCATTATTAACTACGTAGGTTATTAAAGCGTCAGTACCTATTGTGTTAATTCCAAATAGGTTACTTACCAAGTTCTTTGTGAATGTGCTTGCTGCTTGAAATATTAATTCTTTATCACTCATTGTTTAACAGTCTTACTTAGCATGAGTTCATCAAATCTCTTTTTCATCTCTGGGTCACTTTCCATTAATTCTAATAGTGTATTGACCTTTTCTTCCTTAGCTTTTATCTGAGATTGTATATGTGCCTTACTCTTTCTTATAGTTGCTAATAAGTTCTCAGCTGCAACTTTTCCATCTGGTGATGCCACAAATTCTTGACTAAACTTGTTACCTAAAAATGCCATGAATCCAGCTTCATAAGTCTGTTTAGCCATTTGATATTCTTGAGTCTTAGCAAGTACATTTTGTTCATCAACAGAGAGTGACCCAACCTCTCTGTTTATTTCATCAAGTATAGGTTGGGTCTTCTGTTGAGCTTGTTGGGCTTGCTGCATAGCGCAACAGTTATTGTTTCCACCGAAGAGATTTCCTAAGATACCTCCGTTGTTTCCACAACAACCACCATTGTTGTTAAAAGCTCCAAGAGCTGTACCGATAATGCCAAGAGTTAAAGCGGCATTAGTTCTATTCTTAGAACCATATTTGCAGTCGGCATCGTGTTCAGTAATAAATTCTGCCATAATGCAAAATTAGTGATTCTGGAAGGCTCTACCAAAGAAATATTGTTAATCAATGTTAAATACAAGAAATATGTTTTAAATTATGTAAAAATCATTCCTAAAGTAGATGTGCCTCCCTAATCAATTATTGCCACTCAGAAGGTACTAACCTAGACTCTAATTGGTCTGCATTGGTAATGTTTTCCTTTTGAACTCCAGATAAATATCCTGATACTACATTCAATACTGGGTATGATGCTGATGAGAACGTTGGAACTGAACCCTGTAGGTTTATACAGTAATAGAACATATTACTGATATTGTTAATGTTGTAACAAGTTTTTAATAAATCACTTGTAATTATTAATAACCCGTAAGGTTTAGTTTTATTGGTTAATCCAGTTACCGCAAACAGATTAGAAGCGTTAGTTATTCTTGTATTATTCTTAAACATATTAGCGAAGTCAAATTGGCTATATGTCTCGGAAGTTCCATCGGCATTGTAAGCTCTCTTGTCAAATCTACAGTTCATCCATACCTCCGATATTATTTTCAGGTTAGGATTATGTTCAAATAAATTACTGTTTACGTCAACCCCAACTTCTATCTCAGTTAGTGCAAACATTCCAGTAATATCTTCCAAAGCAGTATTGTATTTAAACAAATCTGGTGGATACTTAATACCTCTTGTAAATGTATCACCTTGTAGATTTACAAAAGCACAGAATCTAGTTTCCTCAAATACAGAGTTTAAAACTTTATTATCTACTAGAGATTCAAACAGCTTACAAGGAATTCTTCCAACCATTCCATCCCAGTTGTCAGTTGTTTCAAGCTTCCAACTTCCAGTTTCAGGAACAAACACTTTAACCTGCTCTCTATAACAGAAGTCTTTGGTTGCACCAGATAACGTACAATTTGGACTACAATATCTAAAATAATCAGTAGGAATCATATAATTTTGGTATCCCATTTGCGCTCTACCAGTATCTAACTGAGATAGTGCTACCTTTTGTTGTTCATCATATTTGAAATATTTTTCTTGTAGTCTAGCTTTTACTTCAGACAATCCTGGCTCACTGCTAGATGCTCCTTCCCATCCATAGCCATCAAGATACCAGACATCAAATGCCTGTTCCCCTGGGTTATAATCTTCACTATCAGCATCTTCGTTTCTATCGTAATTGTAGGACTTCTTCATATTACTGACATCTAATTTAAACGTAACTCTGTTACCGATATTCTTGATAATATGGTCCTCCCAAGTTGTGTAGGTACTATTCAGCTCTAATTCAGAGCCTACATCTATGGTTCTTGTGTTATCATATCCTAGACACCAACACCCTTTAAATACCCCTTCCATATTATTTATGGTTCTACTAATAGATTTAGTACCATCTGCATTATTCTTACTCATGAAGAATAATCTGTAAGGTATTACTCCAAATACTCCACTATTTTCGAAAGCATATGAAACGTCTTGTAAGGAACAATTCTTAAAGCCTTCTCCAACAAGTTTCAATTTTAGATTATGACATCCACTAAATAGACTCTTTATATTAGTTAAACTAACACAATCATCAAACATGCCAGCTGGAGGGAATTGATATACTTTACCATCATTGTCTAAATCTATACCATTGAAAAATCCCTCGATGCTATTAAGGATAGTACAATTCTTAAATATAGTAGCAGGAATACTTTGAGCACCAGTTTCCTCAGCACATTTAACTCCACTAAATATTCCGACTGCCTGCCTTAGTGTTCCACTAATTCCTTGGAACATATTAGCCATTTCAGATAGATTAACTGTTAGTTCTCCCCCACTATATTGGAATGGGTATTGTATAGACGTAAATGTTGGAATATACCAAGTAGTACCTCCATCGTTTATAGTCTGACTAACACCTCCAAATACGTTAGGTCCAATCTTACCCACCAGAGTAATACCCGTATAAACATAATCAGTTAGTATCATGCTTTGAGCAACTCTATTAATGGAGTGGAATAGGTAAGTATTACCACTACTATCGTTACTAACTGCCATCCTAATACCAGTGCATCCACTAAATATACCTCTTGGATAAGTACTAGCAAGGTTCCTCAGGTTAGTAAAGAATGTCTTAGACGTTAATAAGCCAGCAGTTGGAACAGTAGCTCTAGTATTCTCACAACTCTTTAGTAACTGGCATCCTCTGAACATATAATCTGCCTTAACTATAGGACTATACTTACCCCCTACTGGTGCAAACACATTATCATCTATCCACTCAAGGCTTGTATCTTCAAAAGCAGCTTCCGCATCAGTCAATTTAGGTAGAAAGTCTAGCACTCCCCATGTAGAATCGTTGGAGGTACTATAATCAGATGTTCTAGAGAAGAATGGACCACTCAACCTAGTAGTACTAAATGCTTCCTTAATTGTTACCACATTAGGGCATAGTCTGAATATGTCATACCAAATATCTCCTGAAATATTGGTACATCCCTTAAACATACCCTCTAAAGATGTTAAATTCGGAGTTAACCTTACCATTAGATATTTAAAGTCATTATATGACAGAGAAGAGCAGCTCTCGAACATACAATATGTGTCTTCTAATTTAGAGTCAAATGTAATGTTAGTTACATTATCCCCAGTCAAGAATACATCTGTACCATATTGGGTATATACTTCATTTGAGTTCAGATAGAATGAACTACAGTTTCTAAATACTTCATTTCCGAGTAAAGCTAAGTGTCCCTTAACTCTAACTAATGATGTACACTCCTTGAAAGCACTTCCATTTAATTCAATAGGATTATCCTTGTCATTTCTACATCTTACTTCAACCAGTGACCTGCAGCCTAGAGCAGAGATATTCTCTAAATCTGGAAATGCTGTTAAATCTAGATAGTCAAATGTTCTATCATTATACTTCAATGTTGATAATGAAGTATTAGATATGTTTAACGATTTCAAAGATTTAAAGTTAGGCTCTCCATTAATGTATAGAGACGGTAGGATTATATCCTGAGTCTTAGTGTTACTAATATTTAACTCTTCCAGATTCCATGCTCCAGTTAATTCTAACTTTAAAGATTCATTATTTTGCCCTGATACATTAAATGTCTTTAATCCTGGACAGTTATCAATAGTTACTTTACGGAGGGAACTAACAGAGTTATCGATTGAAATATAAGGTATAGAAATAACTTCCATACTCTCACAGTTTCTGATGACTACAGTCTGAACGTTACTTGGAATATTTAAAGTTTTTAATGCAGCGCAGTTATTTATCTCTATAGATGTTAGTTTCATACATTCATCTATAACTAAATCCTCTAGGAAAGACTGATTAGTTAAGACCAATGAAGTAATATCAGTACCAGATAGATTGTATTTCTTTAATACAGCTGAATCTGGTAAAGTCACCTTAGTAATACTAGAGTAAGATATATCTAGCTCTTGGATTTTACGGCATCCACTTAAATCCAGAGTATATGCAGAAGCTGTAGAACCAATAAGTTTTACCCTACTTAGGTTTAGCTTCTTGATGTTCTTTAGACCAACATCGTTAATCTCATTATATACACCTCCCTGGAAGAAGTAGGCTGCATCTACATTAGTTAAACCACTTAAGTCTAACTCTTGTAGTAATGGCAGATTTATGTTATCCAGACCAGTCCAAGGATAGCTCTTGAACTTAGTAAAGTCAGTAATGTACTTATTAGCGTACATATATATTACTGTTTCACCAGTAGGCATTGGTAATACGACTGAAGTAGGAGTTTCGCTAATCCAGAAAGCTCCAGTAGTCTTATCATGTGAGTAATGATAAAGTATTTGACTATTAGCTGTTATATCTGTTCCAAACCTTACCTCAGTATTAGAACCTGTAGCCTTGTTATTTGCCCATAGACCAGTAATAGGTGATTCAATAGTAGTAGGAAGTAAGTTAGTATTATCCTTGTATCCATACACACCATCTAAGAACATCACCCTCTTTCTAAACCAATCTCTTACGTGCATTACACGATTACCATGCAAGAACTTTAACTGACTAAAGTCTGTACTATCTTCATATTTACCAGTATCAGGGTCATATGTTTTAGATATAGCTAGGTACTTAATCTTGTAGTCGTAGTTAAACATGATTGAACCTGTCTTCTCTGTATAGGATTGATAGTAGTCCTTTATGAATTTGTCAGGGTCTGGGAATAAGTTAGTTCTTAGGTTCACGTAAAGAGACTCTAAGCTAGTTCTATTCTCAGTACTACCACTATCCTGTCCAGCTAAGTTTTCAAGCACCTCCCATATTCTATTCCACCATGAAGCAAAATACTGTTTGTAACTATCAGTAGATACATAGTTCTTCTCTTGTGTGTATTGTGTAATTCCAGTATCCTGAGAAGCTACATTATACCACCTATGTAAGTGTGCCCAGTACTCTACAATGTCTTGTCCAGCATTGTTTAGACCAAATGCTGTATCCATATCATAGAAGCAGCAATACCATACATCAGTACCCCAACTGCGGATGGTTAAGTTCTTACACATTGAGTCCACACATCCGAATAGTAACGCAAGTATAAAATAGGCACAGGCATTATCCCAATTCAAATGCTGGTCGCAAGCATTAAAGTTATAATAAGCATTCTTATCCAAATCATAGAACTCTCCAGGGATAGGCTTTGTAGGAGTTTGTCCAGCATCATCCATTGTATATTTTTGGATGCGAGTAAGAGCCATATTAGCCATTTGAGTATAGAACTTCTGTACCTGATTGTAAGCTATAGCTTCATCTCTAGATGTGTACATTACATCACCCATGAACTGAACAATCTTCATATCATCTTGTTGGAAAGCTCCCTGAGCAGAAGAGTTCTGGTTGATTTCTATAGAATATACTCCATTACTAACTCCTGTATTCCATCTATTAGCATCTTCTGTATAATCAGTTACTAGTGTAGGTCCATCTTGAGTTACTTTTGTGTAATCTGTAAGTAGTTTTAATCCTAGGTTAAAGTAAGCATATCTACCCAAGTTAAAGTTATAGATACCACAGAATTTAGGCTGTTTGATAGTACCGTCTGCGTCTGGAGCATATCTAATAAACAGCAATACTGGGAAACCTTCAGAAGTATGCTTAATTTTACCACGTATAGCATTAGCCTTTTCAGCATCACCTCCCCATACATCATTACCAAGTGACATCGGAGGAGTAGCTCCAAATGGTGTGATAGATTGACCAGCACTATTAGTAGCACGACCATTAACTATTTGACCAATTACTACGTTATTAACGTGAGCAGAATCTACCACGTCAGCTTTCAATGTAAACTCATTCTCTGGCAACCAATCCTCTGTAGGTTGGAATAACATCTTTTTACCAGTCTGGTCTACATCTCCCATATAAATCTCAAAGTTCTTAGCATTATAAGATAGTGAAGATGTACCCTGCAAGCTAATAGTAACTCCATTATTCTCAGATACTCCACTAGGAGTGCTAATAACAACCCTACCTTTACTATCCATGTAGGTAATCTTACATGGGAACTTAGTACCCATTACCTCAATCTTATCAGATGCAGAGAATATAGCTGTAGAATATGGTTCAAACAATGTTGGACTGTTAGAAGTTTCCTCAACTAGTACGATAGGATATGGGGTATTAATCTCCATTTGTTCTACTAGCTTAGAATATAGTAATTCCCCAGATAGGAATCCTCCCTTACCTCCGTCAAGGGTTTTATCCCATATTAAACAATTACCTGCACTATCAAATAGATTCTTGGTTCTTAACTCAGCATCTAGAGAAGCATCAATCATACCATTTCTTAACCTAGCTTGCTCAGTTGCAGAGATATAATTCTGCACAATAGCATACTCACTCTGAGAAGAAGTATATATTTTTATGTCATAGATACTTACATTAGAGAACCTGCTTCTTTTACCGTTATCATTTCTACATCCGAAATAGAAATCAGTACCAAACATCCAATCAATGTCAGACTGTGATACTCTACTTACGGAAGATAATACACCGTTTATGTATATTTTGAAATACCAAGCTGTTCCAGATAGTAAGGATACATCCAAATCTACAGTTAATAACTCATTTTGAGGTAATTTTACTGTAAGTGTGTCAGCTGAGCCTATCTTACATACAGCCTTCTCTAGAGTTACTTCATATCCAGTCTTTAATTCATCATTTTCATACTGACCTATGCCACATATAACCTCATTTGGGTCAGAAGATGCTTCTGCTTTATATGTACAAGATATATGGAAACCTTGAGGTTGAAAGAATGATACACCAGCATCAATATCAATAGCTGGGAACATAACATCTGCCACTTCTAAGTATCCGTAAGCCTCACCGCTTAATACTGTAGCAGGTATTTGATTAACTCCATCACTATCTTGAAGGAATCCACTAGTCTTACCATTAACTCCTTTTAGAGTAAAGTTCACACCATCTGGGAATTTAGATGCAAACGCACCTTCATATATAAATTCTCCACTAGTCTTTAATGGATAATTCCATGTACCAGTAGAAGTATTTGGGAATCCAGTAATTTTACTGAAATATGCTAGTAGAGTGTGCATATCGTTGTTAGCATATAGGTCTACACTAACACTTTCAACGATTCTACAAGTAACAGTCTTAGTGTATTGAGCACTAGTATCACCTGGGTCATTAACAGCATATCCGAATAATGTAATCCTCAGATACTCACCTGTATTATTAACAGATAAGTTTACTGTACTATACACGAATCTGTTAGTTTCACTCTTATTTATATTTTTAATCGTACCAGAATCAAGTAGTTGAACTTCACCTCCGCTATTCATTAAGTGAATCTTATAGTCCATATTGAATGTACTATACTTACTTAGACCATAACTTAAATAATAGCTAAATCCCAACTGAGAACCTTGACCATATTGAGTTAAGTCTTCCCAAGTTTCACCTTCTGTATCACTAGGAGTAAATTCAGTAATATCTTCAGTTGCAATAACTAGATTATTACTATCTGCTACTGTAATATCAAATGTGATTTGCTCTGATGATATAACTTCTCCGTTAAGAGTTGTGCTAGCTTGCGCTACGAAATAGAACCTTTGCCCAGCTTTGGGACTAAAGTGTTCACTCTCAAATAGCAACTTACGAGCATCATAGCTTAATGAACGAATAGCAGTTGTAATATTACCAACTCTTGCAACCTCAATACCGTTAATAGTCATCCAGAACTCTGCAGGACTTTGCAGGATATTGTTAGTTACAGTAAAGTTTAAGGCTACTTCGGCTACACCACCCATATACATTGTCTTTGGTGGTATAGATTGAATCTCTAATGATATAGCGCCAGCTATTACCTTTATATATACAGGTGTGGCATATACGTTATCATTATCATATGCTGATAATTCTATATCAGTAGTTCCAGATAGACCAGTGATAGTAATATCTGTTCTTGACATTGAATACTTTTTCCAAGTACCTAACGTCTGGTTTGTTGCTAAATCTTTAGCTATTACAGTGAATGACTTTTTAACACCACCACTCTTAATTAAGATGTTAAGTGTTACAGTATTGTTAGCTGTATAAACAGTATTACCTTCAGCTACATCAATAGTATATTCAGAGCCATCACCTCCTCCTGGTCCACCTCCAGAACCTCCTTTAGCTCCATTAAGGTAAATCCAGGCTAGATTCTTCTCTAATTGAGTCATTCTGTTATCTAGCTTTGTAAATCCATTGTTAATAGAAATTGACTCCCCAGCTTCATTTAAGAAGCCAGGGTTAGTCAGTTCCAGTTCTGAGGCATTAGAAGCACCGTCGATGACCCACTTACCAGTTACCTCATCATAATGTCTTACTTTCATCCTAATGTCTTTTCAATTATAATATTATTACTTGGATTAGTAGAGCCATTACCTCCCACTTTCTTTAGGTCAGTGTAAGCAATAGGTACATTATATTTATAAGCCCAAACTTTAGTATCACTCTTAAGTTGTAACTTATATGATTTTCCAAGTATTCTTTCTCTCGTAGTTCCTGTCATTTCTGGATTTTCAGACTCATTACCTTTTCCTATATTCCAGATGATATAGTTAGGATATTGCTGAGCGCTGTTTACCTTAACAGTAGCTGTATTGGTATTATTGTTCTCAATCTGACTTGATACTGGGTAATACTCTAATAGCCAAGGAATATTCTTAGCAGGTAACTCCTTATTAGATGTTAGTTTATATCCAGTAGCTTGACACATAACATATCGAACATAGTTCTGACCTGCATCTGTAGATATTTGAACACATTGGCGTTCTCTATCAGGTAAGCTAGTGTACCATGTAGGTGACAATGATGGGTCATATACTATAGGTTCCATAGTTCTATCAGGATTTTCCCTTATATAGCGAGAATTAGCATAAGTGTGCTTATGTCCACATAGGCATAGCTTAAATCCATTATCCTGCATCCATTGGCTAAACCAATAATTACCTACTGTATTTAAGTGACTACCACCTCTCTTGATATTTAAGTCCTTCTCATATGAACCACCCTCATTTTTCTTTAGATAGCTCATAATTAAGTCTGCTGTGACAATAGTAAATGGTGCCTCATGGCAGAAAGCAACCTTCCACTTAATCTTAGTATCCTCAGCATGTTTAGACAAGTCAGCAGTAGCCCAATCTTTCAAGTCATTATATATATTTACTCCAGTAATATCTCCGAATACATCTGTTCTTGCTAACTCTGTAATTTCAGAGTTCATTGACAGGAAGTAGGTATCACCATATACGAAGCTATATACACAAGGTACATACACTCCTGCTGAAGAAATAGGAACTGTGTATGGATGTTCAAATGTAAAGAAGAACTCAACGTTTGCAGGATTAGTCTTACTGATATCTTCACCATCTCCTAGAGTATATACATCCACTGGGCATAGGTCATTATTACCTACAGAATACATTTGCTCTGTATCTTTATAGATAACATCTCCAGCTTTATAGTAATCAATCCATTCGTTGAACCTATTACCATTCTGGGTCTGGTCTCCAGTATTCATACACCAGTGATATGGATTTTCAGATTTATCTGAATTAATAAATTCGGCACTAACTCTCCACATCTCATATTCTTCTCCATTAAATCCTTGTTGGTCGGTTACTTGTAAGAAGTTAAATCCACTTTCAATAACCTTATCCCTATTTCTCAAGGTAAATGACCTTTCTTCAGTCCAAGCACCATCCCTACCTACCTTATAGTAGTATTTCTGTGTATCAGCTGGCTCTTCGAAGTCTTTAATAAACTTATGAACTGTAAATGGAGTACCATCTGTGGTAATACTTCTGATTCTGTTATAGATTTTGTTAGTCCAGTTCTTATGGCTATCTGGTCTGTTTGGATTAGTACTCCTACCCCCAGAGTTAATATCTTCCTTCTTAAAGGATTCAAATTTATTCTCTTCGGTATAGTCTTCCTCTTCTTTTCTAATCCAGATATATTCATCATAATATCCTACAGAAATCCAGTTAAAGCATCTAGTAGTATGTGCATCGTGACCAAGTGTACACGTAACTATATTGGGTGCTCCCTCAGTTAATAAGTGTTTATTAAAGAATATATCCTTCTTCTGAGAGGAATTCTTTGGAACATAATCCTGAATGTTAATAGCTGGATTTATCTTATCCATATTGATATATGTCCAGTCTTTAACATTACTTCTTGCACTCAGAGCTTTAGTAGCTTGTTTTACTGGGTCCATATTGTAGTAACGCATCAGTAATACATTACTTCCCTTATTAGCTATAGGACTAGCTTCACAAGGCATAGATTTGTCGTTATAGCTACCTATTCCAACTAAATCTACATACCACTTAATAACACCATTAGTAGTCCAAGGGGCTGTACTATTCATAACTGTATCTTCAAAATATCCAGTAGTTTCTTCACTACTAATATAGAAGGCACAATCATAACTAAACTTTATCTTGTTATCATCAGTAGACCAAATACTGTGAGCTTGAACTCCAGCACCAGTATCTCCAGCGATTTCCAACCTAGTATTATTAAGAGTTGCATCTTTAGTCCACTCCATATCAGGTTCTCCAACCTTGATTAAAGTGGTATTTATATTTTCTACTGAACATTGAGCACCTCTGATTAGGAATGTTCCTTGAGATTTAAGGGTTCCAATTAAAGGCAATGTTACCCAATCTCCAGTATTTCTTTCTGTATAATGTAAATATAATCCTTTAAGATTCAGGTCTTTCTTACCAAGATTACATAATTCTACAAAGTTATGTGATACAGGGTTATAATCCTTACTTTGTGATTCACCACCACAGTAGACCATATTTACATATATCTTCGGTGAGTCTTTAGAACCAACTTCCTCTGGAATGATAGGGAAATATGGAGTAGTATAATAGATACCTGTACCAGCTGTTTGTGCATTACCAGCTAAAGTGTTCTTATCTAGTCTATAGTCATGTACATCTAATTTACCATCCTTAACCTGAATAAGGAATGTATTTTCTTTATTTGTCATGTCAGCGAACTCAATACCAATAATCTTAGTCTTAGCAGAGCTACCACTTCCAATGACTTCGGTTAATATTCCTTCCATTGTTTCTGTGTCTGGTCCAGGTCCTGGGTCTTCTCCACCTCCACCTGTGCTACCTATTCTAATTAGTTTATACGTTTTTGGGTCTTTAATCCATAATGTCTGAGTATCATAACACCACAATAGCTCTTTAGGAAGAAAATCATCCTTATTAGCCTGCATCTCAGCATATGTACCACTCTTGATACAAATATGTTTTACATTAGGTAAGTACTCCTCATATTCTGTTGGTTCTGGTGAATCAGCAAGAACTACATCTTTATTAGCTTCTTGTTCAGCATCATCCTCTTCTTCTGAAGTACCATAATTAGGTTCTTCATTTTCAGCACCGTCATAAGCATAATATTGATTATTCCTAAAGTCACCTGAGTCCATTTGGCAATCAAATGCAAATTCTAATCTCTTTACTTTCTCTTGCAATACATATATAACCTTTAATAAGTCTTGTATAACTGTATTGCTAGTCATGTGTTCCTTATTCTCAGAAGTATCTATCCAGATACCTCCTTTATCTTCAGGTGGTGTATCCTGTATATAAATTTTAGAGAAGGATTCCCATACATAACCATTAAAGTAACGTATTTCATTAATATCATTAACAAATACTATTTGTCCTTTTACTCTAAGGTCATCCCTATCTAGTAGTTCTTCTAAGGTATCAACTACTACTATAGACATTCCTCCTCCTCCACCACTTCCTCCACCTCCTTGAACTTTCCACACATTCCAAACTCCGTTATAGAATTGGTACATGTGGTTACTATCAGGTGAATTTTTGACGTAACATAGCATACCTTCCTTTAGTTTATTTGTGCTTCGGAAGGCTTCCATATCACTCATATTGGTAACTTGGATATAACCACCACGTAAATCATTAACATCTGCCAGCGCAAAGCTAGCATTGTTCTTGGGTTTTAATTGACCAATTACCTCTATATATTCGTTCATGCTGATAAAAATAAAGGGCTATGTTATTCACACAGCCCTCGTTTACTATATTATGCTACGAATAAGCTATAAAGTATTTCCAGGAAGTCAGCTGCGTTTACTTTAGTACCATTGATTTCAGTGTCATTACCTGCATTTACTTCAATGATTTCAGCAAACTCATCCTCAGTCAGAGTAGTATCGACATCTACTTCCTCTTTTCCCCTCTTATCAACGTAAGCATTGTACTCCTCATTGATTTGCTTATTCCAAGCCTCAACTTGAGCTGTTTCCTCTTCTGTCCTATCTGGTTTCATTACAAGTTCTTGATAACCTTCTGGAGTAAGAGTTTTAACTACTTCCTGTAAATCTTCCTCTAGCTCCTTTCTAATCTTTCCGAGCTTGATACGCATTGTCATTAACTTTACCTTTAAATCTTTACTTAGCTCTTTATCACCATCTCTAAGTAAAACTTTAGTGATAAAGTTATGCCTCACCATTACTTCATTAATTGTCATATTATTCTACTAATGTTGCTTTTACTGCTTCTACAGTTGATTTAATTAAATTATATCCTTTATCTCCCTGTGTTATAGTATAACCATTAATACTTGCATCTATAGTTCCGCCCTCATGTTCGTTTAATGTAAATGAGCCTGAATACTCATTTTCTAAAGTATATAAAGTTCCATAGAAAGAAACTACTATACCAGATTCTAATATTTGTATCTCCCCCTCCAATTTAAGGTTAGAATCTTGGTTTTTTACGTTGTACATAATCGTTTTATTCGATAATTCCATATCATTAAGTTTTATGCAAAAATACAAAAAATATCTTAGATTACAAAAGATATAATGTTAACTTGTTTTAACAAGTATAAAATTAACTATACACTCTGCATCGTTAAGAGAAGAATCATCAGCAGTCATAATTCTTATAGAATTACTAGCTCCATAATCTGGCTGTATGCTCGCATATATAGGATTCGCCCAATGGTCCTGCCTGTGGTGTCCAGTGGCAAACATCATTATTTGTGTTTTCGAATAACCACTTGGAACTGATATTGTTACTACTAAACTACCAGTCCCCTCTCTAGTTCTTCCAGTAATAAACGTATAATTTCCGCTGAGCCTACTATAACTACCAGACCCACCAGTGTTTACCTTATAGGAAGCCCACAGAATGTTAGTACTAAATAGTGCAGGGAAATTCCTAATTGAACCATCAGCGCAGAATACATAATTTGAACTATATGTACTTGTTGCTTTAATTTTACTTACAGATAAAGTATCATTAATAGTAACGGCACCAGAGATAGTACCTCCAGAAGTATTAAACTTAGTATTGGGGTCAAAGTTCTCATTATGCCATAAATCACAGCTCCATGTGGGTTTAGAACCGTTACCCCCAGCAACTCTCACCTGAGCTGAGTTATATGCTACAGAAATAACACCTTTTGTATCACCGCCACCAAAACAAATACCAGCTGCATAATTACCTAATATCCAGCTAGGTGCAGAAGCCGATGTTCTTAGTGATTTTAAAATAAACCCATTATAATAGCCATTTATCATACTCCATCCAGAATCTGTAGTTGTATCTACTATAGTTATTGCAAAATTACTATGAAGTAATCCATGAGTATGACCATCTAAAGATATATTAGTACCTTTCCATTGTAGTGTTCCATTTACTGAAGCAAGTTTACCAACATCCCCATTACTACTGTTGAAAAAGTTAATACCCACAGTTGAACCAGAGTTAGCCTTTATACATAAGTAGTTAGCTATGCTATGGTCTCCTATATAAACATCATCTCCAACTTTATTCCATACATTATTAGCGAAGTTTAATGCACCAGCCATAGTATCTCCAGCTTTCTTAACAACTAAACTAGCATAGTTACCAGTTGTTAATACTTGAACCCAGTCATAGTACTGAGATACTCCAGACCAACCAGTTCTGATATACATAGAACCAGAGGCACTATGTGGTAGATATATTTGGGATAAAGTTTCACCAGCGTTAAATGTTAGTAACTGACCATAGTCGTAGGCACCAGAAGGTCCGTTCGTTATAGTCTGGTCTGTAACCCCCATATTACCAGTAGTGGTAATTTTATTCCAATCAGCATTAACGTTATTACCTTGATATTTAAAGTAGGTACTAACATCTAAATTGGCACTAGTCCATATCTTTGCCCAACCAGACCATGCTCCACTATCATTATCCCTTTTACTTCTAATGTAATTCTCAGCATGTGCCCCATCAGTTACAGACCATCCTAATAGAAGTTCAGCTGCTCCTCTACCCTCATGTAAGTGAAGTACAGCTCCATAGCTTATTGGGTATGAGTTATTATAACAACCATATAATCTCACACCAGATTCACCTCTTGTATTACCATTTGCAGTTGCACTCCTAAGACCACTACTAACTATATATGTGTGTGTATGGTCAGATAAGCTAACTGCTACTCCATTAACTTGAGGGGTATAATACCAATTCATTCCTCCAGAGTTCCACTGTCCTATAGCCTTATTGTGTGCATATATTTGGCAGACTCCATCTGAAATCCATTTGAATCCAGTGTCAGAATCACCTATTCCTAAATGTATTGAAGCTGAGTCTGATATACCATTGGTGCCCTTAATCATCAGGTTATTTCTAAGCACTGTATGTGTATGACTTCCTCCAAGACCAGATAAGGTAGCGTGCCCCCCACCCCCTAAAAGAACGTAAGAATCTGAAGAGTTCTCTTTGGCATATCCCCCCGATGTCCAGAATCCATTATCAGCGTTCCAATATGTTTGCTTAGTGAAAGCATTAGTTCCAGCTGTTATCTGCGCCGAACTAGCATATCCAATGTAAACGTTGTTGTTACTTGAAGGATAGACCGACATAGTTACTCTACCCCCTTTGGTTGGGGCACACCATATACCTCCATAGGAACTTATACTTAGAGTGAGTGCTGAGTTACTAACCGAATTAATCCAACTTCCAGAGGCAAATGTTGAATTATACTTACCAGAGGTATTAAAACTACCAGAAGTAGTTGCGTTAGTAACTGTCAAGTTACCAGGCATGCTAGTGTTACCATTTCCGTCTAGTAGTGTCAATGTCCTCTTCAACGTAGTAAACACTCCAGAGTATTGTCTAAAATAAATAGGTTCATTACCATCATCGGCAGTAGCTATTTCTAAATAACCTGCATTATCGGCGGTAGACCTACCATAGATTCTCCACTGGCCATTAACACCCATAGTACCACCAATACCTCCTGCATTATTAGCAAATGATAACCAACTTGAGTTATTATTTGTATTAACTGCAGAACCTTTTAGTAAATATCTACTATCAAGTGTGGATGGGTAGTTATTTGTGTCAAGAACTTTATACCTACCCTCGTCTTGGTAAAATAGACCATCGATTTTTATACTTACTTTACCTGCTGATGGGTTATCATTCATAAATGCTATATCTCCACCAGTAGAAGTATGCCATCCAGTGATGTGTGTACCAGTAGTATTACCCCAAGTAGAAGATGTACTCCTGCTACTAAATCCTGTTGGGTAATCTGAATTGGTTGAAGATGCAACTTTACTATCCAAAAATGCTAAGGTTTTCCAAGAACCCCAGCCATCATTATTTTTTCTAACCTTAATCACATCTGCACCATAACCAAAAGCCATTTGCCAATTTCCTATACTAGAATCTCCAACACTAAATATAGTTGTATTTGCCCATAAATCATTAGAATCAGTTGGCTTAGGGTCAATTACTACTACAACTCCATTTCCGAAATACTGATTTACGGTAGTATATGTTCCTCTTGCCCAAGAACGCATCACTCCAGCAGTGCTTCCTTTTTGCATTAGGTGAACACCATCTAGTAAATCAGCATCTAGACCGCTACCAGAACCATCATTACTAGCATCCCATATTTTGTAATCAGTACCATTCTTCTTATGGAATAAGTCAGTATTTCCACTTCTTATATAAGTCGTGGCTGCTGACATTCCCACGAAGCTATTAGTACCATCACAGTACAATAGAGCAGACGATTTACCATTATGAGTAATACCAGTAGTAGTTGTTAGTATAATACCAGTAGTAGTAAGATTGCCAGACATTGTATCACCTGACCTATTAACGGCATTGGCAAATGCTCTTATGTTATCTCCATTAAAGGTATAGGCTTGGGCTGAATTATTCTCTTTAAATCCAATAACCTGAGTTGGGGTAACATTGCCAGCAGTCCAGTTTATTGTCAATCCAGATTCAAGAGAATATCTAACGAAGTTCTTTAATTGGTTAGGGTCTGTCTGCTTCTGTATGTAAGTTTCATCTAGGTATGTATGGAAATTACTCTTATCAAGTAATGGAATCCATTCACTGATAACTCCTGCGACATTTCTTCTATGCCATACACCAGCAGTTCCAGTAAGATTCTGAGCTAACTCTGTATAATATCCAGATGAGTTATTATGCAGAATTTTGATTCTATTAGACCAAGAACCTGATGTAGGTCCGTTATTAGAATCCTGTATAATTCCACCATAAGTTCCATACTCGGCATCAAGTAATCCATCAGGATTTAAGTCAATCTTTAGTGCTGGACCTCCTGGCGTTTTAGCCCCAGCATAATTATGAGTGTGGTCTGTTGTTGAAACCTCTTTACCATCACTATATAATTTATTATCTGGACCAATATATACATATTGATTACTATAAGTTTGAGGCGCAGTTGTTTGTGATTCGGCACCAATCAAGAATAGTTTAGTATTTGGGTTATTAGTTGCTCCTGCTGTATTCACTGTATCACTTCCAGGGTCAGCTGCTAGAGTTAAATTCCCCTGAGCGTCTGATGTAATAAACATATTATCACCAGCTATAAAATTTACTTTTTTAGGCTCATAACCATCAAAAGCAACAAATTCTGTTCCTCGTACTTGAAATGATAAAGCGAAATTAAGTCTATCTGGTTTATTTACCCATGCTGGAATACCACTTTCATCTATAGAAAGAATTTGTCCAACATTTCCATTAGGAAGACCTTTTATAAGTTTACCTTTAGTATTATTAAATACTGCTAATTGTCCTATAGTCGAACTTGAAGGACCACTAACAACCCCAGTGTTATTTGTTTGAACATAAGTCCATTTAGACTTTACTGTTTCCCAAGTAGTAGAAGTTGCAGCAGGAGTTTCTTCTTTACATATAATTAAATCCCCAACTTCTACAGGTTCTCCATTAATATATCCTACACTGTCAATATAGTTTCCAGAACCAAATGTTACTACATAAGTATTTCCTATTTGTCCAATAGGTGTATAAGTACCTGGATAAGTAATACCTGCTTCTATTGAACCTTTATATAGCATAGCATTATTTGAACCTAGAATACTATCTGCATAGTCTTTAGCAGTCTGAATTGCATTCCATACCATTAATGGTGATGCAGCAACAGCATTAACTACATTAGTATCGTTAATATTCTCATTATCGCTAGATGGTTCTGGCTTGTTATTAAGAATATCCTGTAATTTAACATGACCATATAAATTAATAGATGCCCCACCATATTCTGGTTTATTTGATAAGTGAATTTTAGGTTTAACTTCACCCTCAACATCTCCTTTTAAATGCCCTATAATATATCCATCTAAAACAGATAAATCACCATGATTTACAAATACAGGACCATTAGTATCTAACCCACCTTCAACTGTTAATCTTTGAGTTGAATCATTAAATAGTAACCCATTAGCTTTACGTACTTGAGAAGTATCCATACTTTCACTATCTGCATTATAAGATAGCAAAACGTTTCTATTACCTGCCAAAGTCGATGGTGCTAGTTGTTCTACATAATCCCTAATTTCAACATTATAATTTTGGGCATATGTAATATGTCCAGTATTATCAATCATAATATTTGGAACTATAAATACACTTGCATTTCCTAAATTAGTTGACTGACCATAAGAACCTGGAGCAACTCCACTATCCATGTGTAACAACTTTCTATTCGCAGTATCCCAAGTTAATGGTGCCTCTGTGTCTACTCTATTTAAAGCATTACTACTAATAATGATTCTGTTACCATCTCCTTTTCTAACGCTAATACTTTCTCCAGCAGTAGACAGTAAAAAGAATGAATTACCTATACTAACTTTAACTGAACCACTTGATTCTGATATTTCTATACTAGGATATCCAATACTGAAATATGTTCCGCATGTCCACATCTCTCTTGTATCTTCAATAAATACAATAGGATTTAATCCTTTTGGTATAGTAGTAATCAATGGCTCAAAAGTTTCTTTCTTCTTTACATAGGCAAATTTACTATTTATAATCATTATTCTATAATTTGAGTTGTCAATAAAGTATCAAATTTTATTGCAGTTTGAGCTACTGATTCGGTAGAAACAATAAAATTACCATTACCATTTATATTAATATCTGTACCATCTAAAACTGGATTAGTTTTAATAGGTTTTTTATTTACTGTTTTATTTCCTATAGCATCAATCTGATTTTGCATACTATCTAACATATCCTGGATTTTGTTAAGAATGTCGATAACTTCTTTATTATCAAGAAACACTATCCACTTCTCACCATCATATAATAACATTTTGCTATTATCTTTTATCCAGATATGGTAAATAGTTGGAGGGGTCATATCCCCCCTCCAGAAATTTACCTGCTTATTATTAACCATTGCATCGGACATACTATTCTACCATTATGTAATTACCTGATTCTAATTGTATATAATCCCCTGATTCTGACTGTATATATTTACTTATATCATCTAAAGAAATATACTCTTTAGTAAGTGTAAATACATTATCTACATCCACTAGATTAAAAGTTAATTTTAAATCTTGAGATAAATTTACTTGGGCAAATAATGTTACATTAATTGTTCGCACTTCATTAATATCTTCATAATCTTGTATCGTTTTACTGTATACATTTGCAAATGTACCTCTTGTGTATTCAATAGATATTATATATGAGTTATAAAGTTTTATTAAAAAGTTTTTAGCTTCATCAATGTCAGTAAAATTATCAAGAATATTATCACTAGAAAATAAGGTATTATTTACTAAAGTATAAACATTATCTGTAATAGCTTTAATTTCAGATACCTTATTTTGAATTTCAGAATCATCATAATTATTAAGGGTCTCTAATTTTCTCTTTTCATTGTAAGTAAAATCATTAGAGCTTAAACCCATTCCTTCAACCTTTTCAACATAAATACTTACATCAGGTATTTCACTTTTTAAAGCATAACTGCTTAAATCTGGTGCAGGGATGCCTTCAATTTGTTGTCTGACCCATTCTTGTGAAGCTAAACCTTCAATACTGGGAATTTCTGGAGTATTTATTAAATCATTATAATCTTTAGAAAATAATTCAGATTTATCAGCTTTAGTATCTAAAGAAGTATTAAGATTATTTATACTTTCGTTAATTGATGTTATAGATAAATTATGTTGAAGAATTGCATCACCTAACTCTTTAAATGTATTATAAGAAGGGTCAGCACCTTCCAACAATACATTTAATCTTTGGTCGGTATAATTATTGGCTTCTAATATAGCATTAGCCGCAGACCCCATAGCCTCAGCTCCTAGTTCTTCTAATGTATATGTGGGCTTTGTAGGTTGTTTTGCCCACTCTGGTACAGTAGGGTCAGATTCAATAAATTCTGTTAGATAGCCTTTTGATTGAAGTTCCTCTTCAGTAATCAAATTATCTGGAATACTTGTTATATATCCAGAATCATTCTCTAGCTGAGATACCCTTGTTGGAATTTCTGTTCTATCTGCCTTATTACTAATATCAGGAATTTCAGATTTATTAGCTTTAGTTTCTACCTTAGCTTCTAAATTAGTAATTGATTGTCTAATGGCAGCATCACTATAATTAGTTAAACCCGCTAATTTAGCTTTTTCTGTTAAGGTAAAGCTCTGTTCTGACAGACCCATTCCAACTATTTTATCTACCTTATTATTCCAACTATCAATGTCAGACTGATTAATGTTCTTAGCTGCACTAGCTGTAAACAAAGGCTCTACTTCCTTAGTTAAGTATCCCTTAGACTTTAATTCATCCTCAGTTACATATTCATCTGGAACTTCGGTTAGATATTTTGAATCATTCTCTAATTGAGATACTTTAGTAGGAACTTCACTCTTATCTGCCTTACCAGAAACGTCTGGGATTAGGTTATTGACCTCAGCCTTAGTATAATAGTTAGTCAAATTAACATCACCCCCTTCCAGTGCAGCAAACTTAGCATCAATCTCATCCTTGTCATATACTGCATACTTATCGGCTTTAGCTGCTAATAACTCTCGTATAGTTGTGGTATCAATATTATTAGGGTCATATCCAGCCTGGTCAAGTATTTCTACTGTCGTTTCTCCTAGTCCAGCATTAGCACTCTTAAATACATAGTATAGATTACTAAATATCTCTTGAGTACCAAGTCGATTGAATCCCCCTATAATACTACTAACTCCAAGTACAGAATTTGAACCGTTAGGAATCATAACGTAGATGTAATCGTTAGTTCCTGCAGTTACAGTAAAAACATTATCAATAGTTTTATCTAACTTGGTATAGTCTGGAGAAGTTCCATAATAATTTGGGTATTTTATATCGAAAGTTACTACTCTCGTAGCACTTGTATCCTCATACTTATACTTCAGGGTAACTACCATAGATGTAGTCATACCTGAGAATATATACTCCCTTACGTCTGGTTTTAGTGATATATCGTTGATAGATTGTTCTACAACATCTTTATGATATTCCCAAGTAACCTTTACATCAGTAGGGTCATCCCCATAACACATATATTCAGGTTCTAGAGATATAGCCTTGACGTTATCATCAATAGATGCTGCCGCTATTTTGGCATTTACCCACGCAGTAGATGCAATTCTATCCGAATTGTCAGTCATTGTAGGTAGTGTTGTAGTAGGGCTTCCAGTAAAGTTAGGGGAGTATATATCAGCTTTATTATTTAATCTAATTTCTATCTCACATGCCCACTGAGCGAGTTTAAGATTAATCTCATCAATAACCTTATTAATATCGAAGGCTATTGAATCAGTTACAAAGGTATATAAATCTTTTTGATTAGACAAGTTACCTTTGATATTTCCCCACTTTAGAGCATATTCATCTGCTATACCAAGATTGATTCTGGCAATGGTTCTCTGATACTCATCAGTAAGTTCTGAGAATAGATTTTCCTTTTGAAATCCATCATTACCATTAGCACATCCATAATATTTAGAGACGTCACAATCCTCTTTAACACAGATGTGCTCAACTCCTTCCTCTTCTACCTTTACGCTTCCAATCTTATCAATAGTGATAACATCGTAGTCCGCACAAATCCCTTCTACCTCTTCCTTATCAATAATACCATCAATTATTTTAGAATCAGGTTTTATGTCAGAGATAGAGTAGGGACTTACAGGTAAAATGGAAGTATCTTGTTCCCTTTCGTCAAGACGTATAAACTCTGCCATGTTAGATTTGTATAATTTGATATGCGTATGTCATAGGGTCTAAGAAAGAGATAATAGTCGCCTCGTTAACCTTGTGAATAGTCTTAGTAATTGTCATTGATAAGCTAGTATCTCCTATAGGAAATACTTTATTATATAATGACCCCTCCATATAACATACATTCTCGTTGAACATGTTGTTTACTGAGTTCCATCTAAGAGTTGTGTCATGGCATCCTCTAAGGAATGTGTTTCCCTTACAATCTGCCTCTAATACGTTATCGTATGTATCTCCTAGAAATATATTGTTGGTACATCCCTGTTTTAACTCATTGTGCTTAGTATTGTGTAGTTCAGAGCTGTCTGTGATAGTTCCAGAGGTTAAATCAGAGAATGTATAAAAGTCTCCGTATGCAGCACCTAAATTAAGGTTAGTATCTTCTAACTCCTCAGCAGTGCGTCTAAATTTTACATTCTTGAAGTCATAGTAAGCAGAGTTGTAGTTACTATCCCTCATAAATGTAATCTTACCCTTTGTAGTCACTCCATCTTCAAGTGTTTCCTGTGTTGGGTCATATTCTATAACCCAGTCTTTCATTCTATCATCGTCAATAACTACCCTTGGGTCTAATCTATTACCAGTAATTGCTGTTACAACTAGCTTCCAAATAGGTGAGGGGTTAGTGGAGCTATCAGTACCCCACGTAACCTTCTGACCAGAACTATTAGTAACATTAGAGGAATATATAGTCTGAAAGTCTGTAATAACATACCTTGCCCCTGTTACTAGACTCTTCTTGGTTATATTATCATTAAGTACTGCGTAAGTGACTTCTAAGGGTTTGGATTGTCCACCTTCACCAGCATAATCAATAATACCTATATTTTTCCTAAGCTGCTGTTGCTCAAGTTCAGTTAGTCCACCCAGCAAATCCTTCTTTTTGAAATAATTATTTAAATCGTGAATACAAGCGTAACGTCTTGTATCTCTCTCTATTGCCATATTAATTATTCATTAAGAATTCATATATACCATCTATTTTATCAAAGTATTGGCAAGTTTGGATAAATGATATTTCATGCAGAATCATATCATAGTTATCTATATATCCTTTGTTTAGCCTTCTAAGGAAATTATCAAAATCCTTAATTACTTTCTTCTTAAGGTTAGTTATTGCATCCACAGCCACCACCTCCTTCTACTACCCTATCAACGTCTTTACATATTCCTCCACACTGAGTAATATCCTCTAATACTCTTTGTGCTTCATAATACTGAGCTAGTTCAATAAGGTATTTAATTACATTGATACCCATCCAGATTATATCTCTGTTGTATATCAACATCTTAACATCATCTAATTTGTTTTGACATCTTCCTGGTAAATCACCTAGGAGATTCTTACACAGTCTGTAGAAGCACTCATTAAGATGACACATACAAAATGTATTCTTATCACCTCTGATAATAGTTGTAGTCTTCTCCTTTACATCAGTTGGAGGAGTAGCATTGACTTCTAGTATCTCCTCTACAGACACAGCCACAGACTCTTCATCAACATATTTCATAAATGATTGAGACTGTGTATCATAATAATATATGAGATTGTAGGCAGTCAAAGCACTCTTATCCCTCTCTAGTACATACTTTAGCCATACATCAGTTGGGAGGATAATGTGAGTAACTTCATATAGACCATCAATAGGCATTTCTATATCAGATTCATCTATACAATCTATAACATGCTCTACAATATCATACTTCTGAGTTGTTTCTTCTCCAGTTGATTTAATACTTGTGATAGCATTTAAAGTTATTGTTTGAGAGTAGGCATAATTACGAGTACTAACGGTGATTTCGCTATCCTCGTTTAAGTACTCGTCATTATCCCTCTCCAATCCAGTAATTGTAATACCACAAGTACCCTTCTTGCAGATTTTAAATACTGAATCCATTATACTAATTCAACGTAATGCCCTACTAAATCAGACAATTTGTTACTTATTGATAATTTACTTGTTTGGATACATCTATAAACAATTCCATTTTCCTTGTATAATTTACCTTTTTCTAAAGGCATTGGTGGAACGAAATCTATAACTGTTTCACTTGACCTAGTAGCCATCATACTAGCAGCAGCTGCACCAGCAGCTATAACTCCAGCAGTTCTTAAAGAGGCTAACAATGCATTAAATTGTGCAACAATATCTTCAGCACTAGTTGCATCTTCTACAGCAGCACCTTGTTTTACACCTCCCAAGGATGTACCAGCTGCAGGTAATACATAATTATTAGCTCCCCAAACAGCTGTACCATCTTCACTCCACCTTAAAATTTGCCCAGAACTTCCCCCAGATGGGATATGTTTATTTCCCGCAGTACTTGGATGAACATAATTATTAGCATTATCTGCAATGCCTTTTAACTTTGTTTCATAAGCCGCTGTAAAGTTCTTTTCTGATAATACTTTACTTCCATCTTTATCTACTTTACCAGCAAGTTGTTCAGAAGTTGCTAAGCCTTCTTTTATCTTACTAACTGTAGTAGTCTTATTACTACTACTTTGTACAATTGGAATTAATTCGTCACCTGCTAATGATGTAGCAGCAGGCATTTGAGAAATTTTTATATCAGTTGCCATTATTCAAATAGTATTATATAGTTATCCTCAGTAATTAAAACTTTAGAATCTTCTGAGGCAATATTACCCAAATCTCTTAATATGTATTTATTATCTTCTGTTATTATAGACTCTTCATTTTCAGTAATTATATTATATTCAACTTCCCTTAAAATTAGGAACCCATTCTCTGTTAATATATTGGAACCTTTTTCAGTAAGTATATTAGAAAAGCTATTATGAGGGTCTTTATTAATTGAAATGAGTTTTTTATTGCCAATATAATTACCTATCCCAATACAAATTCCCATAATTAATTACCAGCTTGTAATGTATTTTCAGGTACGTTTTTTATTCCTATAATTAACTCAGGATTCCATCCTGGATATAATATAGTAGAAACATATCTACCTTCAGAATCTCTTAATAATACTTCTACAGTAACATTATCCTCAGTAATATTCTTAATAAGTACAGGCTTACTACCCCTAGATAATTCAAAATTACCTTCGGGTAGTAACCATAATCTGCTTACTTGTAAAGAAGTTGGTCTTTCGTTCTGATTAAGATTTATTGTACTCATGCGTTCTTAACTTCGTCATTCATATTATTACCATCGAATAGTTGAGCATACTCAATATCCGTTCTCTTAGTATCGTTCTCAGCATCGCTTTGAGATTTATCTCTTTGAGTTCTAGCATTATACCAGTTAATATCAGCATCATTCTGAACTTTCTGTCTTTCAATCTCCAACTTAGCTTCATTAAGACTCTCAATCTTGTTTTGAGCCTGTTGTAATTGCTGTTGCAGTTGTTGATTTTGTTGTTGAAGCTGTTCGAGCTGCTGCTGCATTTGACCCATTTGATTCATCTCTTTCTTCTTCTTAGCAAATGCCTTAGTAACCTTGGATTTAAGCTCAGTTAGACTTCTAGCAGTAAGAGCATCTACAATCGTATCTGGGTCTAATTGACCACTCTTTATAAGTTCAATGATTATCTGCTGCACGTTTTGCATTTCTTTCATAATCTTAGTACTTGGTACTATATGAATGTCATAGTCTGTATGAGTGAAATGCTCTGGTAATGCAGTAAATACTCTTTGTAACTTATCTCCCAAGATTAAAGTTCCAGTTAGTCCCTTCTTCCATACTATCTTAGCCATGTTAAGACAATCACTAAGGATATCTATTGATAACGTATCCATAGTTTGATAGAATGGCTTAGTAATAGTGTAGGAGTTTCTAGCTCCAGCTTCTACATTACTAACTGCATCCTTTTGTTGAATACCATTTAACCTCTCTCTAAACACACCAGTAATAGATGATGTTTGGTCTTCTACTCTTTGTAATGCTAAGTCAAAGGCTTGTATGGTTTGTACTTTAATAGTATCAGTAAATCCAGCAAATGAAGTATTGTTATTAAATGCTCTACCTTCTTGGCTAGTATCTACTAGAGCGACTCCAGTCTTTTTAAATGCAATCCACTTCTGTATTCTTTCAGTAAGGTCATCGCCTAATATGGTAGGAAGCATTGATAGGTCTAACCAATCACCATCAGTACCACTGTTAGCCAAGATATTATCCCTGAAGTAAGTAATCAAGTCATATTTATCTTGTAGGTGGGCACATTGTAATACTAATGATTGCGGAACATTATCTCTGTTAACCAGATATACACCATTAACTGATAGTCCGCATTTAGTAGGAGCATCCTTAGTTCTGATTATATTCTGAGATTTACCAGTAAGAACATATATAGATTGCCCTATTCTTACTCCTTCATATCTATTTTGTATATAGTCTTCACCTTCCTTGTCCACCTCAATCCATTCAACTTCATATACTGGAAGTAATTTAAAGTTAAATGACTCATAAGTATCAGCGGGGAATCCAGGAGTAATACCTTTACCAGCATCTAGACCTGCACCTTCTCCAGTATCTATAGGTCTACATCCTACTTGGTTTTCCATAGCTCTGATATAAAGATAGGAGCTGTCACTGTAATGCTCATACATATCCTCTAACTCTGCTCTACTATCATCACTAAGGTCTCGACCATATTCATTCAGTATTTGTTGTTTAGTCATCCATTTTCTAACTACTACTCTGTAGCTGTCCTTTACATAGGGAGATTCAGGATTTCTATCAACAAATGTATTCAGTGGATTTAGAACTTCAATAGTAACATTCTCTTCACTCCTAGATGGTCTAACTCTATAGAAAGCGCAACCAGATACTAGTAAGTCTAGTAACAGAGCTTTAAGTTTATTAGCTAAATCAGTATGTCTTGACTGTAATATATATTCAATCACATCCTGAGCAGCTACCTCATAATCACTGATGAAGTTATTGTTTATATCCTCAAGTAACTTCTCAATATCAGCCTCTACAGCAGCATCACTAATGTTACCTCCTCCAATAAAGGATAGTATTTGATTATTTAGATGTCTTTGTAGGAAAGTATAAACTTGCTGGCTGATTTCTAATTCCTTCTGTCTAGTAATCTTACTAATAGTCTCTTTATCTTTACATGACACTTTGGGGAGAATTGGAATATCCAAATACTCTCCAATTAAGGCATCAACGTGCTTCTTAATAAGAGGAGTGAACTCAATAGAAGTAGGATTACCTATTCCGAAGTTTTCTTCAAGATACCTAAATTGTTCGGCATCTCTCTTACCATTATAGTAGTTATATGCCTTCTGTAACTTCCACTTATTAAAAACTAATTCGTTTACAGCCTTGTCAATCCTATCAATTAAATAATCATCACCTCTTGCATCCATCTTCGTAATCATATAATTGTATAGCAGTGAAGTACTCAGTTCTAACGAGACTTCTCTCCTTTAATTCCTGTTCAATAAACTTTAAAAATTCCTCAGCAGTACCATCACATGCAATGGACAGTGGCTTTTCATCTTTATTAAGTCCAAGGTCCATTCTATATCCTATATGTTCAGGTTCCTCTCCTGGAAATTTATAGGTGGTTTCATAGACCCTTAAGACTCCCTGATATTCTCTGCAATAGAGCTTTCTAATTAAATCTCGAATCGCTTGTTCTATATCGTGTGTCGTCATAATACTGTGTAGGCCACAAATTAAACTTAGGAACTACTGATTGCTTATCTGGTATAACTCCTTTATGTCTTATACCCCTTTCATCAACCCAGTAGCCAAATAGCCTTAGTTTTTTACCACCATTATCAGCTTCCTTTGGTGGAATACCACTTAATTCTTCATCTCCTAATTCAGCCATACCCATTGCTGCTACAATATCAAACTTCCTTTTATTCTCATATGAGTATGTGATTAACTCATTAATCATAGGCTCATACCACATATTATGGCAGTATTCATTGATATAGGTATCAATAAGGTCTAACTGATGTTGAATAACTGCTTCAGTTGCAGGAGCGCCAAATTGTCTACTTTTACCAGACTGTATATCAGATTGAGTAGCCCTTGGTCTTCTCATTAGATATTTCTCTTCCTTCTTCTTAGTTCTGAACCAAGTCAGAATACTGATACGAGTAGACTCCAAACAAGCCTTGCAGTTATAATATTCTAATATCTTTAAAGTAGTTCTATATGCTTCCTCAAGATTATTAGGTCTATCCTTATAGATACAAACATACATTGGTTCTTGTAAGCCAAAGCATCTTTTCTTAACCACTACACAGAAATCAGATGGGTCTCTGGTATTACCAGATGTATCATTCATACCCATATCAATACCGTCGATTCCAGCTACATATAGATTTCTAAAGTCTGTACCATTCTCACTCTTGATTGGATGTTCGATAATACAAACCTTTCCTTTAGAACTAGGTATAAATCTAACTCCGTTCTTAGCTTCCTCGGTGTGAATATTGTCTTGGAATACGTATTCTAATTGTCCCCACTTCGGCTGTAACTCTGGTGGGGTTAGCTTATGCAATTTTATTGCAGCTAACTGGTCAGTTAGCAATACTGTGTTAAATTGGTTATCTCCTTCAAGAGCTAACGCTTCATCTGGAGTAAAGCAGTACTCAGCTGAGTATAACATTAATCCTTTAGGGTCTGCTGCCTTACTCTCTCTCTTAGCCATATAAAACTCTTTACCCTTCTCTGGGTCTGTCCAACCTCTCTTATCAATAAATCCAGGAGCAGTAACAATAGTATAAGCTGGAATAAAATATGCAGTTTTTACGTATGTTCCCTCCTTAGTATAATTATGTCTATAAGGTAAAACGTCATAACTATCTGGGTCATGGAATGCAGCAGCTACACCTTCTAATGCAGGACCACTATCACCACCTGTACCCCAAGCTAGCTTGATACCGAATCGTTGTCCTTGAATATCAATCAAAGCGTCACCCTGAATAAAGGCTTTCTTCCAATTGGGCCAAGAACCACTTTCTTCATACATTAGAATATCAGTACGGTCTCCACGAATCTTATTTGGCTTATCAGCTGTAATTCCTTCAATCTCAGACATCCATCCAGATTCTACACCATCTACATTCTTATTAGATGCTCTTTTCCACTTAGCTGTATCGTGCATCTGCCTTAGCTTTCTCATACCATCCTCAGTATTATCATCTAAATATGATAGCTGAGTCCAGCATTTACTAAGGGTATCATCCACATAACCTTCTTGCTGAGCAGCCACTACTCCTCTAAAGTGGGGTCTAGTAGTATAACCATTAACAAGAATAGCTGCAGCAATTTCCGAGAATCCAACACCTCTGGCTTTTAAACCTATAGCATTTTTTCTCAGTACTTTACACAACTCAACATAGTGAAAGTATTCATATTGTTTTACATAGAAATTAGGGAAGTCTATAGAACGACCACCACCAGCCTTAGTAGCTGAGGATAGATTAGGTAACTGATAGTAATTTATAAAGAAGTAATTATCACCAGTAATGGTATAACCATTAACAGTCATTCCATTTCTACATCTATCATATTCCTGGTCCCAGAACTCACAATAGGCTTTACTTAGTATAGGCTCATTGCAATACTTACCAGTAGATGCTTTAGTATATCTAGCTTCCATGAACCAATTAGGGTCAAAGTCCAATCCTCTTGTGCCATCAATAGGTCTATAGCCTGTTAATTCATAAGATAGATTAGAATCAAAATAATCAATAGGGTCTCCTATTCTGACATCCCATTCGAATGTTTGGCTGGATGGTTGGACTATAGGCTCCACTGTAGGCTCTTGGGTTATTTTTTCTACTAGAGCCTTAACAGTAGGAGCTTCCTCTATTTTATTTTTAGGTTTTCGTCCACGAGCCATATTATTTCAACTTTGGTGTATATCCTTCAGTAGCACCAGCACGTAAACCAGAAGCAGCCTTTTGCTTCTTCTTAACTCTAGCTTCTAAGGCATCAAGTTCATCTAACACCTTAGATACGGAAGACATTTCTCCCATAATATCCTTAGCCTTAAATATTGGTTTACCAGTGATTGGGTCACGCTCTTGAAGGTCTGAACCTTCATTGAAATAATCAATTAACTCATCTACTTTATTCTGAGCTGCCCTCACTAACTTAATATCACGTGCTGACTCTTGTATCTCCCTATATTTTCTACATGCTGCTCTAAAGACTGGGTCATTAAATTCTTCTTCTGTAATACCACTATCCTGCTTAGCAGCTTCATTACGCTCTGCTTCACTAAACTGTGAATAGTGTGACTGCCAGTCTATCATTAGATACATATATGTAAACTCTTTAAATGCCCTAAGTTTCTTTGTGCCTTTAGGGTCTTCCTTAGTTTTATTTCTATCATTACTCCATAGCGCAGCAAACTCTCTAATGAGTAGGATTTCTGGCTCATTTAACTTCAAAGTATGATTAACATTATCATATAGAAATATTGTCATAATAGATTAGTCTTTAGTTATACGTCTTTTGATAGAACCGCCAAAGTAATTCTTACCGATTCCTTTATTTTTAACTACATGAGCACCTTCCCCACCTCTACCATTTTCTTGGTCTTTCAAATCAACCTTTACTTTATCCTTGTATGGTAGTTTCTGGTAGTCCCCTTTAGATAGTTTCTTATAAGGTAGTTTCTTATTACTTACATTATAAACTCCCTTGCTAGTGTGTACAGTGTCAGCCTTATTAACTACAGCACCTTTTTGGTCTTTGGGTACTGACCATGAGTTGTCTACTGTACCTCCCATGTTCTTTTTAACTCTCTTCTTAGCTTTACCGCCACACTTCTCCTTAAATATATCTACTACTTTAGTCCCCTCAGCTGCCTTCTTCTTGCATTTAACACAGCCACCAGCCATGTATTTTTCTACTTCATAGCCTTCTGGGCACTCACCTCTAAGGGTTTGTACGTAATTTAATTTGGCTCCAAGTTTAGCCATTGAAATTTGATTACCTTCCATTGTCTTAAACTGTTTATAGTATTCTTTTAAATCATTCTCTGATAGCTGCGCAATCTTATCCTCAAAGTCTTTCTGGTCTCTGGGGTTTAGGATTTTAATAAGATAGGCAGTGAACGCCTTCTGCTCTTCGTTCATCTGCCCACCCTGTTGAAACATACTTATCATAATTATGCTAATTATTTTTCTACTTTCAAAAGGTCCTTAGTATTGTAGATAGCTTCTTGTAAAACACCTTCACTAGTAAACCATCTACATCTAATACCTTTGAAATAATCTTCTGATACATTAGGAACTCCATTACTTCTAATAGTCATAGTTTCCTTCTTCACTACAATCATTGTAGGTTTGTATGGAATATCCTGCTTTAGTGTTACCACATCACCAGGCATAAAATAAATTTTCTCTTCCATTATGCTTTGATATTTTTAAAACGTTCTGTTAATCCCTCATTAATTACAGCCTGTATTTGTTGTTCAGCTACTACCTCAAATCCTTGTCTGAAGAACGGTACTGGAACTCCACAAGCACGTCTGTAATATATATCATCTCCTTCTTTAATGAATTTACATAGTGGGCTTACTGCAATTACGTTAGCAACCACTGATAGATTTTCCTCTTGGTCTTCCTCGCCAGAATCAGGATTCTTAAACTTACCCGTATATTCTGGGATAATTAATCCACTATTAGTAACCTCAATCTTCTGATATGGGTTCTTAGCGTAGGGCTTTACCAATACATAATAATTAATAGGCATAATCTCCATTGATTGCATCTTCTCTGTAACTTCCTGGGCTTTCTGTAGCTCATCCTTTAGATTCTGATTAAGTGCTTTAGTATAAGCATCAACAGCTTTATTATGTGCTTCTACAGCAGCTTCTTTCTTAATATCATCTAAATTAGCTCCAGCAAAACCAACGGCTTTACCACCAAACATTAAATCCATTTGACCATTTTCTCTCATAATACATTAAAAAATTTAAAATTTACCATTTTCCTAAAGGACAGAACGCATTGGGCAGTGTTGTTTTAGCCCTCAATCTACATCCACATCCATTTTTATAACCATCTCTTTTACAAGGACTGACATCTCCTGTTCTTGGGTTATACCATAATTTGCTATTGCAAATCTCTCCCAAGATTGGACTTCGTTTATATAAGGGACATAACTTACATACCTTAATCCTAAGCTCATATAAATCAGCGTTAAGACCTAGTAATTCGTTAGTATGCCCACTTAGGATAGCATTAAGACCCATAGATTTCTTATTTAATTAAAAGGTGCTAATATCTCAAATCGAAATGTTTGAAAGATACTCATATAGGTATTATTAGAACTCTATAGGTCTTCTGCTAGCCTTTAATGCTTCCAGCATTGACTGTCTCTTATAATACTTACACATTCTTTCCACATCATCCTTTAGATAATCCAGTTCATGTTCTGTGACATTCCCTTGATGGTCGTAATGTATAAGCATCAATCTCTTGATTACAAATTCAGGATTCAATTTCTGAAGCATCCAAGCATAGGTGGATAACTGTAATGCGTAATGAACCTTATTACAATCCATAAGATTGTTCATAGGATACTTCATCATTGTACATTTTTTAGTCCTATTATCAAAGAATGACTTATCCTCTAGCTTCTTATTGGTTTTATAATCAATAATGTAGATGTCATTGCCATCCTTTATTAATAAGTCAATCTGACCAGCAAGTCTAAACTTACCATCATCAGACTTCCTATATATCATATACTCAGGAAATACACCCCTCTCTATGTCTAGTAAGTCCAGATTGTTCTTATTTAGAGAGTCATTTGTATTTATTTCAAATTTTCCCCCTAATCCGAACTTCCTCATTTCACATTGCTTCTTAGAAGTATATTTACCTTCTAGTTCGGCGTGTATTTTAGAACCTCTTTCACATGATTCAGCGTTAGTCTTAGCCCATTCATCAAGAATATCTTGTTGTGCTTTATTGTAATCATTAGGTGTGAAACCATACATATTACAGAAATATTCAACATCTATTTTATGTGTCTTTAATAACTGAGATTTCTCAGCCTTAAATTCTTCAGCTGATAATAGTTTTTCTAACGCTTTATAACCTGACCAAAATTCACTGTCAAAGTCCTGACAAAATTTACCTATTAAGGTTGTTACTGATACATATACACCATTTTCATCCCAGTACATGTGCTTTTCATCATTGTAGCAAACGTTCTGGTTTTGCTTGTCCACTTTCATATAGCTTCTTAAATTTTCCCTTTACTGAATTATAATCTAACCATGTTGTTAGAGGTTGTAAGGATGGAGCAATTACACTTTGATAATAACCTAAATGGTACTGTTTCTTAATAGGATAAATGACTACTAACATACCTACAGGTCCTTCAACTCCTTGGAGCGGATAAAATGCAGCTGAAACTGCATTACTACGCTGTAATAGTTCCACTAAATTTGGCAGATTATCAGCGTACTTAGGAATACTATCCATCCTTAAAGATTTGTTATCATTAATCTTCTCAATCTCTTCACCATAGTTTATGTATTCTAATTCCTTCCAAATTCTTAGACAACTCTTAGTTTCAAGTCCTCTCTTCTTTTCCGTTAAGGATGTAAGGTATCTATAAGACAACCCGTGAGTACTTACTAAGGTATTGTGATAATTTAATAAGATAACATTGGAAGCATCCCTGTCTTGAGTGAGGATTTTCTCAATGTACTCATTAATAGAAGAAGCAATTATCTTTGTATATTCCTCAGCTAGATACTTCTCTTGCTGGACTTGCTCAGTGTAATCTTGTAAAATTAGTTTCGTATGACCTCTAAAACTTGTCTCAATAACCACTATTGATAAAACTATAATAATGATAGTTTTAACGTTGGGACCCAAGTTGTTTATCCAGCCATAAATTGCCTCTAGTCTACTCAGCGACATTAATCTATTTCCTTTAAATGTTGAATGTTAGTTTGTCTAAAAATAAGCTCTAATTCATTCTCATCAATCCATTATTTATAATTTCTCACCTTTTGTTTGATAATGTGCAAATTTAGCCTTAATTTTGTAAATAAAAAAATGAAACATAAACTTATTTAATTATGGAACTAAATCAGACAGAATTAAGAGCTATGTACGAGTCCCTTAGGGAACTGTGTAATAATGTAGATTTAGACAGCATTCCTATGTTTAGAAAAGGAAGCAAGTTACTACCAAGATGTAAAAGTGGAAGTGGTATCCATATAAAGAAAGAAAATAGAGGTAAGTTTACAGCATCTGCTAAGAAGGCTGGACAATCGGTACAGGAACATGCTCGTTCAGTATTGAATAATCCTAACGCTACTCCATTACAAAAGAAGAGAGCTAACTTTGCTAGGAATGCCAAGGCTTGGTCTAAAAAGTAATTATGGGGAAAGGTGAGAAACTTAAACAGCAATGTGATGTATGCGGTAGGTGGTTAGACAAAGATATATCCAACTTCAAGAAATATTCTAGAAAGACTAATGGTCTAAATTTTCATACTACCTGCAGAGAATGTGAAGATAGAATAAAGTTAAGTTCAGAGTGGAGAGATGGTAAGCTATTATGCCACATATGTGGAGAGTATAAACTTATAGATGAATTTAGTTTTGCTGGAGAGAATAAATACCCACTAAGACAACACAAAGATTGTAGATGTAACTCGTGTAAATCAGAGCAGAGAAAATTAGCTATAGCTAATTATGACGATGACATCAAGTTAGAAAAAGTACTTCAAGCCAGATGGCATGGAGCTAAATCAAGAGCTATGGGTAAATCTCTTCCATTTACTATAACTAAGGAAGACTTAATGATTTTATGGAAGTCTCAAAATGGTAAATGTGCTATATCTGGGTTAGATATGACTTATGAGCTTGGAGAAGGTAGATTATATACTAATGTTAGTATTGACCAAATTATTCCCTCTAAAGGATATACAGCAGATAATATACAGTTGGTATGTATGGCTGCTAATCAGCTAAAGTCTGATTTTGGCATGGATGTTGTTATAACCTTATGTAAGGCTATTATTGAACATAACCAAAGCCAAGAACCTAATAAATAAGTATGACTGAGAATGCCGATACTGTTAAAACTAACAAACAACTACTAAAAGAGAGGAAGAAACAGTGTTGTATATGTGGGGAGACTACTTACTGCTGCTTAGAGTTACATCATGTAAGAGACAAACTCTATACTATTTCACATGCAGTTAGGAATCTTCCCACTTCTCTTTTTATAAAGGAGATGGATAAGTGTATTGTAGTTTGCTCTAATTGCCATAAGAAACTACATAATAATGTTATAAAATATGAAGATAATAGTTAAATTACAGGAAGGTGATATAGTAGCTAGGCAGGACAACACTAGAGTTGTTAAACCCCCTATACCTGAGAGAATAAAAGCCAAACCAAGACAGTATTACTTTGTTGATTTAGGCGGAGAACCATCTAATGACAATAGGACTTCAGAGGAGAGGAATAGAGATTATTGGCATCCTCTTAAAGGTGCTAAAGAAAGATTTAAGGCTTCAATGAAGAATGAAACAAATCCATTAGTAGGTATAGAGAGAACTATAATGCCTGCTATGGCTGGTGCTGCATTAGTAACTACTCCTGCTACTTTAGTTGGAGGAATAATAGGAAGTGAGGCTGTTAATAAGGCTACTGGAGGATTCGGTCAGTGGTTGGAAAGTAAAACAGGTATCCCATCTGAAGTTGGAGAGTATCTAAACCCTGGTGCAATCTATGGAGGTGCTAAAGGCTATAACATCACAAAGAATAAGTTAGCTTCCAAATTTATAAAGGGCGATGCAGACTTAGGGTGGAGTCCTCTTAATAAAGACCATTGGATATTTAATAAAGAAACTAGAAATCCTACCAATATAGCTATGGCATCCTTAAATAGAGTAATGCCATTTCTATCTAACATTGAAAAAACTCCAGCTAGAATTGCTGCATATAAGATAGGTAGAAGAACTAAAGGAAATGCTTCTGTATCTCTAAAGGATATAAGAAACAATGAATCTACCTACACTGGAGCATCTACACCAGAAGGTAATAATGGTAGTAGAGATTTGCTAGGATTATACCTGTTTCAGAATGACCCATTAATAAGTAGAAGTCCTTGGTTTCAAAAGATTGCCATGTCATTTAAGCCAGCTAAGGGTCAGGGCTTTAGTTATGGAGAAAGATACTCTAGACTATATCCAGGAGTAGAGAGTAGAAGATATAGGATGGATTCTAGACCATTACAGTTCAAATCTGTAGAAGAACTAAACGAATATACTAATGGTATAGGTAAGATTCAAGGTAAGGAAGGAGACATGGTTGTAGATATGGGGGATGGATTTCAAACATTTAGACAACCTGGTACTAATTACGTTGGACCTATAGATGACGTAGGAGGACATTTAGTAAAGATTGACTATAATAAGAAGGGTAAACTTACTCAGATTTCTCAAGATATATGGAAGTTTAATCCAGCTGACTACGCTAAGAGATGGTCTGGAAGTAGTAGGTCAGAAGCTATAAGAGCTAATAAACAAGCAGCACTAATGGATAAGGTTGGAACTCCCTTTATATTACAGCAAGAAAATCCTATACAGATAGGAACTAAGAGAATATGGGAATCTTTAGATAAAGTACCAGAGATAGTAAGAAGGAGAAGACAGCCCTCTATACAAGCTGGATTATTAGTAATGAAGAGTGGAGGTAGTTTAGTATCTGATGGAAGGAGGTTTAAATTTAAAGACTCTCCTCTAGTTAGGAACTCTAAATCTCTTAATAACAAGAGAGATATGAGGAGAAAGTTCATTAAGTCAGATAGACCTACCTACAGTAGGGTTCGTAGAGGTCAAGATGGATTACGATTTGTAAGCTATCAACCAGTTGAGAACCCAATACCAGAAGATAACAAATTTGAATTTGCTACTCCAGAGGTGTTTAGTTCTTATAATATACCTACTGTTAGAGATGAAGTAGTTGCTACTCCAGTTAAGGAAGAGGTTGTTGAAGTCCCAAAAACTGAAGAAGAACCTGTTATGAAAAGAGAATTATTTAGTATTAAACCATCTAAAGGATTGGAAGAGTTTAATAAGTGGTATGATGAGGTAGAAAAAGAAGACCCAGAAGCTAAGAACTATAGACAATTCCTTACTAAGATGGCAGAACAAGAATCTGGATTTAATAGTAGGATTCAGAATAGAGCTGGTGCTCCTGCTTATGGATATTTCCAGTTTATGCAAGATGGTAAGAAGTATAATAATATTTCTGCCTATGCAGGAACCGACATAGAAACATTTAGAAATAATCCTAAGCTACAGATTAAGGCGGCAATTAAACTTGCTAAAGCATTTGAGAGAGGATTTAATAAGAAAGATTTAGAGTTAGCTGCACAGAAAGGATATACTAAATTCGGTTTATTAGGTGGTGCATGGTTAGCTGGTAATGGTGGTGTTAGAAGGTATTTACAAGGATTGGACAATCCATCTGATAAACATTGGAGTAAATCTGGAGCTGGTACAAGTGTAGCTGATAGGATTGCAATGTTTAACTTCTAATAAAATGAAAATAGTTCATACTAAACATTTTCCCTTTGGAGGGTATAGTACTATTAACCTATTTGGAGTACTGTTTACTAAGAGAGATGAACTAAGTGAAACTACTATAAACCATGAGTCTATTCATACAGAGCAAATGAAGGAAATGCTTTATATATTCTTCTATCTCTGGTATGGATTAGAATACATTATTATAAGGTTCTTCCACCTTACTAAGGATGGACAACACAAGACTTATAGAGATGTTAGCTTCGAGGAAGAGGCATTTAATAATGAGAAGAATCTAGACTACTTAAAAACTCGTAAGCATTACTCATGGTGGAAGTATATAAAGCCAAACAGTAATGAGATTCACTGAATTTATAAAGGGTATAGTATCTTCACATTCTGGAATCAGTAGTAAAAGAATATGTGGAGTATTAGGATGGCTGGCTTGTATAGGAGTATTAATCTACTGTACTATTAATGTTGTACAAGCCCCATTGATGATAGATACATTTTTAATCTGTTGCATGACATTACTTGGTATTGATTCTGTAACAGGAATATGGAAAAAATTTGATAGAAATGAAAGACCAAATAAAGAAGATATTAAAAAATGATAAAGTACTACACCTAATATGTAATTTCATTATTGTAGTAGTGTTAGGATTTACATTTAACATAGTTACTGGTATTTCTGTAGCATTGATTGTTTCTCTAAGCAAAGAACCATATGATGAAATAAAATATAAGGGTTGGAGCTGGGATGATTTAATAGCAGATTTAATTGGTATTGTGCTAGGAATTATTGTAGTATGACATATAATCAAGCTACCTTATATGCTGCTACAGGTAAAACATTACTACTTCCTGGGTGGCATGGTTATTTCTATTGGAATTGGAATACTAAGGAGTTGAACTTCAGAAATGGTGATTACCATTTAGATAGTAATCAACTTAAAGATAAAGGTGTAATGGAAAGAGATGATTGGTATTATATTATTTAACACAACACAATTTTATGCGACATTTTATCTTCGACGTTTGGGTATGGTCTAAGGATAAACATTCCAGACTCATTAAGCAGATTAGAGTAAAAGCTCATTCATTCCCTTCAGATTTATTTTGCTTAAATGAAGTAGCTTGTGATGAGGATTGCTCTCCTTATATGAAAGCTAAAGAGTTTGAGGTAACTATAGGAAATCTCCGAGAAATTTGAACCATAAAAGAAAAGCCGCAACTTAGCATTACGCTAGGCTGCGGCTTTTTTATTATAGGTAAGTAAATTTAGTAGTTAAATTTTCCACTAATAAGGCTCTCTAGTAGATATATATGGTACATTTATCTGAGGGACTTCCTCTATAGCATCTAATACTCTGAATAAATCTTCCAGACTTAATTCTGGAAGTATTTGGTGTAAATTCTCTAAGGTTTTTCTAACGTCAATCATATTTATATGGAAGGTTGGTAGCAGGGTACTTATGGTAATCCCATCCTGGATGTATATAGGTACTATCCGAGTGCCAGCCTTTAAAATTTGTATTATTTATTGCATCCTCTAATCTCTCATTCTCATAGAAACCATTCTCTAATAAATTCTCAACCACTTTAC